CCGATCAGTTTTGGTCCAACGCCAACATTAGGGCCGATCAGTTTTGGTCCAACGCCAACATTAGGTCCGATCAGTTTTGGTCCAACGCCAACATTAGGTCCGATCAGTTTTGGTCCAACGCCAACGGTGTCTGTGAATTGGGGTACGCCGCCAACTTGTTCCTGTACCGTTACTATCAGTTGTCCTAGTGGTGGAGGTGGACCTTCTGCGTTTCGTGCTGCGTCAATGGCTCTAAATGATGGATTGTCTAGCGACTTTGATCCTATTGAAGTTCAAATGACTGACTTGGGCATTCCTTCAGAAATCTTCTTGAGAGTTCCAGAGATTCCCGACATTAGGGTATTGCATGACATACCGCAGATTATTCGAGTAGAGGCCCCAAAAATTCCAGACATCAAGATCATTGGGCCTGCTACTCCTTTGCCATCAGAGATTAGGATTGTCTCAGATAGCATTCCTTCATTTATTGAACTGGTTGCGTATAGTCTGCCAAAATCAATCATTTTGGACACAGCTAGTTTGCCACGCTCAATTAAGCTGGAAGTGCCGGAATCATTCCCGTCTATCAAAATTGATGCGAGTGGTATACCTACCTCAATTCAGGTTGTTGGAATTCCATCATCCATTGAATTGATTGGCGCACCATCTGAAATTAGATTGGTAATGCCTGAAAAGCCAGAAATAGAACTGGTTTACAAGGGTGCGCCAATTGATGTTAAGATCAACTTAGACATCAGCCGATTAACAGGAGATGATGGCAATGCGCAGTGCGTTGCTATTGTGCCATGCACGCCAAAGTAACATGAGAATAAAAAAACACTCTAACGGCAATCAATATTTGTTGACCCCCCAAAACAAGTGGGTTCGCAATTTCACTGCCAACAATGTTCAATATATTGACATCAACAATACCATTGATGTCAAAGATCATTTTGCATTCCTACAAAATGAAGTGCAAAATGGTTTTCAAAGAAACCAATGGATTGATTCAGAACAAATTCATCATCCCGATGTTGTGATTGTATCCGATGGCTATGGATTCAAAGAGAAACAAAAGATTCTCAGTAAATTGCCAAAAAATATAACCATAATAGGCGTGAATGGCTCTTTGTCTAAATGGGAAATCACAAACAGAAACATTAACTATTATGTGGTTAACAATCCGTATGACGAGTGCATGAAATACTTGCCACGGCGAGGAAAGGTTTTGCCAAAGTGTATAGCATCACCTAGAACTAACCATGAGTTTCTGAGCAACTACAGAGGGACCAAAATGAGGTACTATCCTGTAGGCGAGCAGAGCTACACCACGCTTGGTGCGAAAGAAGTGCAATGGCAAGTAGACGATTATCGCAACCCAATTTGTGCGGCCATTGGATTGGCCTACCGATTCGGAGCAGAACGCTTAATGTTGTTTTGCTGCGACGACTCGTTTAAGGATGAACGACCAGGGGCAGTACAATTGGAAAACGGATTGTGGATGTACCCACAACACGAAGTTGCACACGGTTTAATTGATGGCAATTTATACTGGCTGGGGAGCCAGCGATACCAAGAAGTCTTAACAGGCGATTGCTCAAGCGGACCAAACTACACAAATGCTTCATACATAGAAGAAGATAAGATATTATCCTTCTTCGGGGTTGAGAATAATGAACAAACGGAGTGACGAAAAGGGTGATCCCTTCGGACCATTTAACTTTGGTGATTTCAAAAAGTGGATGGAACATCAGCAAGATACTAAGGCTAAACCAAACATGGTTGGTCTACAGGTTGAATCTAAAGTCGCATTCAAGAAATTGCTGTCTCGTATAGAAACGCAAGATGGTGAAATTGAAGAAGTTGCCAGAGACTTCAAAAAGAACGGTGGAACCATAACCAGTGTTGATGGACACAATGTTCTTGTTGAAGTTGATAGTGGCTCTTTCATGATTCATAGAATGTACATCAAGAGAGAAGACGACTAAACTCCTTTTCTAAGCATTGTTGTCTTTATTGGAAGATGTGACATATTGACGGTTGGTACCTGTACTGCCGCTGGCACGAATTCAGGTTGTGCGCTAACCGGAATGTTTGAAAATCCTCTGATTTTAAGACTTGAACGAAAATATTCAAATGAATCGGACGATTCAATCCAAGGCTCCCACAACATTCGTGAGTCAAAGATGATTTGCTCTAATTGAGCTTCCCAACCAACTGGTAGCTGCAATGGGCCTAAATCATCGACTCGAACGGCCATTTGTGTTCGTCCTTGAAATTTAGCTAGGATTCTAATGCCAGTTTTATCTCTTCTTCCAAGATAGAGATATAGATTATTCGTCTTTATTGCCATCTTTCTTTTCCTCGGCATCTTTATCTTTGATGCCTAAAAGTGCCTTTAGAATTTCTTCAACTATGTTCGTATATCCCCTGATCTTGAGCGAGGCCCTGAGTTCTTCAAACGTGTTCGCCGACTCCACCCACGGCTCCCACAGCATTCTGGCGTCGTAGATGATCTGCGTGATCTGCCCGTCCAGGATGCGGATGCCGCTCTTATCTCGGCGGGCCAGATACAGGTACAAATCACTTACTAGCTGGGGCATCGGGCTTCTCCTGATAAACCGCCACTGTCCTGCAAAAATCAAGGAAGTCAGAGTCAGTCATGTTTTGTTTCATCTTGTTAATCGTTTTATGTAACCATTGCACATTTCCAACAAGGTAACCTTTGCCAGAATCTATTCGATCTAAGGAAGCCGTGGTTTCTTCAGAGTAGTAGCTGCCGAATTTCAAAGGCATTCCACTCAATGTGCATCTTCTGTTCTGGAGTAAGAATAATTCCCAAGCGTACTCCACAGTGATCTCGACAAGAAGTTGTTTGTTTGACCTTTTCGCATTCCTCAATATGCGTTTCCAATGGGTGTTGCTGATTTCGCCGTGGCCTTTCCAGTTGGCATGACGAACTCCATACTTGTATTTGCATTCATTGCAACACTTACTTTGGCCCAATCTAAGCGCTGTGCCTGTGACGGTGGAAGAATGACCACATTCACATACTACACACCAACAAGACTTACCCTTATAAGAAGCAGCTTTTTCGAGAACCGACCATTTGCCAAATTTCACACCGACCAGATTCCTACCTGCTTCTTTAGCCCAATATCTCGAAACAGCCCGTCTTCGTGGAACGCCATACTCCTTCAACCTTCTATTTATGGTCGTTTTTGGACAACCGCTTTCTTTGGCGATTTCGTCTAGCGTCTTCTGCTTTTTCACATACTCACTTATCAGGTAGCGTTTGTCTACTTGCTGGTGTTTCATTTGTTTTTGCCTCACCAGTATAATATGATGGACGTAGAAGTTCTTCCAATAGAATTTCCAAGATAATTTTATTGTAAACATCGTCCGGGCCAAACTCTTTTGCAAAAGCCTGAAACGCATTCACTCCAGCAATAGCTTCATTATGGTTTTTACTCATGCCACTACCTTTACCTCAGTACGCCAAAGTCAAAGACAACTATTGTATAGCCTACTTCGGCAATAACAAAGAACACTTGGTTCAGTTAAAGTTGCTCCGGCCTTATATGGAGGCCGCTTTTCTCGGCGTCAAGGTTTACTTGTCGTGTCGAGAAGACTCAGCTTATTTACTCAAAGGTGAAGAGAGAATAATCACACGAGAGGAATTAAAGGAAAATAAACATCTATTTGGATACATTCGTGAATTGTTATGTGACATGCAGTCACATCCAGTAGAGGAATTCATGAATGAATCTGACATCAGATATGGACCGATTCGTGTAGAACAACCTTTGAAAAACAAAAAATGTGTTCTTTTAACAAATGGCGTGACGCCTGTTGGTTCCCTTACAGGAAACCAAATCAAATTGGCAATTTCTCACATTCAAAACAAAGGCTACCAACCAGAAATCAATGGAACGACTGAAGATGCTGGATGGGTGGTCGGTGTAGAAAACGAACAATTCTACAACGCTGCCGCCATTGGCAGGGCCGTTACGTTAATTCCAACGGGATTTGGTGAAAATATGTTCAAGAAACTCTTCCCTAGCGGACAAATCCTCAAGCTACCTGCATAGCTAATGTGAAGTTAGGGGAATCACACACAACTCTGTTACACTCTTAGGAGAAAACACATGAGCGTATTTAAGGTAGCTTTGAACAGCATTGCTCAGGGATATATGGACCTGAACCCTGCTACAGCAACATCAATTTCGGGATTGGACCACAGCCAATTGGGCGCAGGAATGAGTCCTTCCATTCAGCGTACAATCTACGTTTCTGGACCGAATCACACATATCGTAATTTGAAGGACGGCGAGCAGTTCACCGACTGCAACTACTGGAAGCGTTTTGCTTATCCACAGGTCGCATTGGCTGACGCCTTCATTGAAGTCGTTACCGATGACGGTTCTGTATACAGCGACGTTTCGGACGAGAATGTATTCCCGAAGGTTTACAACCTGTCTGTAGTCAATGGTACAACCTACACGGCTAACGTCGTAGACATTCTTGGCGACACAGGCGGTTTCGCAGTGTTCGTACAGATTGCCAACCAGGGCGGCACTGCTGTCAAGGTTCGTCTGAACGGCACAGCAAACGCAATCTTCGATCTTGGTGCTGGCGAAACCCAGGTCTTCAACCACGGCGACCTCTCGGTCACTAAGTTGGAGTTCGCAAACACTGTTTCTGGTGGAGCCACCACAACAGTTCAGGTTCTTGTCTCTGTCAAGAGCGTCTGCAATAGCTAATTGGATTCTTTGAATTTCAGGCCCCGGTAGGAACCTTCCTACCGGGGTTTTTTTATTGACACACTCTATCAAAGCATGGGACAACTTCGCAAACCAGCCGCCATTTCTAAACCTAAGCCATTAAGCATTAGGGACTTCTACAACAAACGAAATCGCATCCTGGTATGGCATGACAAAGGCGGATTAGGCGATGTGTTGATGCAGCGAATGATGTTCGCCGATTTCAAATCTATATGTCCAGATGCCGATTTGATTTTTGCTTGTTTGCCAGAATACATGGACGCTGCCAAAGACCACCCTTGTATTAGTGAAGTAATTGATTCTAGGACGGTGAACGTCAACGACTATACCAATCATTACAACACTTGCGTTTCTATTGCAGATAGGTATGAAAACCTAAATGCTCCTTTTTGTTTAGAACACAGAGCCGATATATGGGCTAAATATTGCGGCGTCACTTTGACTAAACACGAAATGCAATTCAGATTTAATCCAGCATTCCTAGAACATTGCCGCAAGCGATTGAGAGCAATCGCTCCTGAAAGCAAGCCAACAGTATTGTTTGCGCCAGTATCAAAAATGGCAGTCAAAACACTATTGCCATTTCAAATTCAAGCCGTAGTAGATGCCACAAAAGATTGCAATTTAATTGGACTACATAACAAAGAGATAGCCGAACTTACCCGCCTGGGACTGCCCGGCGTATATGGTGCTACTCTCAAAGAGTGGATGGGATACATTGCAGTAGCAGATTATGTCATATCTGTTGATACTGCAACTTTTCACATGGCTGGAGGGCTTAAAAAGCCGCTTGTGGGCATTTTTACATTTGCAGATGGAAAGGCTTATGGGAAGTATTTCGACTTCGTGTTGGTTCAGAAACATCGGGACAACGGCAATTGGGATTGTGGACCATGTTTCAAATTTGGCGACTGTCCAAAGTGCAACAAGGCTCAAAAACCCTGTTTAACTGAATTAAGTCGAGAAGAATTGCAGACCGGAATCAAACAGATGTTTGAAAGATGTCCATTCAATCAAAAGACGCCTTTATTGCAATTTTGACATCTAGTACCCGCACGGAAATTATTCCGACTAATAAGAGATTCTGTGCCACGATGACATAAATATGTCATCGGATGCAGATCGCCGATGTAATGCTCTGCGAGCAGAAAACAACCTTTTCTGCAAAGACTTCTTGTAGTTCTATCAATGTCTTTTTAGTAGGCATTTTTAATCTTCAAGTGAATAACTACTTTATTGTATGGTTGATGGAGATATTTTTGTGCCACAGCTAATTAAACCAGGATCGGTCAAAATCACGACCCAAGATGGGGAAGTCCAAGTGACAATTGCCTTGGAGCTAACCATAAATCTAAACACGGATGGTGTTAAGGTTTATGCACAAGCAGTGGAACAGAAAAAAGAAGAAATTCAACAAGAAATTCAACAAGAAAAGGATGAATGGATGATTCCTGATTTTGGAGCTTCTCCTAAACTTGATTTCGGAAAACGGGAGTAAATTATGCCAATTGGATTTGACTGCGGAACATTCAATCTCGTCTGCTGCCACAGAGACGATAAAGGGGACTTCGTATACAAGAGAGAAGTCAATGCTTTCTTGGAACTCCCATTGGATAATCGTTTCGTCTTCAACATGATGAAGACAGCGGGCGTGCCATTGATTGAACGAGACAAGGTTGCTTATGCTTTGGGCGAGGCGGCTTGCAATATGACTTACACAATGAGCCAGCTTGAACTCAAACGTCCCATGATTCACGGATGTGTCAATCCAAAAGAAAAAGACGCATTCCAGATTATGTCGATCATGATTCACTCATTGATTGATGGAATTACAAAAGATGGGGAGACGCTTTACTATTGCGTACCAGCCAATGCCATCAATGAAGATACAGACGCCGATTATCATCAAAGAATCCTTGAAGCAATCTTCAAGGCATACAAGGATGAAACGGGTCGCAAAGTAGATGCACACCCAATCAACGAAGCCCTAGCCCTGGTCTATGCAGAACTTGGAAAGAAGGCGTTTACGGGCATTGGTGTGAGTTTTGGTGCTGGCATGGTTAATCTATGTTATGCGATGTATGGAAATCCTGTTTTCGCTTTTTCGATTGTCAACTCAGGCGATTGGATCGACCGTCAAGCTGCTAAAGCAACGGGCGAGTCAATCTCTTTCATCAATAAAGAAAAAACGAAAATTGATTTGACTAAAGCTCCCGCCTCGTTGGTGGAACGGGCTATTCATACTCAATACAGGCTGATGATAGAACATACCGTACAGGGAATCAAGAAAGGTTTTGCAGACATTACCAAATCGGTTCGTGCCGACGCTCCGGTTGACGTGGTAATTGCTGGTGGAACATCTTCTCCTTATGGTTTTGCTACTATCTTCAAGGAAACGATTCAGCAGGCCGACTTGCCAATCAAGATCGGAGAGATCATTAAACCTAATGATCCGTTATACAGTGTTGCTCGTGGCTGTCTGCTGGCAGCGGAAGCAGCAAAGTAAATTAGAAAAAGGATGAGAACCAAATGAATGAAGTAACAACAGAAAATACAGATCGCTTTTATGTGCCAGAATCAATTGCTGATGAGTACAAAGAAAAAGCAACCATCGTGACAAATGCCAATCTCGATGAAAAAAAATACTATCCTATGTTGGAATATGCTCCAGAACCTCAACACATGATTGAATCTAAAACAAAACACTTGAGATTCACCGTTGGGAAAAAGTATCCAGTCATTGAAAAGAGACATGAATATACTGGTTGTAAAGCGAATTATGGATTCAAGACTTTGAACGACAAAGAAGAGAATGTTTGGGTTGATGAAAAATATTTCATTTTAGCAAATTCTCTAAGGTATGAAGAAGAAGTCGGCGGATTTACACCAAAGGGAGACAATCTGGTTTGGGATGCTGTCGCTGAAGATGGAATTGTTAATCTGTGTGATATTCGGAAAATGGCTTCTGAAAAGAACGTCAAACCACTCGAAGTAGGCAACGACGGACTGAAGTACATCGCCGAAAATATGAATCGCTTTTATGTACCAGAAATAATTGCTATGCCTGAAAAGCCAGAAATAGAACTGGTTTACAAGGGTGAGCCAATTGATGTTAAGATCAACTTAGACATCGACGGACTGAAGGACAGCATCACCGAAAATATGACTCTTTCGGGAATCATCGGCGCTCGAAGCACAGGATTTAGTCACAATAATTTATGGACTTGCCGCAAAGATAAAAAACCCGTAAAGCAAAGCACCTTCAACGAAGGCGTCGTAAAAGACGACGGGAACGAATTGATGAACAATGCCACAAAATGTATGGCAGCAATTGACAAGGTTTTTGGATACAACAAGATTGTAGACCCAGATGGAATTATCACAGCAATTGCTGTAAATGTTCCTCATCTATGTTTACAATGGGATAACGATGTTCTTTGTGTTAGCGGTGTGAAAACAAAGATTGCATACAAAGAAGTTCAAGCTGCGTACAGTGGATTGAAAGGTCTAGTTTCTGTCAAAATTGCAGAAAGGACCATAGGAAAGCTGGTTGCAGGCCAGTTGAAGAAAGTATTCTAAGAATAAGAGAACACATCCCGCACTCAATTTGGGTGCGGGATTTGGGTGCGGGATTTATAGAAAAGAAAGGCTAGAAATGAAAAAGAACCAGAAGAGTGTTAGCGACCTTGGGGCCGCAGCATATTTGTTAATGCACGAAATTAAGGTCATTGGTCGTCGAGGCAAGGATATTTACTTCTTGCTTACAGAGGATCATACGTCTGAGAAGTTTGACCAGTTAACCCTTGATTATTTGTCAAGTGAATTTCACCGATTTGATGCTTGCATCATGTCGCTGAAAAAGATCGGCGAATACAACTTTGAAACGAGGAATCATCGCTTCGTTACTGATTTGGGCGCTGCTGCTTATATTCTCATGCACAAATACAAGGTTGTAGGTAAAAAGGGCAAAGCAATCTACTTTGAATTAGACGATGAGATTTCGGACAAATTTGATGAAGTTGCTCTGGACTACATCTCCAGCGATTATCACCGATTCGATTCTTGCCTAATGTCCCTGAAAAAGATTGGGGAATACGTTAGCGATCATAACTAATCTCAGCAGAGATATATAAGGGCAAGGAGAAATCATGCTGGGATTCAAAGAATATCGTAATAGGTTTACAGAAGCCACACCTGATGAGGGAGCGGTGCAGCCTGAAGACGTGCTAAAACACGAAAAGGCAGCAAGCATCCAAAATCAAGTCAATCAAATTGTTGACACTTGGGTTGCGGACTTGAAACGAACTCTCATAAACCCAATGACGCCTCTTGCAGATCGTCGGGGTCTATGGGACCGTTTCAAGAATACCATGTCTAATGTGTGGCACGGACGTTACAACCAAACCAATCCGTATTTCTGGAAAAATAAACTTGGCGATGACTTGGGAGCTACCCAGGAATCTTTCAATCCCAATAACCTTTCTTTGTCCGATTACAAATCTCTTCGAGACATCTGCGAATCCCTTGAAGAACAACTCAACGAAGATGTACCAGAGGGCGCTGAAAACCTTCGTTTGGTTCGTATGATTGATACGAAGGCAATGGAACTCAAGCAGAAACTCATGTCTATTGTCGGCGATGCTGGAGACTCTTCTAATGCCTCTGTGTTAACACCAGATGAGCCTTCAACATCGCCTTCAACATCGCCTTCAGCAGCCAATCCCGAAGATGGGGAAGTAGATTCCAAAGTCCCAGGTGGATTTTTGAGTTTAGTCAAAGTTGTAGAACAATGGGCAAAGTCCAAAAAAATGGATATGAAAGAAGCTCAAGATTTGATCGACAGACTAACCAGCAAAAGAGATTCAATCAGACAAAAAGCCGCCGACGATTTCACAAAATACAACAATCAGTTCAATGGTGAATCAGACAAATCGACTCTTGGAACATCTGCATCACCGGATGCCACTGCATCCTCAGATGCTCCTGAATCTGACAAGGGAGCTTTGTTTACGCCGCCTTCTACTGGCAAACGATGGGAAGAACTCAATCCTGATGAGAAGTCCAAATGGGACATCTATGGCGGCGGTGCATCACATGGTTCTGGAACCAAAGTTGATGGTTGTTTGAATGACCACGGAATCTTTAAGATGCCTTGGATCATGAGAATTGGTGATCCACGCCGACAAATATTGGCGGATCAAAAAGAAGGCAAATTGCCAGATAGCAAAAAGTGCGGAAACAAGAAAGTTGGATCGCATTGGTTTGACTTCCTGCATCGTTTAGGACGTTGGGAATTGGATAGCGATCCCATCAAAGACGCAATGGGACTACAATCCAGAGTAGAAAAAGCAAAAGCAACAACAGAAGAAGCTCGTAGGAAGATGCCTCGCTCGACGGCACCTTCAGACGTTGATGCTGCTCGTGATGCGGCAATGGGAAGCGATCCAGCGGCTCCAGCGGCTCCAGCGGCTCCAGAAGCGGCTCCAGCGGCTCCAGCGGCTCCAGCGGCTCCAGAATCAATACCAACACCTACTCCATCAATGAAAGATCGTGTTGGAAGTATTGGCGACGAAGTGCCAGAAGTAAAAAACAAGTTCACTGGAACTGGTTTAAGCGAACCAATGCACACTGGCGGTAGTGATGAACCAGAAAACACTCCACCTGATCTAAAGAGTAGAGTTGCTGGCATAGATGGCGCTGACGCTATTCCTAATCCAACTCCAAAAGAAGAACCAAAAGAAAAGCCTGTCAGACAAATGAAAAAAGAAATGGCGGCTCGCATTGAAGCATTGTCAGACGAAGACACAAAAGAACAATTGCTCAGAACATTGAAGAAAATGAAAGATCGAACAGACCTTGCCCAACTTGAAAAAGAGTTGGGAATTCATGAATTAGCAAACATGGAAATAGAATGGACGGCAACAGATATGAAGAATTTCTACAAGCAACGTCTTCACGAAAGAAAAGGTGTGCCGCAACCTTTAGTGAACAACAAGAAGATTGAAATGCTTTCTTTCTCAGAAAGAACAAAGTATTTCAAAGAACAACTTCAAAAAAGGTAATATGAAGTTATATTGGCAGCTTCAATTTGAAGACTAAAAAATAATCAATTGCCGTGTCTAGTCTGAACCCAGCGAACAGTACCACTTTCAGATCGCATAATGACGCTATGTGTTGTTGGTCCACGAGAGTTAACAGAAACTCCCTTCAATAGACTACCATCGGTAATGCCAGTGGCAGCGAAACAACAATGACTCCTCACCAAGTCATCGTGCGAGAAGGTATCGCCTTTTAGTCCCACATCTTTATCCCAAACTTGAGCCAAGAAGAAGCCTCGCAAACACTTTACGGCTGCTGCCGTTATCACAGCTTCAGGTGCGCCACCTACGCCATATTGCATATCAATATTTCCATCAGCAGCAGAAATCGCACCAGAGATGTCGCAGTCTTGTATCAACTTAATTCTGACTCCCAATTCTCTCATCTGGGCAATGTATTCTTCGTGACGAGGGCGATTGAGAATACAAACCATCAATTTGTCCACAGGTTTATTTAAGACTTCAGCAACTTGCTTGCACAATTCAGACAATGGGGTGCTGAGATAAAGATTTGTTCTACGAGCCACATCCCCACTGACTGCGAGCTTTAGCATGTAATGCTCATCTGTATCAAACATGGTTCCTTTGTCGGCCATAGCAATAACGCTCATGGCTTCTGGCCCTGATGTCACAGTAGGGGTTGTTCCATCAATAGGATCGAGAGCAATGTCTACTTCTTTTGTGAATAAAGTACGAAGAACAGTTCCACCAAGATGAAGCCAACCACATCCAACACGGTCGCCCTTAAACAACCCATAACTTTCATCTTTTTTGCCTTCACCAATCTGGACTGTTCCTGCAACGTCCATGCGGTCAAGTCTGTCACGCATTGCGTTGGTAGCAGCCAAATCAGCTTCGAGTTTCTTGCCACTGCCTACCCAGGCTGCGGCAGCAATTGCCGCAGCTTCAGTTACACGAATCAAGTCCATATTATTGCGCATTATTGTTTCCTTAACATTTTCCCTTGGGCTTCTTTAGCTTGTCTTGCTAGGTTCGCCATTAAGTCATGATCTACAAAAGGAGAAGCATTAGGGTCAACAGGAAGGATTGTCTGTTGACGCTCGACAGGAGCTTTTTTGATCTCTTGCATAATTTCTTCATATTTAGGATCGTCTTGGAGAATCACTTGTTCTTCAAGAATCCCTATGATGTGCTGCCAAGTGTAGTAGTTGCGACATCCTGTCATATGATGCTTGGCGAAAATGCCATCTTCATCTACAGATTCGATTATTGCCGTAAAAAAGTCAGAGAATTGCTGATCCTGGAAGTTGGTCTTGGCCACAGTAGAAGTAAGTATGGTGCATACTTTGCCCACGAAGGCTTCCTGGAGTTTTTTAACTGTAAGTGCTTTCATGTTTTAACCGAGTAAATCCTTGACATAACTTGCATGAGTTCCGTGTGGCCAAGAATAGTCAAGTGGCCGTTGATTTTTTTGGATATAATGATGCAAAACTGCTGGTCCTAATTTAATTAACATTTCATTCCAATCATTATATCCTGGTGGTGGGATTACGAATTTTAGTTTTTCATTTCCCTTGACGGTTTCCACGGAAGAAATCATCGAAGTCATTTTCGTGGTGCCTTGTTTGCCAGCTTTGTCTCTATCCAGACACAAAACAATTTTGTAGTCTGTGAGCATTAGAGCTTGTTTCTCGCTCATGTTCTTGCCGCCGCAAGCAGCAGCGTTCAAGTCGCAGAGTTTCAAGCTGATAGCGTTGAACTCTCCTTCGCACAGATAGATGGTTTCGTCGGCACGGGGCCAATTCCCCGCCATAAATACGACATCTTCTTTGCCAACCCCAAGTTCCTTGGGTGGACCGAGATATTTGCACTTAGATTTACCGATATGCCGACCATTCCAATATACGAGTTTTTTGTTTCGGTCGTAATATGGAATGATGATTCTGGCTTTGTATCTGTCTTCAGTGCAGATATACAAACCATCAATCGGAAGTTGGCGATTGACAAGATACTCTTCGGCCTTCTTTCGCCACCAATTATTGGTGCCAAGAGCCAAAATCAATTCACAACCTAAAGGCAATTCCAGATCAGGTTTGGGGACTATTGGTTCCTGTTCAACAGAATCACCAAACATCTCCTCAAATTGTCTTTCCAAGTCCCGAATGCTGGTGCGGCCATCGAGCGTCGTCAGAGCGTCTTCTCGGTCGCAACTGTCAACGATTTGGACCAGCTTAACCAAGCTGCCTTTCTGGTCGGTCTTGAAGCAGTGGTATACGCCACCCTTTCTTTTCTTTTTGCCACCCGTGGGCGAACACCAAAGGTGATAATCGTCGTCGCCTTTGTCGAATATACTGTTGATGCGTACTTCTTTACCTTTGACGAGAATATTGTCCTCGCCAAAGCGGGCCTTTGCCCATTTCACAAATTTATTGAAGTCAACAGCCATATTTCCCTCTAGTTCGACCGATCCATATACTTTACAATATACTCATCCTTACCTTTGGTGGAATCATTATGAGCCAAGAACATTTGATTTGTGAACATATTTCTGTATCGAGAAAGCAGACCTGGAATGAGTGTCAGGCAAAATACAAATTCCGGTATCATCTCAAGGTTCCGGTTGAGGGACCAGTGCAGCCGTATTTTGTTTACGGCAAGCTAGTTCATAAGATAGCCGAAGTGTACGTCCAAGAACAAGGCCAACGTGCAATCGAAGATATTGCTCACGACTGTCTTCACGGGATTATCGAAGTCGAGAAGGGGCAAGGCCCACCAGTTCTGGAAGCGAGCTACAAAAAGAAATTACCAGAACACGTTCGGAATCTCAAACAATTAAGCGACCGTATTGGATTTGACGGACATCTGGAGTGGCAGTTCCATTATGACCTTCAGCCGCCCGATCAACATTTCATCACGGGATTTATCGACAGACTGATTATCCGTGGCGACAAATATTTCATTTTGGATTACAAAACAACGAAGAAAGGATTCTACCGAAAGAATACCAATACGATCCGCAACGATATTCAACTTCGCTGTTACGCACGGGTCGTACAAAAAGAATTCGGAGCCAAGGCTGAGAATATTCGGGCTGCGTTATATTACGTTGATGGCAATGGCGGAGATTTAATCGCCACCAAGTTCAGCCAGGAATCACTTGACGCAGCAGAAACAGAGATGCACGACGCATTTAATGAAATCGTCGGCACTCATCCTGATGATGTGTATGGTCGTGTAGGCGACCAGTGCCGACGATGTGATTATCGAAAGATTTGTCCGTTCTATTCACTCACTTAAATGAATGATTAAATCATTCAGATATTTGAAAAATCGAACATCAGTTTTACTACTGTAAACGACTTTCTTCAAGTATCCCGATCCGTAAGGTGGCTCATCATTTTCTGGCATATTTTGTAAAATTATACACATGGGTGCATTTACACTCATGCTAATATGTCCTATACCACTGGCGCAACCAACAAATAATTTACAAGTGGATAACACTTCAATGATGTGAGACAACGGCTTGTGATTCCCCAAATTAACTGGAATGAGTCCAATAGAATGAATGTACGAAATGAATTCATTAACTTCATTCATTGAGGGATTCTTGTGCCAGAAAGATGACCGTCCATCAAATTGATATGCAACGATTTTACTATCTGTATCTCTCCATACGCTTTTTGTAGGAAGGTACTTTGTCAAAAAAGCCTTGCGATAATCACAAGGAATGATTTTCCTTGTTTTATCAAACTCAAGGCATCCTGTTGTGTTAAAAAAAGAAACCAATTCTTGAAGATGGCGTTCATCAAAATCACAATTTACAAAAATTGGTCTATTCTTTTCTTCAGATTCTCTGAGCAAACAAGAGATAGCGGCCCATCTATCTCCTAATCCAAATTGGATATAACGAGCAGGAATTTTATCTATTTTTAGCATCACGCCTCGTTTAACGACCACCCGGAAGCAGGACATATTCCGGTGTGTATGTGCCTTGAGGACCACTGCGATCTTTAACCGGAATCTGACGTGCTGCGGCACCACCCGGCTTCTGGCTTAACAAGAACTCATATCCACCTTGTTGATTCCAATATTTGTGGATAGCAGATAAAGGAGTAAAATATCCTTTACCGCTTCCGTCACGATATTGAGTTCCCCAACAAGTTGCGATATAATAACCATCATCATCCATCAGCCCACCGCCAGAACGTCCTGGGCGTGGGCTGTTTTGGTTTGTGATTAAATCACCACCGCCAAGCCCAAGCATTTCAATGTCGTAGTGCGCAACCTCATTGGCACCATCACACCCCAAAGAGTGGGCGTGACGACCAGCTTTATACTCATAATTCACAGGAGCAATAGGGAAATAGTCAGGTTGCCAATCTGGGGTAAAAATCACAAGTGATGTATCCTGACCCTGGATGTAACTATAGAATACTACATTGGCATTGTAACTCTTGGGAGCATCCAACTTCTTGTCGTTATGATACCAAGCGATGACTTTGCAGGTCATATTTCTACGCTTGCCTTCTTCTGCGGACATGGTTCCTTGATTCCACATATGTCCACAGGATGCGACGTAAGCAAGATTTTTAGCTGCATCGTAATAAACGATAGTTCCAGAACCAGAACCGCCACCAACACTGATCTTAACAGATACAGCGAGAAACTTACGGAACTCTGGACCACGTTGTTCGTTGGGAGCCATGCCCGCAAAACCAGCCGGGCGACGCTCCATAATCGGCATATTGTCTAGCGCATCGTATGTGTACGCAGAAGGGGACTCAGCGGTGGCAACAGAAGCCAGAAAGCTGACCAAAAAGACAAAAACATAAGATAATTTGAACATCGCTACTCCTTAGCATGAAGACGACTCTTAGCATGAAGACGACTCCTACCATCTATATATTCGTGAGGACCAAAGAATGGCAACGCTGACTATTTCGCATTACATCTATTTGAACCGGAAACAACGCTATAAGTTGCATTCTGGCGAATCGCTTGAAGTTACAGGCATTAGTGTGCCAGTATGGTTCCATCGTGGAACGACTTCTGAGCCTGCCAAAGAGATGTTCTGTAAGTACAAGTTGACGAATGAAGCGATCAACAAGGCAATTATGCCTATGGAAGAAGGCTACAATATCAATCTACCTCAGAAATTGGAACTTGGTGGCGATAACGTGCCTAAAGAAGTGCAAGATGTTGTAACCGTCCAGCTAGGAACTTCCGAAAGACTTTTGGACTTAAAAGACGGCGGTTCAGAATGGCTGGAATTCAGACAGTACAACAAGGTTCAACAAGGCATACACAAATTTAATGTTGTGCATTTTGTTGAAATTAAGCCTGATGAATTACTGCAAGACACCATGAATTAAGCAGGAACATCTCTTAAAGCGAGGGCCATTCGCATATTGATGGCATCTCCACTTGTCAAAGTGAGTGTGTTAGACAATGGATTGCTGGCCAATAAAATTCCATTCCCTACCATGAATAAATTAGACACTGGACCCCAGCCTGATCCTGTTGCGATAAACGTGACGATCTGGCTGGTGGCTCTGTAAGCTCCACTTACAACATCAATGGTGAACTGTCCTGATGAGCTTACAGCTTGTCGTAAATATCCATTGTCAGATGGCTCGTCGGCAATATCTGTCATGAGATCATCAACAGTGATAGCTGCACGATTGTCTAGTCCAAAGTAATAGTTTGCTGGTGGATATGTGCCTGGGCTGGAATCAAAGGCACAAGTCAACATAAACATTTCTCCACCAATGTGTAAAGTGTTGAGTAGGTTTTTTTCTTCCCAAATCACCTTGCCGTCTCGGACGTGTTGGATTTCAAGAATCTTAACTAAGCCATGCCAATCTTTTTTCATTTTGAACCTAACTTTATTGGCGTTTTCTCGCCAGTTTTCGAGGAAAAGAAAATCTTATTGATCGTAAACTTTTCATTTACGAAGGCATCATTGCCAATGTATTGTCGGCCTTCACCTTTTCGCATGTAGCAAATTGTAACATGAGGCACATAAACAGGATAACTTTCTGTAGCCTCTAAACTTCTTCGCATCTTTCGGTTTAGCCTGTGTAGTTCTTCGCATTCCACACCTACAATCAGCACATCGAATTTGTCGCTTTTCGTAAACAAATCAATCTTGCCTAATTTACACTCAAACTCTTTCTCTTCGGTAAACAAGTCAGAGACTTCTTTTAAGTTGTCTGTATGAATGCCGTATATCAAAGTAATGTGAGGGTCATCCTCTCGACCGAAACCAGGGTCTTTAGGATCGAGAAATACTGATTCATTAGGTACATGATCCCACCCCCAAGAAATTGCATTGTCTGCAATTTCTTCTGGTAGTTCGACCAATAATGAAGAGTAATCGTATTTGTTTCTACGAGTCTCATTAACCAAGAACTGCTTGAAGCTCATCGCCATCATCTTTCTCGTCATCTACCTTTCGGCGGCGTTGTTGGATGTCTTCAATCTTGGCTTTCTCTTTGGATATTTCCTCATCAATAGCCTGAATTGCTCGGAACGGGTCATACGCATACGCATTGCCTTGGCCCCGTGCCAATTCACGACGTTCTGAGTTAACCTCACGACGATCCCGTTTCTTTTCAACAGTCTCTAGCTTTCCTAGAGCGGCCCGTATGTGATAACGTACTTCTGACAAAGAGTGATCCTGCGGTACTTGCGATAACGCTTTCTGCAAAGCCACCTTTGTTTCATTTGTGTTGTTTTTCATGTACTCATCCTCTCGATCCAGCGCATTGGGGCTTCTTCCCCTATGACTTGATATTCTTTTACATCTCCCTCATGGAGACATTCTTTGAGATATTTTTCTTCAACCCGGACTTTCCATACATCGGAGTTTCCAGGCAAAGGACTGTTCGCTAGGGTTATGTGGCTCGGCAAAACCGCTTCAATCCCAAGTGACAAATCTCTTTTTGCGATTTCAAAATATCTACGTTCAGATAATGGTCTTGTCATATACAGAGTCAATATCTTGTTGTATTTAGGGTTGGTTCTGAGCTTTGCCAGCAAATCTTGCATGTCATTTTTTAGACTTCCGGGCAACTCTTCTTCAGTGAGCAATTTGGACTTAAATCCTGTTGACGTGTGTTCGTACAAGAAAACTGCCTGGAACGCATCGCCTACCGAGATTTTAGCCTCGGACACCACCCAGCCCACTTCTGGGCAGATGGCCTCTACTACAATTTTATGTTCATGCCATGTCGGGATTTTAGATATTGCCAAATTTATGTTGTGAATCATTTGGTCAATAATTGATGTTGATTCAGCAATCAACGATTTAACGACATCATCTGCTTCTTCTGGTCCGAAATCCTTGCCGTATAATTTAGCTTGATATTGAAACATTGCTGTTTCGATCTTATCGGACAAACTCTGATCTGGTTTGTGATAATCAGCCCATCGACGAAATGTCATGTGGGCGTGATTTACTCGTTTCGGATCGGCAGTGCGTATTGCCATCTTGAACTCATCCGACAAAGGATAAGCTAATTCTGATAAAGTTCTGGCTACTTCTTTGATGTTGACGATATTTTTGCGAGCTTCGACAAGCTGTTTATCTGGTTTGAGCATAAGGCTCGCCATGTCAGCGTGCAGCTTTTCCTTGTATTCGTCCATGACGACAAGGATGCTTGTTTGAGCTTTATTTTCAAGGTATTTCATGAACGACATTTAATTTCGCCTCTTTCGATGACAGGCGATATTCCGACATTCTGTCGAACACATACGCTGTGTTTTATATATTCTGTGAAACATAGTAATCACCACCCGAATTCACGCAAAAGTCGGTCATTGTTCCTCTGAACATTAAAAAGAACGCCAGGCAGGACAGTATCTTTATCAGGTGCTAAAAGGTCTATTTCATCATCCATGAGGAAATCTTCTGGTTTTCCTTCCATCAACTCACGTTTGATTTCTTCGTACACTTGAGCTTTTAGCGTTGCCGTAACTTCTTTCGGAACCTCTGCTCCAAATGGTATGTCTCGCAGCATGGAATCACGGACATAAAGAGCCATACACATAGACATAATAGCGTCGTCGTGCTTGCCTTTCTGAGCTTCTGCTTTTCGAGTGACAGGGTTGTACTCAAAAGTCTGGAGTTCCATGACGAACCGCATACTGTTAATTCGGACAGTTTGATTCAATAGCCTATTTTGGAGAGATTCCAAATACAGAGATCGGTTCGCAACACCGATTTTGATACCGGGCTTCACATTGGCCGATTTAAGACTTTCATAAAAGAGATTCTCATAAAACAAAGTAAATTGCAAATTGCTCAATACGGCACCACCTGGACCCATATTTTCGACAACAACAAGAGCATTGTTGTAATAAATGCCCACTTCGTTCATTACTTGAGCGAATTCGTGGGGAACGATAATGTTGGAATAGAACTCAGCAACTTGTTCTAAGGTTGCTGTGTCAATTACCTGGAAACAGCAGTTGTCATTATTGTTGCCTTGCCCTTCAGAAGCGTCAGCGCCAATGATGTATTCATGACCATCAATTGGCTCTTTCCAAACCCACATAGCCCCCTTGTTGTGATCTTCACTCTCAAGCACGGCAATACGGCCTGATTTGTTGACCCATTTTGGGAACAGTTTACGACTAGGGTAATTATTTCTGGTTTGTTCTGTAAGTTGCGTAATGATTTTGGCAGAGAAGTAGGTGTCACCAGAGCCGAGAAACTCTCGCAATACTTCCTGTAAGAAGCCTTTCTCTCCAAGCTGGGCCTTTTGTTCTTTGACCCATTCATCATCGTTGTAGTCTGGGTGTTCCCAATAGTCTAAGTCGATGACGTTGAATCTATTTTGTTTTTCTTGTGCCTCGTGATACGTTTGTTCGTACCAATTGCCAAGACCATTGACCGTCGAAACAAGGGTGCAACCACCACCCGTCGATAGAATAGGCCACATAGCCTTCCAGTGCTTGTCCATATCATCAATGAACGCTGCTTCGTCCACAATCAAGAACGTAACGGACTTACCACGAGCGGCTTCAGGAGAGTGAAACTTTAAGGCCGATCCCGTATCTGTGAACATTTTCATGTGGTCATTCCACTTCCCATCTTTCTTAGGCTTTAGCCATTCAGGGAAGTTTTCAATGGAACGATCCACCATCATTCCAATATCGGTGGCGTCACGGTCGGTTCGCCCCAATATCATGATCTGTTGGTCGAGTTGGAACATGCACCGCCACATGCCCCACAAAAGAGTAACTGTGGTCAGGCCCCCTTGACGAAATTTACTGATGATGTTAAATCGGTGGTCTTCGTATTCTTGAATGACTTTACGCTGATAGTTATAAAGAACGAACGGAATCAAACCGTCCATAGGGTGAAGAATCTTCACATATTTGTGGCAAAAATAAGCGAAGCTGTTATAACACTTGATGATTTCTTTTCTTTGGCGATCAGCGTCGTAGGCTTCAACACTCTCTATCGTCTCGTCTGGGTCGATTTCGAGTTCATATTTGTCCAGAGTGAAATAATCTGGGTCGTATTGGAGGCGGCTTTTCTTGCCCTCTCCTCGCTTCAGGATTTTTCCCCCATGTTTGTAGAAATCTTCAAGGGTTTTATGCCTTGAACGCCAGATAGAGTCACGTTTGCTCTTGAAAAACACAGGTTGATCCATTATATTCCTTTTCTAATTAAAGCGGCGTCCAGCTTCCTTGTAGGTAGTTTGGACAGAATATATAGCCAACACGCTAATAAATCAGGGTTTTGCTATGCGTAAGCTGCAACTCGTTGTCATTGCTTTGAGTATTTTTTTGCTTGCCGTCTATGTTGGCAAGCGTATGGTTGTCGTACCACCAGTTGTGCAAAAGGAATTTGTACCACCCAAAAAACCTTTGCTGCCTCCTGAAGTCAAACCGCCGCCAAAGAAGACTTATGATGAAGCCATTGCCGATATTTCCGAGGAAGAACTTCAAAAGCACTTGGAATATTTGTGTTCTGCGGAATTAGAAGGTCGGATGTCTGGCAAAAAAGGAAATGTTATTGCTGCCGTATATCTTAAAAAGATATACGAGAGCTTTGGACTCGACACGAATTACCAAAAATTCAATATTCAAAGAATGAATGCCGGGCCAAAAAATGAAACAGGTGATGACTTCACACAAAACATCATTGCTTGGATCGAAGGAACCGAAATAAAAGATGAGATCGTAGTGGTTGGCGCACACATGGACCATATTGGGTGGGGGCCATCTATGAGTCGATCAGGGGGAAGAAAAATACACCCTGGGGCCGATGACAACGCATCTGGCACTGTGGCTTTACTTCAAATCGCCAAAACCTTCGCATCTTTACGAGGACAAAATAAAAGAACTGTCGTATTCATGTCTTTTAGTGCGGAAGAAATGGGATTGATTGGATCACGATATTATTGCGACAATCCACTGTTCCCGCAGGGCAGTCCAAATATACGCAATCACATATTCATGCTCAATATGGATATGGTTGGATATTTGGGCAAGGCTCGCACCGCAGTCGCATTCAACGAGGGAGAAAGTTCTCCTGATGTGTCCAGCATCATCGGAGAGTTGAGTGGCAAATACTCATTTGCTAAAAGCATAACAGGCAGAAGTAGTGGAGGCAGCGATCATGCCAGCTTCTACAATAAGAAAGTGCCAATTGCATTCTTGCATACTGGAATGCACGACTATTATCACACGCCGAGAGACACAGCGGATAAAATCAATTTCGCTGGCATTGAAAAAGTGGCAAAGTATGGATTTGAATTGGCTTGGAAAGTCACCAATTCTACTACAAAGCCATCGTTTAATTACGGTGCATTCAGAGAGATGGAATACACTCATGACCACGGACACAAAGATACACCCTTTCACAAGGAATGATTGAAATGATGACGAAAGAAAAGCTAATCCAATTGTTGAATTGCGATCTTAAAAACGAATGGAAACATTTACGTTTTTACTTGTACCATGCCAGCGCCGTAACTGGATTGCATTGCGCCGAATACAAGGAACTGTTTCTCAAAGAGGCAGCATCAGAAATGCTGCATGTCACACAATTCTCAGACGTTATCATTGGATTAGGTGGAGTTGCCACTTTTGAGTCGAATGAATTTGGGAAATTCTCTGATCCTAAAGACATCATGGAATACGCAGTGACGATGGAAGATGATGTCGTCAAGAATTATGTTCAAAGAATGAAAGATGCCGATGATTTGGGCGGCGTCGATGGAACTTGGCTTGAAATCTTCCTCGAAGGACAAGTTCAAGCCAGTCGTGAAGACCTGGATCACTTCAAGCAAATCGTGCGTGGACTCTAAAAACAAAGTATAAAAATGCCCACGGAAATATTGTTCAAAGTTCCGTTGACCGACAATCGGTTTTCAAATAAACTATTGAGTAATTCCAAATATGCGGCAGAACTGCTCAACTAAATTCTGAAGAAGTGAGAGGAAACAAGATGAAGTACGAAATCGTAAAAAACATGCCTGTTGCTCGTTTCTGGTATAAGGGTACACATACTCATCCAGTGCGAAGAACCATCCTGATTATTGAACAAACCAGGGATTTAATACGTGGATATGAACTCCGGGAAGGTCGAGTCATCAGAACTGCGGGAAAAGCACCTGTAAAGACCTACAGGCGTGACCGTATTGCCAAGGGCGTGTCTCTCCGAACGGATAGCCCTATTAGGAAGCTGAACCCTAACAAAAGCACATTGGTTAGGAAGCCACTTCTCGATATTATCGAGACGGGTGCCTAAGCCTTGCTCTTGCCCGGTAAGTTTCTCAAAAAAATACCCGTCACGCTCTAAATACAGGAGCAAGATGGGTATTTCTTTTTGAACTTGAAATGAAGGTAAACAATGTCATTCTTCCAAAATCTATTTGACGCTGAATATGAAGGCTATTGGGCGCTAGGCGACTACAAAGGGTATTCTCTTACCTTCAAAGTCCCAGCAAACAAAAATAAAGGCGAGGCATTCATTGCCTGGAACGTAGAGCCTTATGATCTATCAGCCAGCGGGAATCTAACGATCAATTTTGCCTATGATCCAGACTTCAAAAACTTTGCCTCATTAACCGTAAACGTGGCAGGTGCGACACCTGGAGCGACACTAGCATCTGAAATCAGAGATATTCTGAATAGCACGACTGGTTTTTCGGATTGGTTTGTGGCAGGAATTGATAACGCCACAAGAGGCGGCGGGGAGCGGGCTGGTGGCCCATTTCGTTTATTTATCCGTCAAAAGAAAGGCAACACCGCTTTCCGCACTTACGTCTCAAATACAGGCGCAGAACTCAAGCTCAAGTTCAATAAGTTCGCTGGCGTTGCCGATATTCCCTCTTACTTCGAGAAGGATAGCATCGCCAATCGTTTTGCTACGCCTGAATCAAACGGAAGATTGATTCGCCTTAGTCATGCAATAAGTGGAAATACCGCTGCAAATCCATCTGTGATTACATCAACTGCTCACGGCTTGACAACGAATGACGTAGTGTATTTTGTAGACTCCAACAGCACGCCAACTCTCAGTGGCTCCATAGTAGTCGCTGTAACTGGAGCAGACACATTCACGGTGCCAGTAAACGTAACAACGGCTGGGACAACAGGTGAATGGCTGACTGCAAGTGAATATGAAATGGTGACAGATTATGGCCTAGACTATAGTGCCATGTTAGGCGATTGGGCGCATTTGCGAGGCCGGACCAGCAGCTATATGTTCACTAAGAATACGCTTGATGGATCAAGTCGCATCACAACGCAAATTGTTTGGCAGGCTGGAGCAAAGGCCGGACAATTGGCAAAGAAGATTGCCAATACTTATTCAGGTGCCAGCACAACACCAAGTACAACAATTGAATTGCCATATGTGTTGACGGCTAGTGACTTGATAACGCCTTAAAGTCAGGTAAGTCCCAAGAGGCAGCAGATTTCTGAAGCTCGTACATTGATGAGCGAGAATGCGAAACAGTTGCTATGGATGCTGGCTTGATCTTCGCAACAACAATATCGGTATAACCAAAAGGGAGATTGTGCAAAGTAATAGCACAACCTCCCCATGTTGTTGATTCTAACAATGACCGCCAGCCTTCAATTGGCATGGTTATATCCTAGCTTACATAAAGAAAATTATGTATCCAAGACCTATGACCTGAGCCGCAATAACTCCCAGCAATACCTTGTCCATCATTGACATTTCGCCGGAGTCAACACGACTCGCAATCTCATCGGCCAAACCAAGACTGTTTAGGCGACCGGCAAGGCTACCTGGGCTTGGCATGGACTGTGCGTGAATTGTTGGAGCCGCTTCCCGAACGACTTCCCGAATCGGGGCTGTCTCACGAGTTGCTTTAATAGCTGCAACAATTGTTTCAACCATTTCATCTTTGGTGACGTGGCAATCACAGTCGTCTTGCACAGATAGTGCGGATACGCTCTTGGCAGAAGCAATGTGCTCTACCAATTGCATTTGAACTTTGGGTTCAATAGATTCAACCCTTTGCTCTACAACATTACCTGTCATTGGATCAAGAGTTTCAACCTTACGTTCGTAAACAATAGGCTTACTCTTTTCCACTACACGCTGCTGGAGTCTAAGCGGTCGCTCATCTTCGACGTGCAATTCGACTACTCGTTCGGACTGCCCGTTTTCAGAAGCATTTTCCGTGACCCGACGCTCGGCTCGACGGCCATCATCCAGCGTCCATTTTTCAGTTTTGAAGTCATCCATAATTATTCTCCTGTTTATGAAGAGACGGTCTATCAGTATGTATCCTCGTCAGATCAAATTTTGAGACGTACTTTAACTTCGGATATTACTACCGTAGAACCGACTAATAGTTCCCCTGCCGTATATTCGGCAAGAGCTTTGGCTTTTTCTTTGTTTGCTGCCCGAACATCCGGGAGATTTTTATATTCAATCCCTAAACCCCGATTATATCGGACAATTACAGTCCAATCCGCCATTTGGGGGGCATTAAGCATAACTTCAGCAGCTTCAACGGCAAACTCATAACTGTCATACTCGGTTTCTTTGATGACAATTAGGTTGGACGGGACGGCTTCTTTTTTGACGATAAATTTACCATTGTACGGGTAAATCATAAATCCATTTAACAATAGATCACGCAGGATGTCGTTCATAGGATTGCTCCTTTTCCGTATGTATTCATTTCAAATATCTCTTTCGTTACAGTCCCCATTTTAACTTCAAGTATTCAAGTATTTCGGTTCTTTTCTTTTGATTTGACTCGATTAACTTGGCCCGATCAATCGGACGCTGCTGTCGCTCTGATTTTCTAGCGAGAGAAGAAAGTGTTTCTATTTTATCTTCCCAGGCAGGATCAGGCGCATAGCCTTCCAATTCGCCAGCGATTTCCTTGTAAACAATTCTGCCTTCGTACCTGCAAGTGATCTCTCGCAAATGATAAGCGACTGAAATGGTTAGATTCATTCCACGAGTCAGACCATCGAATTGTTGTCCAACTTCATAGGAATTCTGATCTTCTTCCATCATAGGAATATCATCAGCTTCAGGAATTTCATAGGGATCATCAATAAAGCTCTGCTCAAACACACGACTTCCTTGATGGAATATTGGCTGACCAACATATTTGGCGATGCTGCAAAATTTGCCCTCTAAGCCCATGTAACCTTTTTTCATGGCTTCGATGGTACGAGCTTCTTTAATCTGATGTTCTCTACTCATGATTCATTCCTCTTTTGGATATATACCAATGTCTTTGAAAACAAAAGGAGATTGGTATGCTTAAAGGAATAATCAACTGGATTAAAAATCTAGGAAAGACAGCGGACGCTGTGACTGCTCAAGCAATTATTGTCAACAGAAAATCACGTCCTGTGACGCCACAACGTCCTACAGACCCGAACACCAAGGTTTATCTAAACGACCCGATTTATCCCAATTTAGTCGTCAATGAATTAGAGCCAAGAGACACAATGTTAGCAATGCGATCTCTTGGAGAAATGGGAGGCGGGTATCCATTGGGCAGTCTTCAGCAACAAGCGCTTGCTTTGAAGATTATGGTTCACAACGCCCTGGTTTACATGGCAGGAAAATCTCCTAAACAAATCAAACAATGGGCAGCAGTACAATCATTGATTTTGATGCCTCGTGCTGGAAAAGACCTCAACGCCTACTATGACCGTGGTTCACTGCGATTTTTCTTCTTTGGCGATCCAAAAATGAATAAGAATGTTTTTGCTTGCGATGCACGCCCGGTTGTGGTGCATGAATTTGGACATGCGTTTCTGGATATTCTACGTCCAGATTGGTGGGACACACAAGCTGTTGAAGTCTGGGCTTTTCATGAAGCATTTGGCGACATGACAGCGACTTTGATTTCTTTGCAATACGACGCATTGATCGACCACGCCATTACAGAAACAAATGGCGACTTGATGAAATCCAACATCTTGACACGTCTCGCTGCTGAAATGGGAACAGGACTACATCACATCACAGAAGGCAAGAATGGCGAATTGCTAAACTGCCTACGAGATATGACCCAATACTTCAAATATACAGAACCAGAAAAATTACCAGGAAAAGGTCGAGATGACCAACTCCTAAGCGAGTCTCACAGCTTCAGCCGTGTATTTACAGGAGCGTTCTGGGAGATATTGGTTCGTATTGGCGTGGCTCACATTAACCAGGGATACGTTTTGCGTGATGGCATGAAATTGTCCAGAGACATTATTGCACATTACTTGTTAAAGGCTGTCGTTCAAGTTCCAACCACAGTTCGATTATTTGATGCAATGGCACAACAAATATTGGCAATCGACCATGCCGAGGGTGGAAAATATCAAACAATTATTCGTGAAGTGTTTTCTCAGAGAGGCATTCTTCGTCAACAAGTCATGATGTTGGAAGATGTTGACATTGATGCTGTCCTGAAGGACATTCAGGAGCCACACGAGGTTCAAATGCACGGAGATTTGAAAATCGTTCGCACACTTACAACCAAAACAATGAGGTTGTCGGATAAACTTGGTCCAGTAACGGCCTTGGATGCAAATCCATTGTTTGATCTGGAAATCAGCGTGCCAGATCAAACAGCATATTATTTCGACAACGATAAATTGGTAGGGGTATCAGAATCCAATGAAGGGGAAATCCTGGATGCTGCGTATGCCTGCCTACGGCTGTTAAATGATGACGATTTGGTTGGCGATCATGATTCGGCATTGTTTGAAAACAGACACGGAAAGCTAATGAGAAAGCAGATCGTTTGCACCTGTGCAAAACCGAATTATTGTGACGCAAACGCTCCTGAATATGGAAAGCCGTGGAAACCAGCAAATAACTCTGGGTGCGTGGCCTGCCATAATGACAATTGCAAGCCTAGATCATGCGATTGTGACCCTGTGCCAACAACACCGGCCCCGAAAGTTGGTTGTTACACCACGGTTAGGGCCGGAGGTCGAACAACATATAAATATGGCAGCAATGCGTCAAGAAAAGTCTGTTAAACCTATTGACCAGATTGCCGTCTTTGTTTACGTTTTGTCGGTTTGCCTTGGTCGTCAAAGTCGATAGTGTTGGTGTTTGAGTCAATTTGACCATACACCAATTCTGTATAAGGCTTGTTGCCCATGAAGTTTATGCGAATTTTGACCTCAGTGATGTGCGGTTTTACTTGTCGGATGACGATTTTGAATTTATCACCTTCGCCAGCCACTATGTAGCGACCGCCATCTTTTGTAGGTTCATCCTTTATAATTGGGTGATCCAATTCTTTTAAGGATATTTTCGTTGCCCGATACAGAGTATGGGCTTCCTCGTTATAATATTTGTGGGCTTCACCGTCTTTCCACATGATTACGCCCGTAACAATTGGGCTGATAATCAATGGGGCTGCGGTGCAACCTGAGAAAAATGGCAAACACAAAGACAAAAATAGCAATAGTTTTTTCATAGGCTCCTCCTATGATATGTATTGCCGTCACCATCAAAAAAAGGAGAATCAACCATGAGCGGCCTGTACTACAGCAATTGTGAACTCGATTTCGACACTGAAGAGGATCGCATTATCTTTGCCCAAGACGAAGATTGGGATGAAGACGAAGAAGACGAAGAAGACAATGACGACGATGATGACGATGATAACGATCTTCTTGATGACGATGATGACGATGATGACGATGATGACGATGATGACGACGATCTTCTCGACGATGATGACGATGATGACGATCTCGACGACGATTGGGATGATGACGAAGATGACGATGACGATTGGGACGATGACGATGACGAAGACGAAGACGACGAAGACGAAGACGAAGACGATGAGTAATGACTCCTGCAATTGAATACTTAATTCGCACCGATCTCATCAAAGAGTGGCTTGTCGTTCCGTGTTCAATATTCCTCTGCAATAGAAGCGATTATCAAAAAGTAGTCGTGACTATTGCAGAGGAATTCAAGCCTAGCGACCACTATTCGGTGAAGCATTGGCATCTCAATAGATGTTCAGAGGAACAAGCTCTGCCATTTATGGACGAATGCCGTGTATCCAAAGATTTGGTATTCAATCACTCGGCAACGATACTGCCAAATCATCTTTTGCTTACTTATCATCAAGAATCAATAGCATCACATCACAACAGCTTTCGACAGCCCATGTCTCCTGAGTTGTATGATTATTACTTTGAAAACACGACAGAAAGCACACTTCACACCAAAAAGCGGTTAAACTGGCTTTGGAGAGAGTTTGTTCGCACCTACGCTCCTCAATTATCTTCCTGCCAAGGCTATATATCTAATGTATATCGTTCGGATGCGAGCCTTGCAGATGAGCAACGGAATCTTGTTTGCAAGTATATGAAAAGACAATGGAAGTTCTGGCTAATGTGGCAAAAGCATTTGCTATTAGCGCCTGGAGAACTTGTCTTTTATAAGGAGTATCTGAACGTAATCGACTAATGCACGAGCAGGAGGCTCATGAAGAAGTTGCTTACGGTTTTGGCCTGCCTAACAGTGGTGTTCATCGGCATTGCCATCACATTGCCAAAAAATCAGTTGCGTGGACAGGCAACTCATCAATATCCAAATCCTGACATTCCAGCACAGATAAATCCTGTAGCTGAGTATGAAGGCGAGGCAGACGAAGACCTCACCGATGTCATGGTGCCGATCCCAATGAAGGATCGAGTTTTCAACAAAACAGGCATTCAGTGTGTATGGTGTTCGCTGGAAACATGCGGACGATATGCTGAAGAACCAAAACTAATCAATATGACAGACTTGGCTGATTGTAAAAGTTACGCCAGTCCAGGTAGTGCGGCTCAAAAATTGAAGCAACTGAGAGTAAGATATGAACAGACAACAAGTACGTCTGATCGTAGCTTAATCATCAAATCGGTTGTTGTAGAAAGACGTGGTTGTTTATTTGCAGTCCCAGGTCACGCAATGACCTTGGTGCATTACGACGAAAAAAAGGGAATTGTCAAGTACATCAACAACAGTGATAGTTCACTCAAAATTCGTACTTGGACTATGGAAGAATTCAATCGTCGTTGGGACGGATGGATTTGCGTGGTGTATGCAGACAATGACATTGTGCCACATAAATACCGTCCAATAGTACCAGAGATTCCAATCGTGGACAGAAATGGACCACAAGGAATCTATCCAAAAGATTACATACTTCAACCAAGTAAGTAACGAAAAAGCCCGGCAAATCGCCGGGCTTTTTTATTTGCAGTTACACTTCTTCTTGCTGAAGATCACGCCGCCTGCACGCCCGACAATTTTCTTGCTGCGATTCTTTGCAGTAATGGGACGATCACTTCCATCCAGGGCGGAATTGGGTTCGACCGTGATCTCTCGTTCTCCATTTTCAGGCTGATTCAGACCGGCATTTGATGGATCACCTGCCGATCCGCCAAAATTTTCATCTCGCCGTTGAAGCCAATTTATAAATCCCGACATTGAGTCACGCCCTTCGCAAATAAATACCCTGTGCCATATATAGAGTATACGGAAGTATTTGAAGCCAAGGGAGGCACATGAAAGGAGTCAATCTATCCTGGACCGTAGGAGTTCTTACAGTAATCCTATTTGTGGCATTCGGCGTCAAGACACACCATGCCAACCAAGAACCAACTCAACCAATAGCTCAAGTTCAACCACCTGAAGTCATTCCTGAGCCGCCAAAAACGCCACGCTTGCCGAACATCACAGTTCAGGTGCCGCCACATCTAAGTTATTCAGAAGTAGTCACCCAAGTAAAAAAATGGGAACAAGAAGCACCAGATTTGGTTGAAGTGGGCTTCTATGGAAAGACAAAAAGAGGCTTAAAAGAAAAGGAGCATCAATTTTAATGATGTTATGAATACTCTCGAACATGGACTGGTGTTTTGTGGTTTCTCAAAGAGGCTCCAGTAGTACCAATTAAGACCAATGTTGAAGATTTTGACTTTTCAGGTAATACAGGTATCGTTGGTAGGTATCTTCCACTTTGGAACGCACTTGCAGCCCAACAAGATCGGTAGAGTACGTTCTTTTGAATGGAGCAAGAGACGCAGGGTCGTAAACAATAGGTTGTCTGAGATTAAGATAATCTTCAATTAAAGAAATGCCTCGGTTTTCGATTAAATCATCCCATGTCAATAATACAGCGCCCGGTGTCCGTTTGGCCATTTCGCACAACCGTCTGAGTCGATAGGTGTAATGCCTAACGGCAAAAGACGGTTTCATTTTTTCGTTACCTATCAATAAATTCAAAACAGCAGCAGGTTCTCTTACAATATAGATGAATTTACACTCTTTATAAGCTGCCTTAGTTGACAAGTGATGATTGTGAAGCAATTCATCCATGTAAATTGCAGAACGATTGTCTAATTTATGATGCTGCTCTGTAAGAGTCAATAAATTGGGTGGTCCCACATACGGACTGCGAACCGCTAAGTTGTAACCCTGAATCCGAGGATGGTGATTTAATGCGTCACATAACGCAGAAGAACCCGAATGTAGATGGCTGCAAACGAAAAGAACTTTCTTCATTATGGTCCTTTGGGAGAAAAAACACATTCACCTTAATAACTAACATCGTACCTGCCGGTACTTTACTTAATTAGAGAGGGATAAAAACATGCCACTTTGGTCAGACTTTTTCAAATTGTTCACATATGCCACAGAGAAAGACCCTCTGTCGGCTCGTAAAGACCCTAAGAACTTCGGGACTGCTGGCATTTCCCAGCCAGAAGCATTAGGGACAGATTTTCAAAGCGGTGGTGGACCGGGTGGCCAAACAAGCTACCGTCAAACCAACGACATGATTGACACGACGACACTCTCCAATCGCTCTATGCGATATAAAGAGTATGAGCGTCTGCGTAATGTCCCGGAAATCGAAATGGCAATGACAGTCTTCGCTGATGAAGCGTGCGTTGCAGGTGATACTCCAATCACAACTCCATTCGGCGTTACAACCATAAAAGAGTTGGCAGAAAAAAGAGCCGATGAGAGATTTTTGGTTTATTGCTATGACTTCATTAAAAGAGATTACACTCTCGGTTGGGCTTTCGCTCCACGATTGGTCAAAAAAGCCAAAACTCTAACTATCATCCTGGACAATGGCACAAAGTACACTGCCACCCTGGATCACCTCGTTCTAAAGAAAAACGGGGAATGGATTGAAACAGGAGAACTTCAGTTCGGCGACGAACTAATGCCGTTTTACCGTCTGTCGGCTGCGTCCGATCTTAAACACAAACAATTTCCTCGTCTATTCAGTTTTGCAAAAGGCTGGATCAGTGAGCGTCAATTCATCGACGATTGGAAAACAGGCAAAAGTAATCCTGACTATGAAAAAGTAAATCGAGTAATTCGTATGGTTGGTGGCGGATTAACCACCCGACAAATTGCTAACAAACTAAATTTCGATTGGGCGACAATAGACGCCTGGGTAAAAAAAGAAGGATTCACCCCAAAGGAAATCAGAACTCTTTACAAGCACGAAGATCGTCGTAGAGTTGTAGGGATTGAAGAAGGTCCAGAACAAGATGTTTATGACATTTCAGTTGAAGGACACAAATGCTTCGCTACGGATTCTGTGATTCTACACAATTGCCAAAAAGATGAAGATGGCAACATATTCAAAGTGATTACAGCAAACGACGAAATTCGTGAAGAAGTTGAATTTCTGCTGTTGCACCGCAAGATGTTGAATATGAATCGCCAAGGTTGGACATGGTTCAAGAACCTGTGTATTTCTGGCGACTGGTTCGTAGAAATGGTCATCAATCCAGATAACCCTAAAGAGGGCATTTATCGAGCCATGCCATTGCCTCCCGAAACGATGTATCGCATCGAAACGGTAAAGGGCAAGATGATTGAGTACCAACAAAGCAAAGAAGGCCCTGATTATCAGGCCATCATACGAGGACCAGTCACCGGACAAAACGAAATGGAATTGAATCAAACGACGGCCATTAGGTTTGCTCCAAGCCAAGTCGTTCACTTCCGAATTGGCGATGATCGAAAGACATTCTTTCCATACGGTCAGAGCTTAATCGAGCCAGCCCGTGGACCGGCTCACAGCTTGAGATTGATGGAAGACGCAATGGTCGTATATAGGCTGTGTCTGGTGGGGGATTCCCGTGTTCGCACTGAAGACAGTTATAAACTGATTCGTAATCTCAAAGTCGGAGATTGCGTTTGGTCACTTACTCCTAAAGGAATAATCCCAGCAAAGGTTTCCTGGTTCGTCAATAATGGCATTCAGGATATATTGAAAGTTCGCACTAAGCACGTTGAACTACGGGGAACAAAAACGCACCCAGTTTTGGTCAACAGAACAGGCGTCGTTCAGTATGTAGATATGCAAGATTTGCAAATCGGTAAAGATCGCCTATTATTGGTTGACAATGATGCCAATCAACAGGTGGAAATTCCGTTTTTCGAGTCAGAACCGTGGGCTAAGTTATCCAAAGAACAATTATTTACTTTCCGCAAAAAACAATACAAAAACAAATCAAACTTGTTGCGAGAATGCCATAATTTTGGTCGAGCCAAGCAATTCCTGTACTGTAAAAACAAAGCTCTGCCATTATCCAAAGCAGAAAAGATCTGCGAGGTTTTTGGATTAGACAGTTCAAAATTGATCCAAGTCAATAAAAATCAAAGAAACGAAGAACGTATTTCTTTACCATATATTGTTGACGAGGAATTTGCAAGATTGTTTGGTTTTCTATGCGGAGATGGGAACATCCACAATGGTTCTCAATTGTCTTTTTCAGCCGGAACAGACAAAACAATCAACGAAGTATATCGAGCAAAATTAGAGAACTATTTTGGGAAAGTGCGATTTGAGACAGACAAAAGAAGTTTGACGGGATGCGGCAAGCATGTGGTAGATTCTACCTTTGCCTGTTCTTTAATGACGAGAATGGGTTACATCAACAATCATGATTGTAATCGTATTCCAAAATGGGTTTTCACAGCGCCGAAGAATATTCGCCGTGCATTCATAGAAGGTCTGTCAGACGCCGATGGATGCGAACGTCACACAAATAAAGGCACATGGTTCTCAACTATTGAATTATGCAATGAAGAACTCGTCAGAGACATTAAAGAACTATGGTCATCCATTGGATTGAGTTCAGGACATCTAAAAACAAGACATCGTAAAGGTGGTCATGAAATTGAAATTGGCAGAGTAATGCCGCCAACAACTTCATACTCTGTAACCATTAGTGATGTTTTGCTGCCAGAAGAAGAAAACATTATTTCTATTGAAGAAGACGGAAAAGAAGAAGTATTTGATATTACAGTGGATAATGAATATCACAATTTCATTGTGAATGGCTGTTGTACACACAACACCCGTGCGCCAGAACGACGTGTGTTTTATATTGATGTTGGACAACTCCCTCCATTCAAGGCTGAAGCATTTATTGATCGACTGAAAGATCAATTCCGCAAGCGTAAAATCACGAGTGGCCGGGGCGCACCAGGAGCAAACTCAGTAGAAGAACGCTGGCAACCACCGGCTCAAGACGAAGACTATTGGCTACCAATTCGTCCAAACAGCCTCACTCGTATTGATACATTGCCGGGTGCTGAAAACTTAGGCGAAATTGACGATGCTGTTTACTTCAGAAACAAGTTGTTGACCAGTTTGAATTTCCCGAAGAACTACTTCAACAATGAAGACCCAGGTGCAACCAGAATTACTCTGTCTACTCAAGATGTTAAGTTCGCTCGCATGATTGAGCGGCTACAGAGTCACTTCGAGGATGGAATCCTGGATATGGCAGAGAGACACTTACATTTGCGAGGTTATCCTGAAGAAAGTTATCAAGACCTAAAGATCAAGATGACGGCTCCTTCGGATTGGCGAGAGCTTTCTCGTGCAGAAGTGGTAACGGCCCGCTATACTAATGCTGGTACATTAAAGAGTGGTCAGCTTATGGCTGACTATGATATTGTCACCAAGATATTAAAGTTTTCCGATGACGAAGCTGATGAAATGCTGGCTCGTTTGAAGTTGCAAAAATTGGAAGACCTCAAACTACAAGTATTGGCGCAGAATCCACAACTATTGGGTGTGGGCATTCCTGGGGCTGATGCGGGTGGCGGTCAAGGAGAACTTGGAACCGAACCAGGTGGACCGGGCATGTCGCCTGACCCGATGGCGGGTGGTGATCCTATGGCAGCAGCAGGCGGTGGAGCAGGCGCTCCTCCACCAACGGCAACGGCTTCTGGGGCAGATGAAACACCCGATGCTGATCCCGGCTCAAAAGCACCTGAAGGTGCGAACATTCCAGAGCCAGATGGAGAAGACATCAAGAAGTATGATCTTGAGATTCAAGACTACGAGGCCGAGCAGGACCGAGAAGATATTGACTACAGCGTAGGTGACGAGGGTTAATGACAGGAATTACACAATTTCCCACGTTGGCAATAAAAAACCGGCAATTGGTGGAGCAATCCACCAACGCCGGATGTTTTCATTGTTTGAAGATTTTCAATGTAACGGAAATCAAAAATTACACCGACAATGACAAAACTGTGATCTGTCCCCTTTGCGGGGTGGACTCAGTTGTTGGCGATATGTGCGGCTTTGAGCTTTCTGAGGAAATCCTCAAGACCGCTCATCAATTCTGGTACACCAAGCGTTAGTCTTGGTCTTCTTGTCTATCAAAGAAGTATTGTCGGATGTCGTCGTGCATCCCAAACTTATCTGAAGACCATTCGTAGACATCGTTGACTAGCTTGATGTCGGCATTTGGGTTGTAGTCGTAGTTGAGAATAATGTCATGACGATCCATATACTTGCGATTCTTCAGGGAGCCGTGCCACAAATGAGAAATGTCCACGGGGATATAATCCAGGGTTGGTTTTTTGGCTCGCAATCCTTCGCACCATTTCATTAAGTCTACTTTCATATGATCGTTGAATTTACTAGCAAATCCGTGGATGTCCCACGAATCCAAGTAACAATCAACGAAAAATGTATCGCCACTTCCAACGATATTACGGTCGTACAGACCGCCTAATTCTTTGAATGTGTCACGACGAGCGGCCCAGGCGAATCCTGGAACTGAAAAATTCAGTTCTCGATTACGGCGGCGTTGCAACCAATTGCGGTGAATCTTCCATTGCCATGCAACACTTTGCAAGTTTGGAATTTTGCTACCGTCATAGTTCAACATGCCTTTGGGCATGTAATACACTTTCTTGAATAGCTGAATCACATCAGCCGTTTTAAGTTTGTCGCAGGCTTGCTGCGCCCAATCTTCTGAATGGAAAAGCACATCGCAATCAATCCAAGCATAGTATTTGCAATCATCAGGCAATTTGGTAACACCATAGTTTATTAGGCGTTCCTTTTGCCACATGATACTATCGCTACGCAACCGATGGACATCCTGGCCATCTGGAATGTAGAAAGGACCGCCGTTGAAAGCACACTCAACGGTGATAAGTCTCACTCCTTGCCGCTTTAATTGCTCGGCAAAAATGAAGTAGTTACTTAATAAAGATGTGAACCCGGCAGGGTTAAAAAACACAGTGATGACGCATAGTTCGTCCATTGAAGCTCCTTCTTGTTACAACGGGACTGATGACATCCTTATGTATTCAAAAAGATCAACAATTATTTGTTATGTGTTTTAACCAATTGGATTGTGGAAAGAATCTGCTGAATTTGTAGCCAATACATCGGTCCCGTGATTCTTAACATCATCGGGAGACACGTCGGCCAAGCCTTTGGAAATTACCCTGCGACCTTTTGTGGCCGCTTTTCGCATATCTCTTTTGAAATTTCCATCTTTGAAACTATCTAATCCATGTTGTTGAAGTATTGACTTGAGTTCAGGCATTACTTCAGACATACGGTTAAGAAATTGAGCAGCGGCCTGACTGTTCTTGGACATCACAATCTCGAACGCTTGTATGGCAGCAGTTAGAGCCTTCTCAGAGTCAGCATCTAAGCTGGATTTACCAAGCATATTGGTTCCAACATCGTAGGCTGCTAACTCTTTTAGACTCACATAGTCGTTAAATGTTTTCATTTTGATCCCCATTTTTATTGTTCCCTGCATACCTATCTACTAGGTGACGAGGGATTTTACGAATTACGGTGTAAAATTTGAATCAGAGTTAATACATAACCTCATCACTAGCAGCAGAAGCAGTTGCCGATGACTGAATCCAACAACAGCACAGGGAGTCAATTGATTATGAAAAGAAAACTAATCAGCTTCGATGCGTTTAAGAAAATCGAAGAAGCATCACTTACAAACGCCCAGGAAGAGTTAATCGGGGCAGAAGAAGTGTTGGCAAAAACCTTGGGTGTAGATGACTTGAAGTTATTCACCTTCGGGGAATCCGACGTTACATACCAAGCACCGGACGGAAGTTTCGTACATGCCAGCTACAAGTTAGAAAAGGACCAATTGGTCCTTGAGAATCTTGAACAATTGGTTATTGAAGAGGAAAGCGAGAAGAAAAATGCCCGCCAAACCCTAGTCAATATGGTAGATTCGCTACTTGAGAACAACGAAGCAAAGGCAGGCCAGCAATTTGAGGCTTATCTTTCCATGCCGTTTGTTCGTAGAGAATTGCTAGTCAGCGAAGGGTTTAAGGTCACTGTTTCCAAGCCTACTGGCAGTAACTCACCGCTCAAAAACAAAAAGCAGAGTCGTTCTTTGGTCGCAAAGCGTACTCGCTCCCGCAATAAGACCCTCTCCCGTATTTCCAAGAGCCAGAAAGAACAACTCGGTCGCAAGCGTACTTCCGCTTCTAAGCAACTAGGTGGTTCTAACAATCCACGTTGGCGTACATACGCTCGCAAAGTCAAGCCGAACACCATCAAAGAATGGTCGATGATGTGCGAGAACGTCATGAGCTATTTGGACTACAAAGAATTTGGCCCTGTTATGTCTGAATCCATGATTCAGACAGACGACAGAGGTAACGTAACTGGTGTTGCAATGCAAACCATCCAGAAGCGTAATGAAGGCAAGATTTTGACCTTCAATTGGAAGACTATGGATCATGAGATCAAAGTTCTCCGTGGAAATGTCAAGAAGCTGTCAGAAGACCAGACCTTCATTAAGGCCATGACCGATCTGAAGCGATACAACAACATTTCTGACAACTCTTCACTCGAAGAAACACTAGAAGCTATTGTCAGCCGTTGGCCAGATGTTCTTTACATCACCGAAGGCGAATTGGCAGAGCAAATTTCAACAGCGTTGGAGACAGCCAATGTCACCAACTATGACGACAATATGTGTTCTTTCATGGCTGAAGCAATTCTTCGCACAGCACACAATGCTTTCACGGATCGTGTACGCAAAATCGGCTCCCTGGCTGGCAGCACAAACGACCTGACTGCTGAGTGCAAGACCTGTGAGGATTCCTACAAAGAATTCAAGACTGTTGCTGACAAGTTCTACACCCAGCTAGACGAGTCTGACTCGGCTGACCTGAGAGTATTTGCTGACTTGTTCAAGGCTCTCCACGAAGTCCACCGTGTTGCCGCCGAAACTGGTGATGAAGCAACCAAGGCTGAAGTTGAGAACTACATGCAGGAATGTGCTGCTGTTCTGAACCGTGAAACTCAAGTTGATCTAAGTCTTGCAGAGGCTATTGCCAATTATCTGCACGATCTAGTTGAAGCTAATGTTTCTGGTGCGGAAGCAACATGGAACGTTTCCAACAGTGATGTACATAGCACAATCAATGGCGATCACCCAAGAACATCTTGGAACGCCAAGCAAACTGACGCAGTTCCTTCCAAGTATACCGGCGACTACGGCGACGAAGCCCCGGTATCTGACGGCAAGAGCTACAAGAATGGATTAGCAGATGAAATGCGAAATCGTTCGTGGAGCAACATTGGCGGTGCAGACACTTGGCCAGACATGAAGAACCCATATGTACCGAAGCCTTTCGGCGATTACAAGATGAAAGAAAAGTCGGCAGTTGATGATGGCGAAAGTGATTGGAGCCGTTGGCAGTCTGGCGACACATGGCCGAACTTGAAGAACCCGTATGTGCCTGACTCCCCTTGGGACAAGAGCAAATACAAGATGAAGTCCGACAACCTAGTTGTCGATAAAGGCGAAACCAAGGTCTAACACACAAAAAGGAGTGCGTCAATGGATGAAAGATTAAGTCTATTCGTTGACTGCTGTGACAATGGCGGGTTTGTCTTGAATTTGAATGAGTCAGCTACCGACAAGGGGCTGACTAAGTTCAAAGGCAAGTTTCAAGAGGCCGAGGCAGTTAACAAAAACAAAAGAATTTACCCCTTTGGTGTTCTCGATGAGAACGTCAAGAAATTGGTTCCCATCGTAGAAGCCCGTGGGCTGGTGGGAGAATTAGATCACCCGACAGATTCGATCATTCACTTTGAGAAATGTTCTCACGTCATCACTAAGTTGTGGTGGGAGGGAAACAATCTTATGGGTGAAGGAGAAATTCTGAATACACCGCACGGCAGAATACTGCGAAGTCTTTTGTCAGACGGGGTGAGAGTTGGTATTAGCAGCCGGGGCGTTGGCAACGGTCGCAGTGATGAGAATGGCATTCTAGTTATTGGCGAAAGCTACAAACTGATTACCTTCGATGCTGTTGCTGATCCAAGCACCTACAACGCCTTTCAGGAGAAAGTCGTTGGAAAGAAAGAGAGTTATACACCAATCCCAAGTGATATTCACAAAAATGTGGCGAAAAATGAAGACAGCCGCATACATAAAGTAAATAAAGAAGCACTTATTGCTTGCTTGGGCGGTATCATTGAACAACAAACTAGCAATATCAAAGCGAGGTTAGGCTAATGGATAAGATTACAGAAGCACTAAAAAAGCTCTTACCCGAATCTGAGATTAACGAAGTCGCAGCCGCCGTCAAGGACATGCTAGAGCAGGCTAAGGTAAATCTCGAAACTGAGTACAATCAGAAACTTGAAGAAGCCTATGCCGAGCTTACTAGCGAGTTGGCGAATGCTGAAAAGACAGCAGAGAAAGGCTACGAAGAAGCATATGCCATTATTGGCGATCTTCGTAACCGTCTTGAACTTCAAGGCGAAGAGTACAAGTCAGCACTTGAGGAAGGATATGAAGAAGCATATCAGATGCTCAAGGGCGAACGAGACAAGAATCAGCAGCTAGAAGTCGAGATGTACGAAGAGTACGACAAGAAACTGTCTGAGATGAAGGAATACATTGTCGATAAGGTTGACCAGTTCTTGCAATTCAAGGGCCAGGAAATCTACGAACAAGCCAAGCGGGACGTATTGAACGATCCTCGTATGGCCGAACACAAGGTTACTCTGGACAAGATCATTGATCTGACCAGCAACTACTTGTCAGATGATGATTTCGCATCAGTATCTTCCACAAAGTTGGAAGAAGTCAACAAGAGTGTTGAAGAGATGAAGGGACAGCTTCGCATTATGGAAGCTAGAAACATTCGTCTATCTACAGACAACACCAAATTGAACGAAGCCGTGCGTCAGTCTCAGGAACTCATTACAGAAAGCCGTAAGGCCATCAAGTCTGTAAAGAAGTCCGAGGTTGTTAACGAGCAGAAAGAAAGAACACAGAAAGTAACGAATGTAACGGGGAGAGGTAAGACATCCGATGATGGTGTAGTGATTTCGGAATACGCTGCACCCACAAACAATGACGTGGATCAACTGTTGATCCTGTCGGGTTTGAAACAAGCTCAATAAGGCTAACTCCAGCAATAACATAACCAGAGGACAACTCTAATATGAACGCAAATTCTCGATTTTTGAACGAAGCTAAGGAGCTAGAATCTCGTTGGGGCAAGACCGGACTCCTCGAAGGTATTCAGGACCGTTACGTTCGCTCTGCCACAGCAGTTCTACTCGAAAACCAGAGACTCATGAATGAAGTCTCGACCGACACTGGCGACATCGCACAGTTCAAGCGCATCAGCATTCCGCTGGTACGTCGTATTTACCCACAGTTGATCGCCAACAAGATTGTTAGCGTTCAACCATTGCTAGGCCCAACAGGTCTGGTGTATTACCTACGCTTCCGTTACAGCAGCAACAAGGGTGGAACCCGTGGTGCTTCTAACAACGGTGGTTTCCCAGGTGATGACGCCAACTCGTTGATGCAGACCGCTGACGGTACTGCCAACCTGGACATTTTCTACACCCACCAGTTCATTCAGAACGAAGTAACTTCGACTGATTCTGGTACTGACGCTTCTGCTGTATTCACTCCTTTGGAGCATACACCAGTTTTGGCCGGTACTGTAACTGGTACGATTTTTGATGGCAGCACTGCTGTTCAGACATTCATCGTATCGTCCGGTGGTAGCTTCACCTTCACTGACATTGGCGCTCCTAGCGTTAAGGTCACAGCAGGTAGCTTGAACAATAACACTGGCGAACTCGCCATGACCTGGAACTCGGCTCCTGGCGCTAACCACGCTGTCATCAGCTATGAGTACAACATGGAGTGCCAGCAAGACCTCCCAGAAATCAACCTCGTGATCGAGTCGGAAGAAATTGCCGCCAAGACCCGTAAGTTGAAGGCTGTTTGGTCATACGAAGCACAGCAAGACCTCCGCAGCCAGCACAATCTGGATGCAGAAGCCGAACTGACCGCTGTATTGGCTCAGGAAATTAACCTGGAAATAGATCGTGAAGTTTTGACCGACCTGCGTAACAACGCTGGTACTGTCACAGCTTGGGACTTCAATACTGCTCTTGGTGAAACCATCAAGGAAAAGTATGAATCTCTGTATGTTAAGGTTGTTGAAGTTTCTAACGTCATCCACCGTAAGACCCTCCGTGGTGGTGCTAACTGGCTCGTAACTAGCCCTGAAGTTGCCTCGATCTTCGAGACAGCAACAGCAGGCTTCGCACCAGCACCTAGCGAAACATTTACTAGCAGCCTGGGCATCCAGTATGTTGGTACAGTGAACAATAGGTGGCGTCTGTACAAAGACCCTCTGTTCCCATCCAACCAGATTTTGATGGGTTACAAGGGCGATAGCTACATGGATAGCGGTTACTTCTACTGCCCATACGTTCCGCTGACACAGACACCTGTGGTCCTCGACCCAGAATCGTTCTGTCCTCGTAAGGGAATTTTGACGAGATATGGAAAAAAATTATTGCGTGAGGGTGCTAAATTCTACGCACGCATGTCGATTGCGAATTTCGTGATCTAGTTTTTACGCTGCTATAAAAAGAAATCGTAAAAAAGAAACCTACCGACACTATGTCGGTAGGTTTCTTATTGGTTTTTACAAACGTAGCTGCGAAGAAGTGCTTCTTTCGTGTCCACGTTTAGCGACTTGAGGTAAACTTCGTCCCACACCAGGAACACCCCGCCCTCATCCCTCGCAAGTTCCTTGCCTCGATTTTCCTTCGCTATATTGATCTCGTCTGTCCTCTTAAAACCCGGCTTCACTTCGACAAAGTAAAGTTTTTCGTCACCAATGTATTTGACTAGAAAATCTAGCACATATCTATGGGTTTTTCCCAGGTAGACATAATCAATCCCGAACGGCTCGAAATCATACCACTCGACTGATTGATTTTCGCTTAGGTGGATGTGAGCGATCAATTCCAGATGCGATCTGAAATAAGGGTTCGTTTTCCTGCATTTGCCTGCCGGATGAGAAATCCATCCTGTTATGTGTCCTTGATTCCATCGTCCTCCAGCCCACTTTCCCGACGTAATTAAGTCGATCATCGTTTTGCTTTGCTTCTGATTCCACTCTTCTGGCCTTGTAATGCCTTTTGCCCAAGGATTTGCGTAGCTTTCAGCGAGCCATGTTGTGCAGTTCTGGCGTAGATAATCTTTCATTTCTGGTAGTTGGTTGTAGTGTTCAACTCCATATTTCTCCAGAGTGGTGATTGCTCCTTTAACTCGGACTTCAGGCAAGCTCAAAGGATTATCTACTCCATACCGTTCTTGACAAGTTTGTCGCATTTTCTCCTGGATTTTTTCAGATTGAAGAGGAAAGTCTACGCCATATTTTTCTTGCATAGCTTCATTAAGTCGCCGTATGCCTTCATCGGTTTTCATGATATGGTCGGCCCCATATCGCTTCACAGAAGTTTCCCGTCGTTTGTTGACAATTTTCTGCGTAGATTCCTCAGTACCGAACATCTTTTCAACCCGTTCAGCGATCTTTTCCGGTGTATTGATCGGCATGGCAGTGCCATATTTTGCGATATTGGTTTTCTCAATTTTATCTCGAACCTCTTTGCGATTAGCGGGGTTATTCGCTGCCATTTGACATGAACGGCAAATATGCTTGCCGCCATGTGCATCAGCATTCTTTTGAGCAACGCTGTATATTGGCGTAGACTCCGTTCCGCACAATTTGAACCCGCCGTTACAATCGTACTTGATCCGCACCCGTTGTCCAGGTAGTAGATTCGCAGGAATCTTTTCGATGTACATATTTGCTCCTTGTACGGGTCAAAAAAGTTTTCAAAAATAAAATAAAAACCCGTAGTCGTTTCCAACTACGGGTTTTTCGTTGCATCGACCTAGTCGAGATCAGTTGGTTTTCTTAAACCAATCAGGACGCATTTTGCGAATCTCCGCATCAAACTCAGGATCATATCCTTGACTGTTGAATACAGCTTTTGAGAGCGGTCGTGGCTCGCCATTACGAGCCATTTCCATAAGTTGTTGCTTCTTCGCCTTTGCTTCGTCACTCATCGCTACATTATCCAAATCAGATAATTAAGTAACCACTACGCATCATACCAAAAGATTATTGAGTGTCAACTCCTGAACCAATCAGACCGCAGTTTTCGAATTTCTTTGTCGAAGTCTGGGTCGTAAGAACCACCTTGATTAGTATAATGAGTTAAAACCTTTCCTAATTCTCCCGTCTTTTGACTGGGTCTTAGTTCACCATTCTTTGCCATGTCCAGAAGTTGTTGTTTCTTCTGGTCAGCAATATCAGATGTTAATACAAACCAATCAGGTCTTAAATTTCTGATTTCCTTATCAAATTCTGGATTATAACAGCCATTTTTTAGACTTGTATAAGAAGACAACATGCCTCCTAATTCATGTTTTTTATTATTTGGTCTTGGTTCACCATTTTTAGCCATTTCCAATAGTTGTTGTTTAGCAATATTAGATGTTGAGATAAACCAATCAGGTCTGAGATTGCGAATCTCTGCGGCAAATTTAGGATCGTAACATTTTGATACAGTACAAATGTAATTATTAAACACCGATCCCAATTTAGTTTTTCTCTTTGGTTTTGGCTCACAGTTTCTCGCCATTTCCAGAAGTTGTTGTTTCTTCTCGCTTGCAACATCGAACTGAGATATAAACCAATCAGGTCTAAGTTCACGGACTTCCTTGTCAAATTCTGGATTATAACAGCCATTTTTTGGATTAGTATAAGAAGACAACGTGCTTCCTAATTCATGTTTTTTATCATTTGGTCTTGGTTCACCGTTTCTCGCCATTTCCAGAAGTTGTTGTTTAGCAATATTAGATGTTGAGATAAACCAATCAGGTCTAAGCCTACGAATTTCTGCATTAAATTCAGGATCAGATCTCATGTAATGATTAAACGCAATTCCTAATTCATGTTTTTTATCATTTGGTCTTGGTTCACCATTCTTTGCCATTTCCAGAAGTTGTTGTTTTTTATCGCTTGCAACATCGAACTGAGATATAAACCAATCAGGTCTGAGATTGCGAATCTCTGTGGAAAAATTAGAATCGTAACATGGGTTTTTTGGATTAGTATAAATTCTCAAAAAAATTCCCAAGTTATGCGTCCGTACTTTTGGTATTGGATGTTCTTTACGAGCCATTTCCAAAAGTCGCTGTTTCTTCTGTACGGAATTATCAAACCAATCAGGTCTAAGTTCACGGATTTCTGCGTCAAACACATCATCATAACAGCCACCTTTAAGGCGTATATAGTTGCGAAAAACCGATCCCAATTTAGTTTTTTTCTTTGGTTTTGGCTCTCCGTTTCTCGCCATTTCCAGAAGTTGTTGTTTATTCTGGTCAGATTGAGTTAAGCAGAACTTCTCCCAGCCGTCAATTGATTCTAAGAGTTGTAATTGCCATGTTTTGAGTGTCATTTTATTTTTCTGAACCAATCAGACCGCAGTTTTCGAATTTTTTTGTCGAAGTCTGGGTCGTAAGATTTATGTTTTAGTCTTGTGTAACAACCCAAAACCGATCCCAGTTTATGTGTTTTTTGATTTGGTCTAGGCTCGCCGTTCCTTGCTATCTCCAGAAGTTGTTGTTTCTTCTGGTCAACAATATCAGATTGAGTTTTTTTATTTCTGAACCAATCAGGCATAAGTTCACGAATTTTTTTGTCGAAATCTGGATCGTAAGAACTGTCTTTTGGTTTTGTGTAATAAACCAAAGCCGATGCCAATTTATGTGATTTCCTATTTGGTCTTGGTTTGCCACGACGTGCCATATCGATAAGTTGTTTTTTTTTATGATTTACGGCATAACGAAACCAGTCGGGTCTAAGGCTGCGAATTTCCTTATCAAAATTTTTGTCAAAGGTATTGCCTACGGTTGTATATTTGCTTAAACAACTACCAATGTGTTCTGAAATTTTTGGTCTTAGTTTTCCTCGTCGTGCCATCTCTAAGAGTTGTTTCTTCTTTTGGTTGGCACGCTCAGATAGAGACACAAACCAATCAGACCGCAGTTTTCGAATTTCTTTGTCGAAGTCTAGGTCGTAACAATTAGATTTTGTAGTGTATAAAGTCAATGAATGGCCCAACTCATGTACTTTTTGAATAGGTCTTGGTTCACCACGACGTGCCATCTCCAAAAGTTGTTGTTTCTTCTGATCGGCAATATCAGATAAAGATGAAAACCAGTCAGGTACGATTTTGCGGATTACCTTGTCAAACTCTGGATCGTAGCAATCTCGCTTGTGTTCTGTGTAAATACGCAAGACATTTCCTAGACCATCTCGTTTAGGTTTTTTCTCTCCATTCCTTGCCATCTCCAAAAGTTGTTGTTTCTTCTGATCGGAAATATTAGATCGAGACACGAACCAATCAGGTCTGATCTTACGAATTTTTTTATCAAAGTCTTGGTCGTAGCTGCCGCTTTTTTGACTCGTATAGCAAGTCAAACCAGATCCCAATTTATGTGATTTCTTATTTGGTCTTGGTTTGCCACTATATGCCATCTCTAAGAGTTGTTGTTTCCTTTTCTTGGCACACATGAACCAGCGGGGTATGCGTTCTCTGATTTGCTTGTTGAATTCTGAATCATAAGAACTGCTGTTGTGTCTCGTGTATTCATTCAAAACATACCCCAGAGGATGCTTTCCCGGAATGGGTTTTGTCTCGCCATTCTTTGCCATCTCCATAAGTTTCTGTTTCTTCTGACTTGATTTAGATAAACAGAACTCCTTCCAGCCACTTTTGGAATCCAAAAGTTGTATTTGCCAAATACTAAGCATTCTCTGTCTGCCTTTTATAATGTGCTCGTTGAACTGCCATAAATCGGTACAGCGAGCTATCTTTGTCAAGATTTTCAAAGCCAATTCGACTTGCTTCTTCAACTTTTTCTTTCCAATCTGTTCCTAAGAACTGTTGGAGTCTTTGAAGGTCATTTGTATTGGCTCGACCTTCAAATGGAGAATGCGGAGCTATATGAGTTCTGACGACTACGTCCCAACCATGTTCACGCACAAAATCAACAATCATTCCATCAAGTCGTAGATCAGGGTTATTTGGATTTTGTCGTCTTAGGAGTTCTTTACGGAGTCGTTCTTTGAGGACTTCATAAGAGACATTTTCCAAGATATAATCATCAAATGATTCGATGATATCTTCGATTACTTCGTTGATGGCATCTGGAGTGCGAAGGTCTTCTGGGATTGCAAGTACAGCTTGGAGCATTTCTTCGATTACATCGTTACGTTTAGAGCCGTAAACATCTTCAAGGCTGACGTATTTAACTGGTTCAGTGTCTTCTTCGTCGTCATCAAATGGCAATGTGGGCATGAGGATGGGATAGAACATATCATCGAGCATTGACGAGACGATAACTGCGTTAAACATATCCGAGATGTTTTGGCGGATTTTATCTGATGGTGAGTCCCATTGTGCGAAGTATTCGATGTAATTGACCATTTTGACATCTTGTTTGTCTTTATGGTCTCGAAGACTGCGGCCCAATTTTTGGATGGCCAAGTGTACCGAACGATCAAAACTAGCGTTGTGGATTCGTGAGCATGGAGGCCAATCTGTCCCTTCTCGACCTATCATGCAGGTGACAGCAACTTGAAAGTCATGGTCATCTGACATGAGTCGATCTTTATCTCGTTTTTGTCGATCTGGTCGTACTAGATCGAGAACCAATTTTGGTCCATAGATTTGTTCTAGTTTTTCTACTAATGTCTTAACCCATTCGGTTTTATTGGTGGTCTTAAAAAAGCTATTGCCATCTGAGGGAACAATAATGAGGGCAGGTTCGTTTGATTCTTCTTTGACAGAATCAATGATCTGATTCATGAGTTGAGTGCTATTTTCATAGCAAACATAATTTTGTCGTAATTCACGCAGTCCAAGGACATTCCAGTGTTCCATGAATGGCACTCTGAAAATCTCGAAATCACTAAGATAATCGGTGTCAATAATGGCTTGTTTATTGCCACGATAGAAGAGTGCGGTCATTACATGAAGAAATCCCTCTTGATCCAAGAGGTATTTGCAAAATTCACCCAATCTATTCATTTCATAATCATCTTCACTTACGCCTGAAACATGTTGTATTTCATCGATGCGAAACGATGTATTTTTGATCGCACGTTTCTTTTCAGAATTGCTCATATTCTGAAAGGCTTTTATGAAGGCGGCGTATGTAGCAACGCAAGTGACTCCTCCGAGGACATCTTGTTTTCTGAAGGAATCTAGGCTTTTTTTAGTTCGTTTTTCCAGAAGAAATTTACGAACACTTTCGACTGAGCCATCATTTTCTTCACAGCAATTGGTGGTTATTTCCCAATGATAAATTTTGCCATCTATATTCAACATGGGGTGTTTTTTCTCAGTGAACCCATATCCGATATTGAGTTGTGGCACAATAAAGATTTGTTTTCGTTCATAGTCAGTTTGGATAATTTCACGAGCTGCGTCGAAGATTTGCATTAAACTTTTACCACTCCCTGTTGGTGCAACGGTGAGGGTGCGAGTTTTGCCGTCAAAGCTCTTAAATCTACGTATTTGATAATCTCGTCCAGCATACCCAAGCTCTCTTGGTTGAGATTGTTTTATCGCAGGCAGTTTGGCTTGATGTGGTTTCCAATTTGGATCTCTAAAACTGAAATCGGCAGGCTTCATATCATGACCTTATAAAGAGGAAGGTTCCCATGTCGGTTCTGGACGCTTTGTAGCAATAAAGCTGTTCTGAAACAGTCCAATCTGTTGGATTTCTCAGATGTTTTACTACTGATTCGACCAAAATTTTTGGATCAAATCTTTTACTGGAATGCCCATCTGACAACATCAGATTTGCCGCCACAACAGTTTTTGGTGGGCAGAGATTCATGGTTTTAGCGAGATATTTGTGGCAACTCGTTTTGAGCACAGTTTTTGTGTAATCGAAATACACAAGTGCTGGATTGAAAATCTCGAAATTATCTTCGATTGTTTCGAGCCAATCTCCGCACAGCCAGTTGGCTTCGGGATGGTTTTTTTTATTGAATTCAATTACACCTTCACCTTTGAGGTCGTTGTCGATTCCAAAAAATTGATTTTTGGTGATAAATCCAGCTTGGACCAACTGAACGATTTCTGATCCTTCTGTATCGGGTTGTTTATTGCAGAAGGTCCAGTAAGATTTTTCCATTGGAATTGAATGGATGCCGGTAATTTTTCTATAAGCATTGATCAATTCTTGTCTTGCCTTTATCTTGGCAGAGTTCTTATAATATTCTGGCTGTTCGGCGAAATGATGTTTGTCGAATGGATTTTGCATGTGTGATTTATAGCACAAATCACACAATTGTTCAAGGACAAAATAACTGATGAAGATTGACACTGTCACAAGCCTTTAGATGGCAAAGCATCCGAGGATGTAATGAGCAATCAGATCAATGAAAATTTGTTTCCACCAAAGTTCTTAAACTGGCCTGTTCATTTGCATCACGATCATAAGACTGGCATGACAGTAGGTGCAGTTCATTCCCACTGCAACGCTGTATTATGGCAATATCATAATGAGTAAATATGAATTACATCATCGTTCAAGTAGATCAAGATTATGGTCAAGTAGTAGGCGTCAGGTACATTGAAAGTTTTGAAGACAAAGAATCTGCGAATGCGTTTATTTTAGGAAAGAATGAACAGCGGATCGCAGAATGGAAAAATAGATTAGAATACATTGAACAATGGGTCGATGCTATTGAACTTCCTGAGACAGATTATCATGGCTGGATTAAATATCTCGAACAATACCATCCATTTGGTGTCATGTATGTGACTCCCGATGACTTCAAAGAAAATTTGAAGAGTTATTTAACAACACACTCGGTGAAATTGAATGAATATGAGCCGCCTCCAGTAGATTTAGAATGCAACGGTTTTCATATAGTGAAGATGAGTCGGTAGGATTTCAAAGGCTTTTGCAGCCTTTGAAACTCGCTTGGCGTGCAACTTCTGAAACATTTCAATCCACAAAGGCTTTTGTCCCCGTATCCCGCAGCCTTTGAAACCGGCTGGCGTCGATAGACAAATGCCCGGATCTTGTATGAGTGATTCTCGTTATGTAATGATATTTGATAGTTAAATCGTAAATATCTAAAGGAAAGATATTCGATAAAACAAACATAGAGGCGAAGATGAAATTCAGAAAATGGTTTGAAGTTGTGGAGTTAATGAAGCCGAAAGGTGCAAGAAAGAGCAACATTGTAAGGGATGCTGGCACGAATACAGCCAGAGGTGCGATTCAGTACAAATGGAAAACACAACTGGGAAGCGAAGTAAAGTTATTGTTTACTCCTGAAGGCAATGACGAATACACGGTTGTTTTTTATGTAAACAATACATTGTATGACGATGCTGCATCTAACACAGAAAATGGTAGAGACCCAGAGATTTTGTCTGGTATTTTTTACTTATTAAAGTCCAAGTCGGAAGTAATTGGAGCAAAGACTTTATCGTTTAGGGCACATCAATCTCCTGGCGACACTAAAATTGTGCGAAGTCTAAACATAGATTTGTATAAGCAACAAGCATTGACAGACATTTTCAATTTCTCAAAAGAATCGTCTACAGTTGTTCCTAATGTTGTACCTCCGAGCGAGAGATCGCTGTCGCTTATGAAAAAAATCAACAGGCCGATTCTAACAGTATACGATTTTGAAAAGGATCGTTGGTTGAATTTTGCAAAACAAGTAAAATCAGCAATTGAACAAAACGAATCGATTTACAATTATGTGAATCAGTTAAAAACTGGAGTAGGGGTTGGCGACTTCCGTACTTTGAATTTTGATATCAACAAATTGATTTATTCTTTAAGCAATTATCAAAACGCATTTATATCAAATACAGAGCAGGGCTGGAGCAAAACCAAAAACAGACGTGCTGTGATATATGAAAAGCTGTTGAATCGTCATATGTCTAATGACTGGTCTATTAGTGTTGTTCGTGGCGACAATTTTTTGTTGACTAAAAAACATGATGTGGTTTAATGAATGCGTGAAACAGTGAAACAGTGAAACAGTGAAAGTTGAATAAGGAAACATGATGTCAGACGAGAATTGGGAATGGGCCGAGCGAGGAATAAGTCCTAATGACAATTTCAAGCCTACGGTGATAACGGATGGTGGTCCTTGGGCGACTCACAACATGCCTTGTGCTGTATTGAATCAAACGGAGAAGGCTGTATTGGACATGAATAGTAATGTATTTCAACCGTCTTGGAAGGCACAATCTGAGGGCTGGCGATTAGTTCATGCTCGGAGTTGGTTTCAAAGGTTTTTGTTAAAAGTTGCGGGTTTGGTTTAGCAATTGTCTATAATGTAGCTTAAAGCTATTTATGGACAATTGCGATCTATGATTGACGAAAGACTTCTTCAAGATAAGTACATATTAACAAATGTAAGACAAGGTGGAGTTTCTGATTTCATTGAAGATGAAATACGTCGCATTTGCGATTGTCCGAAGAAAGGCGAAAAGTCGATTGGCGATTTGTTTATTGATGGAAGTCCGTTAAACATAAAGACGATTGACATAGGAAAGAGTTTTCATATGCCCAATTTAGTTTCTGCAAAGAAGGCGTTTGATTTTCTTCAGAAACCAGAAAACAAGCTGCGATATATGTTTGTTGAATACGAAAAAAATGGAGACATAGTGGAAATCAAAAGAGAAACCATCAAAGAGATCGAAGAGTTGTCTGACGTTAAAATACAAGCTCAAGGAGAGGGAGTAATTCAACTTCAAAGTTTGACATTTAGGGATCACATTGATGAATTCAGAGTGCTTATGCGAGACTTCATCAATAGACAAAACAAAAAATGGGAAATGCGATGGGACTATTATGGTTTACAACAAAAAACTTTGTTGTAAACCATAAATACAATTATGACAGCATCATCAGTAACAGGCGTATCAGGACCAGGCGCAGCAACAAGCAAAGGTCCACACAACAATCGTGACACTTATGTACCATTGGCTGGTCCAAGAGTGATTGTGGCAGGATCGGCAACACTAGACGGAGGGGGCGGCTTTACACTAGAGTTTCCTACGCCACTACCCGGTGGATTCTACAACTATTCTTACGCTGTAACGCCTCTAGGTTCGGAACGATTCTCTGTAACTGTCGGTGGAGCCGAAAACGCTGAAGGCGAGCTAGCAAGCATCACCATCATTGGCAACAGCAACAAGACGATTACTTATATGGTAGTCAGCAATGGGCAAGCAGCCATTCCTTTAAGCTAAAGGAGCAGGCTCTTATTCCTTCAGCACAGCCTTCTTGACGTGCTTGTTTTTATTCATCCATTCTAAAAACGCAGGTCTGCTTTTGCGTGTTGACACTTTGACTTCATAGGTGAATTCTTCTGTTTGTTTCACGGCAAGAATTTTTCCCCCATCATCAGATACAATCTTGGCCAAGGATCGTGCGTCGGATTCTTTGGTGACATCTACGACAACCGTAAGTTGCTGTGTTGAGGTTAGCTCATAGGTTATCACGCCTATTCCAGCCAAAGCCATAACCGAAGCCATTGACAAAACAATTCGCTGAGTCCATTTCATGAATGAGTTGGACTTCTGTTTTGCTGGCATTACGATTCGCCCCATGTCAACAAGACAGTCTTCCATACTTCCTTGTTCTTTCATAAATTTCAAATGTCCCGGTAGGTTCTCAAGGGACATTGGAATTTGTTCATCTTTTGGTGTTGCCATTTTATCTCCTTTTTGGTGGCTAACGTATTTAGTATATGCTCAATACAATTACACCAGAATTCGTCCACTACATCCCTGAAGACATGCAAGAAGGCGTACTGTATGTTTCTTTGGAGTACAGCACAGCGATCCACAAGTGCTGCTGTGGCTGCGGACATCAAGTCTGTACGCCAATTGATCCCAATCCACCACACAACGGCTGGACGCTTATAAACGACGATGGCAAGGTATCTCTCAGCCCGTCAATAGGCAACTTCCAGTTGTCTTGTAAAACACACTACTTCATCAAAGAAAACCAAGTCATGTGGTGTTAATTACTTCACGACATATTAGCAAATTAGTGGAGGAAATGTACGCTGAAGATTACAAACTATTTGAGTATATATTTTAATGGAATCATTCAAAGAATATATCAACGAAGGAAAAGATCGAGGCAACAATAGGATTGAGGCCATATCGACTCTCGTATCTGCTTTGAAAACAGCACTCGGTCAGTACGATATATCAACCCGTCATTTCGTCTGGGAGCATCTCAACAGCCAAAAAGGGAAAGAATTGATGGAAAAGATTCTACGCAATCCGAAAACCTACCTTTCCGACAGCGAATTCACCAAGTTGGTTATAAAGAAATGACGTGTTGACTTCAGACGAGAAAAGAGTAAATTGTGTTGGATCAGTTGGATCGCCGACTGAAATTTCCGATTCTCTCGAAGGAGTCTTGCAGTGAAGAAGTTTCTCTCAGTTATGGCTGCAATCGCAGTCCTCGTGGCCTGGAGTGGCACAGCTCCGGCTCAATGTGGCAGCGGGCGTTTCTTTAGTGGCCAAAACCAATGCGAGAATGGCTACTTCGGTGGTTGGCGAGTGATTCACTCGAACTATTCCCCCGTCTACTCGCACAGCAGCTTTGGATCGTGTTCCAGTGGAGGATATGTGACGGCGAGTCAACCAGTGCCTCAGACGGTGCCATACATCGAAAACAAAGGCACCAACAAGGCCGTGATGCCTGATCCAAATTACCAACCCTATAAGGGTGGCAATTTGCCAGCTCCTACTCCAAAGAAGACTTCCCAACCGGGAGACCTTCCTCTGCCTCCGAAGAAGATTCAGCCGCCGAATCCTCGCCAAGATGGATTTCCCGAAGGGACCATTCAGATTGACAACCAATCGTATGGCAGATTGCTTGACGGTACTTACGCCAAGATTTCCGATGGGACGTACTCTCGCTTGAAGGGCAATACGGCATACGGAAGTTACTCGAAGTAATTTGAGTCAGTATCAAAAAGCAAAAGCCAGGGATCAAACCCTGGCTTTTGTCGTTATTTGGGGGCTGGATAACGGTCTATTCTGTTTTTTCGGTCATAAGACCCAAGCATATGACCCTGACGATAATCGTCACTTAATGTCCAACGGATTGGACCCAGCCACTTGCCATGCCCCCCATCCCAATATCCAGTCATAAATGTAGCTGACGGGGTTGCTGGTTGTGTAGTCGCTCCCACTGCGGGGGCAACTGGACTTGATTCTGACGGTACAGGAACAGGTTGAACCTGCCTGATTTCTGACATAGGCGATTCGTTGATTGGACGAGCCTCCGGCTTAACTCGCACAATGCTAATGATACCTAAGATCACAAGTGGAGTCGAAAGTATCGCCAACAATAATACGACAAAGAAACTCTTTTTCATAAGTCCTCCTTTATCGTATATACCTGCACACTGGAATAATTCAGAGGTTACAAGAAGTTAAATGCGAGTTGCATCTATCACTATGATCGGTCAGTTTCCCGATGGGATCAACATTCATGTAAGAAATTTGAAATGGGCATTGACGGAAGATGACCACATTTTCATCATTACTTTGCCATCTTTTATTGAATCTCTTGATCTAAAAAACGATAAGCAAGTCACCTACATTCCCTTCCATACACAACTTAATTCGGAAAAAGGATTCATCAACTTTTGGAAATATTTTCCGAAAATAATCAAAGAGTACAAAATATACCCTGAGTGGTTTTTGTTCATGGAGGAAGACATTTGGTTTTTTGCCAAGCCACTACTCCAAAGCGATCCTAAAATTATCCGTGGATATTTACCTCGTGGCTCGTACAGAAACATCTTACTCGACGACCAAATCATACACAATCGAGTGTGGGAAGGTGCGCAGGTAATCCACAGTGATATTGTGAAAAACGCCATCAATTTCGGCATCGACTTTTCTTTTGTGCGAAACACATTCTTGGTCAAGAACAGAAAAAAATACGAAGATGAATTTGGTGGCGAGATTACCATGTCCATGTATCAGAACCCTGATACATTTGACGAGTTTGGTCTATATTGCGCTTTGGTCGAAAAGACGAAAATGCAACATGAAGTTAAAGCTCTGCATGTTCGTGGGCCGGAAAGTCTGCACCGCATGTATCCCGATGCTTATTTGCACGCAACCAAACAACGCATAGATGAAATACAAAAGAAATTGCCATATATTGATGTTCTACTTGCTGTTGCTGTATATTACACAGTTGGATTGTGGAAGCACATTCATCATTTGGACTGGACCAAGGCTCAGATAGAAAGTAAGAGAGAAATACAGCGGCTGTTGTTGACTGGTAACGAATGGATTACATTCGAGGAATACACCAAATTAGATTCATTGCATGTCTTAATGAATGGCTTATCTCCGAGCAGGAAGAAGGTATAATGCGATATACTCATTCTCCGGGCGATCTCGATCAGCAATCGTCGGTTTCTATGTGAGAAAGCCGGACTTCTATCGGTACGAGCAAGACTGATAAGCCAAGCTGGTTTCACCCGGAGAGTGAGTTGTCTTTGGTCAAATTTATTGGATTCGATATGATACGCAAAATTACTGATCCGTGGGAAGTAAGCAAAGATGCACCGCCCAAGACTCTGGAAGGAGCCATCGTATTTTTGAATAATTGGTTATCTCAAACATCAGGTAAAGAAAAAGACGAAGACCCTGAGCAACCTATGATTGAGGTAGTTACAAAGATGATAAACGAAAACCCAACCGAATGGTGGCTTGGACATCATTTCGGTTGGGGCATGGGTATGAGAAACATACTTCGCAAGAATGGATACGACGAGCAAACGCTCGGCGTCAGCAATCTTGACGATTACTACATTGGGCTGATCGAGCAAGCATGTTTAGGCAAGGGAAACCATCACCATGAAATGCCTAGTCTCGACGCCGATAGTACAAAAGAATGACTCGTCTAATGTGATCTGCTTCGATTTTTCCCCACGATCCATCGTCGTGAAAAATCTCTTTAATGAATTTCCATATTCGGTTCATATAGCCTCCTTTGCCAAAAGGAACCGAATGTATTTATCCTACCTGTCGATACTTCACTTTTTCTTGGAATTCATTTGGATGAATTAAACCCAACAAACTGGGTTTATCAGTTGCAAATTGATCCCAACTGATGCTTCTGTTGAAATTATTGATTTGAGTTGCTTGGATGTCACATTCGATGACGCCGCAGCCCCAATCAATATCGAAGAACATCAAACTTATTTTCCAACTACGGTCGCATGGACAGGCGACGTGTGGAAGTCATTCGTAAAGTTCCGAAACTCCTGGAATCTTCCAGCGTATGTTGTTGAGATAAGGATTGCAATCATGGACAACAATAGTGCCACCAATATTGATGCTCCGAATGGAATTCAAGATGTCTTTGTCTACTTGATCTGATTGATGCAATCCATCAATGAAAATCAAATCAAACTTTTGTGTATTGAAAGCAAAGAATTCATCTGAAGTGATTTGATATGTGGCCGCAGTATTATTCGGGTCTACACAAAATTTGTGTTCACATTGGATGTGCTGGTATGTGTCAAATGTACCAATACCTATTTCCAAGTAGCTTTTGTAAGATAGCTCTTTAATCAAGAACGAAATCAATTCGAGTCGAGTTGAAAACATCCTTAAAATTTCACTTGAGCCAAACACGGCGGCATAATTTGTTTGAGCATTGACACTGGAATATACGCCATGAGTTTATCTTGCTGGCTTCTAGGATCAGGGCGAACTCGCAATGTTGCAGCACCCATCCGATAGTTACCTCGTTGATCGAATCCCTCATCTTCGGCCCCGGCTCGCATCTCTTCTATGAGCTTTTTGGCTTCAGCAACGCTTACCAACACGATTTTGCCGCCAACTCGACTTAGAACAGCATAGAACTCAGCTTTGCCAACCATGTCTCTACCAGGGACGCCACGGCGATAATCCTTCATGACTTCAAAGAGAATATCATCTCCAGTATCACGATATTTGATTTGAATGGGTTTTTCACCGCTGGGAGTGTCCCACCATCCGTCAACCTTGTCATATTTATCTTCTTGAGTGGATGGCTCTCTAAGTTTCATTCCACATTGAACCAAGCTATCAAATATCTGCTTTTCAATACTTTTGCCATATTGAACTCTCTGGTCAATGTCCTGAAATCTATTGCCCATACGCATTTGAGGCGGTGAAGTACGATCAGCAGGGTTTGGAGCATGACCAAGAGATGGCTTAGGAATTTCTTCTTCAGGATTTGTCACAGGTATCACCGGCTTTTGTTGTTGCATACGACGAGGATCACGGCCAAAGGCTCCACCTACGGGGCCTCGCCAGCGAGCTTCATTAGTTGATAACCATTTTGAAAAGTTCATAGCTTATTTATCTCCCAAGCTACATATTATTCAAAGTTAAATATAATGAAATATGATTGAGCATGAACCAGAAGAAATCCGAATCAAAACATACAAAGACCCTTTAATGGATGGGAAGCTCCTCATGGGACACACACACACAATATAAAGGCAACAGCCATATGGGTGCTGGATATTTCTTTGCGCCTTACGTCCCTTTGACTCGAACTCCGACCGTTTTTGGTCAGACGCACCAAGCTGTTGATTACGCTCGTGGTGATGATGTTGTAAAGCCAACAAAAGCTCACAGAAGCATCACCGATCCGTGGGAAGTTTCTCGATTCGACTGAAATAAACTGCTTGTATTCGGCTGTCCAGCAAGTAAAATGAAAGTTGACAGTACAAGACCAGCGTGCCGTCCAATTTCAATTCTGCTGGCCAATCCCTCACGGAGTCAAAACATGACCACAACACAAGAGGGCATGGACGCCACAACAGAAGAACCCGAAAAAATTGTTGTCCCTGTCTTAACAGACACGGATGAACAAGAAATTCTTGGTCTTCACAATGCCATCGGAAAGGTCTTGGAAAAGATCAAATGGCATGAAGAACAGATCAAAGAACGACGACAAGACATCACCGGCCACGAAAATCAAATCAATGATTTGCGAAATTCATTAAGGCAACACGTCGGTCCATTGATGAGTCAAGCTCTGAGTCAGCCTCAAAAAACTGAGAGCCGAACTCGTGAATCGACTGATGCGACAGGAACTTTGATTACAGACTGTCTTCGCAAAAGCAGCAAGCCGCTGGATACAAACCACATCAAAAAGTTCCTGGTGAAGCATGGAAATACCACCAACCCTAGTGTCGAACTCAGTCGAATGGTCAAGCGTGGATTCATCGAACGGTCAGGACGTGGGCTTTACCAACTGAAGAAGTAGAATTTCGAGGAAGGAAAAAAGGACGGCTTTCAGGCCGTCCTTTTTTATTGCGCCAAGTCGTACATACCTTCATGAATTTCAAACATTGGTTATCTCTGAACGAGGGCGGTTGGATTAGCAAAGGCAAAGCACAAAACTCTTTGTTCAAGCCCGGCCCCAAAGATACAACACCAAAACCACACGATCTAAAACTTTGTGGTATCGGCGGCGGTCCAGGTCCTGGTGGTGCATGCGCAAGTGCCGGAGGCGGGGCAACGGCTGTTCCTGTTAAGTAAGTGGCTTCAACCAACTGGTAGGATTAGGCGTAGAATAACTAACATCAGAATATCTGACTGTTACATTTATCTCATAGTCTAACGAGCTTGTGATGTCCATGCTACCAAAGTCCAGAGCGGAGATAAGTGAATTTTCTAAATACAACAATTCTAAAACTTCACCATTTTCACCATGTAGCCTCAATACCACAGTCGCTTTTTCTGATTGCCACTTGCGATCTTCTAACGCACGAAATTGCTCAGACACCCAACACATGAACAATGCGCCACCTTCGTCGTTTTCAACATCGTTGTAGGTGATTTTCATTTCGTCCCATGACGATTTGCCCGGCAACCAAGTGGTGTTCCCATTATGTTGAACAGTCGTTGATTGAACGGTCATTGATGGAAGCGAACCAATTTTAACTGGAGACGGTGGGGCTATGAGTTGCCATGTCTTATCGTCTCGCCATTCCGCAGACCAATTGAATTTGTGAGGCATATATTTTCTCCTGCATCCATTATAAGAAAATGAACTTCTCAAAAAGCCTATGCGGAGCATAAATACTTATTGATAGAGGTTAAATCAACCATCAAGGAGGAAGATATGAGCAACAACAACTCTGTCGCTGTTATTGTTGTGGGCCTGTTAGGGTTCATGGCAATTGCCATCACAGGAAAATGGATTCTCGATCAAAATAATGAGTGTAATCATCATCGCCAAGATCATCGAGATCGAATTGAAATAAACACACCGGCACCACAAGTTGTGACACCACCGGCTCAACAAATAATTGTGACACCACCGGCTCAACAAATAATTGTGACACCACCGGCTCAACAAATCATCATTGGTCGTCCTTACCCACAAGCCTACCCACAATATCACAGCAGAAACGAATTCTGGATGGGATATTCCGATGGATGGAATGGTATGGGAATGCGTCAGAATTGCCCTGAATATATTCAGGGCTATCAGATCGGCACGCATGATCGCAGTTGTCATCGACCATATTATCACGAACGACATTGCCCACCAGGGTTCTCTTTGAGAGTCCCTGGCTTTAGCTTGAATATCCGTTAAGCAAAAAAACACCCCATGATTTTTCATGGGGTGTTTTTGTTTTTTACTCGTATTTTTCAATCAAGAAATTTGGCAACTTAGGAGCGATGATTGAAAGCAATTCAAACGCTCCTTTATTGGTAAACACGATTTCGTATCTGCCTCTACACTGATGCAGATCACAGGTGCAATCTAGCGAATTGAAATATTCAGCTATGATCTTTGTGCCTTCTTCGCCAAACTTGTGAGTCCGCAAATAGGCTTTTCTTTTACTTTTCCGACCGGCATCAACAAACCAAACCATCCAGGCTTCGTCTGTCAATATTTCCAGCATCTCACGAGTCACTGTCTTAGCGCCATCTTTGTAATACATTTCGTATGCTTCATTGAAGATTGGAAAAGCAACACTGTAACACCTGTAAGTGTTTTTGTCTTTCTTGATGGTATTTTGGTCGATCTTGAAGAAATCCTTTAAGACCTCGATCTTATAAGACAACCACATATTGTCGTGGTCACGCATGGCGAGGTAACAATTCTTACCACGCTCAGGGTGAATGATAGAGGAGCCTCCAAGGATGGTCCCGTATAGCACTTGTCTCTGGCTGTCTTTTAAGTTTGGTCCGCACTGATAAGTCATCATTGTCTCCTTGTTGCCATATATACGTTTCGCAACATTGTTCCCGAAGATATGTAGTAGAAATCGGAATAAAAATATGAGCAGCATAGCTATTGTGAACAAAAAGTTCACTCGCATTAAAAAAAGGAGATAAATACTATGGGAGCAACAAGCGTAACAGGCGTTAGTGGTCCAGGAAGCGTAGCCGGTCTTCAGAAGGGTTCGGAGCATATGTCTCTTGGCGTAGCCAAGTTGATTGGTCCGAAGGTTTCTGCTGCTGGTAAGATTACTTTGACTGGCACAACTGGCGTTGTAGAATTTCCAGAATTGGTTGGTGTAGTTGGCGATTACGTCGTCATGTTGACTGCTAATAGCGTCACACATGTTTTCGTTTCGACACCATTGGCCGCTATTGCAAGCACAGATCAGTGGGGATTCGTCGCAACTGGTGGTACTAATGCAGTAGTTAATTGGGCAGTCGTTAAAGTCGGCAACTAATTGATGACAAAATGAAAGAATTGAATGAAGCAAAAAAGTGATGCCCGGCAGCATTGCTCTTTTGGAAAAAGGCAAAACTCATCCTTATTAGCCTTTCTAATTAAGCTAACAAAACCTTGACATTGTGTGATGTCAAGGTTTTGTTTTTATATCAGGTCGCCATTCTCATCGAGACAACACAGAGGCATTTGCGAACCTGCGATTTACTCTGTTCAGCCCGGTCTTTTGAGTAGACTGCTACCTTGTCTTTATTTTCTATTCAGTCTCATCTTTTGGACGATAGAACTTGAAGTTTTTGTCGGCCCATTCGATTGCCATGTGCGATCCCCTTGCCAAAAGACCTACAAGTTGCGTTGGATTGCCACTTCCTTCAATGGCGATGTTGTCTCGCTCATTGTTTTCAATCCAAACCAGAGCAAACGTCAAATTAGGTCGCTGCTTCAACTCCATTGCCATCTGACGAATAGTCACAAGAGAAAGATCAGGTAGTCCCAATTCTTTGAGAGTGGCCCGCAGAGCATCACCGCCAGCTTCCAAAATGTTGTTTAACTTCTTTGTCAGAACTTTCATAGCCATCAGTCGATCATCGGCTTCGATGATGAGTTGATACGAGAAATCATCTACATTGTCCTGATTAGACAGGACTAAAAGACTGCAAGGGTGTTGTTCTTTAACATCTGAAACTTGGTTTGATATGCTCACCAAACTTTTTTCATCTGTTAGCTTAAAATGTATCCAACTTCCTTCAGCACTGGTGTCGATTAGCGTAAGCCCATCAAATTTTTTCAGTGCCTCAATCAATAATTCAAATTCCTTTTCCATATGGTTAATCCTCCAAGATTCCAGCGTGATCGAGAGATTGCACGAGTTTGATTAGATGTTTGCACATTCCTGGCATTTCGAGCGGATTCGCCGAGCCAGGATTTACATTCGCTTCGTACTTCTTTCTGACTCTTCCATACAACGATGTATCTATGTGATCTGTGTAGTTGAAACGCCATTTGAAATCGTTACAATCACACCGAACCAACACATTGTTCTCTTTATCGAGTCTTTCAAAAACGTAGTGACGACCATCGTTCGCTACAATCTCGATCCAGTTCTGGTTGTCTTTGGAGTCGTGATAATTCACGCCTTTGAACAATACCATAGGGGAATATTCTTTTCCGCTTTCTTCACTATGCGCAATACCCTTTATGAACAGGGTTTTAACTCCCAAGAAAGGCGTCCAATTCAACTCGATGATCCGAACTAAATCGGTGGCATGTTGTCTTTTGGTCGTCTGGGGGAAGGCTTGAACCGTACTTGTGTAAAGGTCTTGAAGATTAGATTCTTGAAAAACCAGCCAATTTTGGAAACGCATACAATATTTAAGCAGCCAAACTATATTATTGACATGAGCGAAGAAATACTCCAATTCCCGACGCCTCCAGAGGGAAAAAAACGATTCGAGGTTAAAATGCGACCAGCCAACGGCGGCGGCATTGAGAAAGCAATTTTCATTGATAATGAAATTATGGATTGGCAAATTGACCTAAATTCATATATGGAAGCCGTGAAAATGGGACCGATGTATCGCCGTGAAATTCAGCGAAGCATCGAAGAACATTTCATCGAATCGGTATCCGATACCTTGGGCCGAAAGGTTACAATGGAAGAGATCAAAGTGGCAATCAAAACCGGATGGATTTAACAGGGAAGTCATTAGTATCACAGAACAAGGAGGTGCGGCTTGTTGTAGAACATGTTGATGGAAGCAAACATTGGCATATTGATGGTATCTTTCATCGACCTTTGGAAAAAGCCTGTTGTAGAATATGCAGATGCTAGGATGTTACTCAATGTTTAGACCAGATCAAGTCCATGATGTCATGAAGCTGTACACCATCGGTGACGGCGAGCCTAATACTTGATGAAGTTCAAACCGGCGTAGGCTTGACCGGGACAACATGGGCATACGAACATCATGCCGGGCTGCGGCCCGATATGATAGCGTTCGGGAAGAAAACGCAGGTCTGTGGCTTCGCTTCTACCACCCGTATTGATGAAGTGCCTGATAATGTATTCAAACAATCCAGTCGTATCAATTCGACCTGGGGTGGAAACATTATTGACATGATTAGATTCACGCACATTGCAGAGATCATGAAAGAAGATGGAATCTTAAATCAAGTTGCCATAGTTGGCGACTACTTCTTAAAGCAGCTTCACACGATTCCACGCATCACTAATGTTCGTGGCAAAGGATTGATGCTGGCTTTTGATTTAGAGACGCCTGACGCACGCAACAAGGTCTTAGATAACCTACTAAAAAGAATGACCGTCCTGCCTTGTGGAGAACGGTCAATTCGATTAAGACCACATTTGATATTCTCAATGGCCGACGTAGACGAGGCCATCGACATCATTAAACACGCCGTTTAAGATACTCAAAGAATAATGGCATCTTGTTTTTGTTCCTCAGATTGTGATCTGCAAATTTACTTGTGTGAGGAGTATCCAAATTTGGTTCTGGCAATCCAAGTTTAGCAAGATCGACTCCCTGTTTTTTCAGCATGGACAATAAGGTGTCCTTGTCTACGCCTGCCTTTTCAGCAGACGCCATGATTTCTGGAATTTCTGCCTGGAAAACCACAGGTGGCTCTTTTGAAACATCAATCAAATTTTTGAGATGAGACTGTAAAGGATCAGATTTTGCTTCTGGTGCTGTTTCTGGTGCTGTTTCTGGTGCTGTTTCTGGAGTTGTTTCTGGTGCTGTTTCTGGAGTTGCTTCTGGTGCTGTTTCTGGAGTTGCCGCCTGATTCAATCCAGCCTTAACTTGTTTGAGTGCAGCAGCAAAGTCTTCTGTTGGTTGACTTCCAGTCATACCCTTCTCAAGCTCTCCCAATGCGTGCATAGCTTGTTGGATAGCATCCGTGTCACGTCCTTGATCTTTCTGTGCTTGATACTCATCGCCAGCTTTACCCCATTGGTTCCAAGCCCCTTTGGCATTAGCCCATTGACGACCAAACCAATCTTTAGCACCATCGAACATGCCTTCATTGAGGTATTGCCCTTCTTCGATATACCAATCAACAAATTTAACTGGATCAATACCATGTTCTTGAAGAGTTCGCAGCCCAGTCTTAATTTCATTATGAAGCCTGATCTTACGAGTGAATTCGCCAAATCCATTTGATTCAAAAGATGGCGTATCAGCACTAGCCGCTTGAGCAATATTAGCTGGGTTGTTGAGTAGATGCAGCAAATTAACAACTGCTGCTTGGAAAGAAGGTCCGCCAAGTTTTTCCATCAATGACTTGGACTTAGACATACGCTTAGAAAGTGCATCTACAGCGGTTGCTGCATTCTTGGCATGTTGTGTGTATGCTGGCTGTGGCGTTGATCCTGGTGGCGTTGATCCTGGTGGCGTTGATCCTGGTGGCGTTGATCCTGGTGGCGTTGATCCTGGTGGCGTTGATCCTGGTGGCGTTGATCCTGGTGGCGTTGATCCTGGATGAATTGAAGAGTAGGGATTTCCCTCAACGCCTGAGTTAAAACTTTTTGCAATATCTCCTCCCTGCCCTTGTAGCCAGCCACCAACTTTGCCTCCTAATTCACTAGCTCCTCCTAATGCTCTACCTAATCCATAAGTAACGGCGGAACTTTTTGGTCGATTGGCAGTTTGTTGATAGCCCTGTTTGAATCTATCGAAAAAACCTTCATTTAGATAAATCTCATTTTTAAGCCATTCTTCAGATGCTTCTGTAAGCAATCCTTGGTCCTGCATACCGATTCCATCGGTTGTGTACCACTCGACAAAATCGTTAGGATCAATTCCACGTTCGGACATCAAAATGAACGATTCTCTTACCATTCTGAGATTCGTGGTGGTTTTTAGGCTTTCAGTAAATGTTCTCATTTAATTCCTCATACTATTCTGACAACTGGTATTCGTAATCTTTCAGTTTTAACTTCACGAAGGGAAGTAAAGGCAACGCTGCCGACTCCGTATATACAGATTCGAGAACATTATTTAGCTCTGTGTCCCAGGTTTTGAGGTCTGAGATAGGACGATAATACGAGACATTAGGAAGCAGCATCTGCTTGTGAGAACGAAGTCCAACGCAAATTGCAATGACCTTGTAATTATCAGTCAAAAACAACGGCCCGCCTGAATCACCCAGGAAAGCAAAACAATTGGCTCGAATCAAACCTTGAAATCCCTTCGGGAAAAGAGTTTTAGGCTGCGTAATTTGTCCATAATCTATTCTCACATCGTCTAACAAGGCATATCCACAGTGAAAAACCTCTGTGTTTATGTAAAGTTTTGAATCAAAGCAAATCTTCGCTACAGGCATTTTCTGTTCACTTACAAAGTAACCAATCGCCAAATCTCTATTGGAATCGAGAGCATAAGGAACCATGCGGTGTTTTTTGTAGTCTTTGATCTCAGACCAGTTTTGATATTCAGCCACATGAACTTCGAGAGCGTCTTCGTCTTCAACGACATGAGCCGCAGTAACAATGGTATTGTGCCACTTATCGCCTACTTGAGTTGATCGAACGACAACTCCACTGCCACCGGCTTCATCTCCATCTGTGATTTTCACAGTCGGGTAAATACACTGTTTGTGTAATTTTCTATCAACTGCATTGGTTCTCTGCCTCTTGTTTGAAGTTTTGTCTGTTTCTTCACTAAATACAAGAGTGGAAAAAGTACAAAGGGTTAGCACGATGCTGAACAATATTTTGTGCATACATACCTTGTTATAGGAGGACAATCAAATGGATAGGAATTTCCTTTATGGAATAGCTACATTCTTAGCTATAGCGCTATTTGGCGTTTATATTCAAAACAATCATCCCAATTTCTTCTCTGAAATTACGGGGGAAAAAGAAACCGAAGATTCTTGGAAAGAAGAAGCGCCAATTTTGGAACAGGATGAAACCCTTCCAAAAGAAGTGACGCCCCCAGAAATCAAAGTAAACCCAGATGCAACATCGCCAGAAACAGAGCCAAGCGATCCTGAATCTGACGAGCCAGAAATCAATTCTCCAGAACAACATCAAAATCGACGATTACGCAGACACAATCGTGATAGGCATGTCAATCTGAGCCGGTCGCCCAATCTTTTTGGGGATGTGATCTAACAAACGTCAATGAATTAAACTCCCTCGCACACTAGAATAATGTAGGTCATTATTCTATAGAATGCGAGGGAGTTTTTCATGTCGATGTTAGAGGAAGCCAAAAAACAACTACATGCTGCGTACAAGTTTGCTCAAATTGATGATGAAAGTTGGCAGCGTCTTCAATATCCACAAAAGACCCTCAATGTCACAATTCCAATGCGACATGATGATGGCACTCTCAAAATGTATCAGGCATTTCGCTGCCAATACGATACAACTCTCGGCCCAGCAAAGGGTGGTATTCGCTACCATCCATCCGTAGACGCAGACCATTGCGAAGCTCTCGCATTATGGATGACTTTCAAGTGTGCCTGCCTCAAATTACCATATGGTGGTGCCAAAGGCGGTATTTGCGTAGATGCGACAAAATTATCGCACCGTGAATTAGAACGTCTCAGTAAGGCTTATATCGCATCTATGATCGACTTTATCGGTCCAGATGTTGATGTGCCTGCACCGGACCTTTATACCGACGAACGAATCATGGGCTGGATGTATTCTGAATACAAAAGAATCAAAGGTGGACATCCAAAAGATATTGTCACTGGAAAACCAGTTGCTCTGGGAGGCATAGAAGGTAGAAGCTCTGCTACTGGCTATGGTGGATTTTACGTTCTGGAAAATATCCTCAACAATAGCGTGAGCAAAATAAACATTCCATCCAATCCAGAAGACATCCGAATTGCAATTCAAGGTTTCGGAAAAGTTGGGTATTGGTTAGCTGAAAAATGCTTCCGTTCTGGATTGAAGGTTGTGGCCTTGACGAATGAGTTTGGTGGCTCGTATAACGAACATGGACTAAATGTCTCAGCTTGTCGCAAGTCATTAGATGAAAGCGGCGGCAAAGAATGGGGAGATGGTGACAAAATAACCAATGAAGAATTATGGTCATTGGATATTGATGTTCTGGCACCCTCGGCTGTTGAAAATGTCATCACCATCAATAATGCCGACAAAATCAAAGCCAAGGTAATTTTGGAAATGGCTAACGGACCCACCACAAATGAAGCTGATGCGATTCTAAATGACCGTGGCATATTGGTGATTCCCGATATTTTGGCGAATGCTGGTGGTGTGGTTGTCAGCTATTTTGAATGGCTCCAAAACCGAACGGCGATCAGCCGAACACTGCAAGAAGTCGATCATGATCTCCGAGAAATGATGGTATACGCAACCGAAAGAGTTATTGCGTTGCACATGAAGCACGATATTTCTGCTCGGACGGCAGCATACGTTTTGGCATTAAAAAGAATCAATGATGCAAACATCTGTTTAGGAAGTCGAGGGTATTTTCAGAAATGAAAATTGAAAACATCGAACGTGGTCCCGGTTGTGCAGTTTGGGGTTTGACCAATATCTCTATCCGAGACGGAATGGCTGGTTAAAATTTTGGTGCCAACTGAGGCAATGTGAAATTAAGCACTCGCATACCAGATGTAGCAAAAATTTGCACACAAACTAATCTTGATGCCGGATTGAAGCTCGTTATTCGCCAATTCTGATTGGTCAGTAAAATCCTCCTCGGATAACGGTCTTCAAAGTAAATCCACGTCCCATCATTCAAATGAGGGTTGATCTCCGTTTGAGCCATTTGGCTCACGTCTATAATCTCACCAGAAGACACAACAATCACTTTTGACGTGTCGATGTGACTATCCAACATGGCCAAAAGCGAAGGTTTCGACAATCTTTGGTCAGGAAGACAGGCTTGCAAATATGGATTCATGAATTTTACCCTCTATTAAGAACAACTTATTTATGCGGGAGCACATATAGTATGGACGTGCGGCAAGAAGATTGTTATCTTTGGATGGACGAGTCGATCCCCGAAGACGAAAGAACGATGAACGTGTTGTGTGAACAGTGTCATCTAAAATATCCCACTCTAGGATGGTTTTGGGAAGGATCAAAGCTCGGTTACGGACCTTTTGAGTTTGTCTGCAACATATGCGGGCATTTGGTATACGCCGCCCCTAAGTCCAGCACAAACAACGAGATAGGGCAAGGGACTACATGAAAACCATCAGACCAGTGTTTAAGTGCCACGGTGGAAAATTCTATTTGGCACAGTGGATTATTTCGCATTTTCCTGAGAAGTACACAGAGATGACGTACTTGGAACCCTTTTGCGGGGGTGCGAATGTTCTTTTGAATAAAGAAAAATCTATCATCGAGATCATAAACGATCTCGATCCAAATGTCACTCAAATCTATCAGGCGTTGCGAGACGAACCGAAAGAACTGATTCGACGTTTGAACCTCTGCAAATATTGCGAAGAAACTTTTGATCGAGCCGTCAAGAAAACCCAATACGATGACTATTTGGATTATGCTGTAAATGAATTTATCGTTCGCCGCATGAGCCGTGGAGGGTTGAAAAAAGCATTCGCCTGGAGCAATCGTTTACGAGGCGGTCAACCTGGAGATGTCAACGCTTGGATGACAGCCGTAAAAGGTTTGCCTGATCTTGGAGAGCGAATCAAAGAAGTTTACATCTTCAATAAACCTGCCCTTGAAGTAATGAAGGCATTCAACTCGCCAAATACTTTTTTATATTGCGATCCACCATATTTGCACGAAACACGAGTATCAAAAACCGTATATTCTTCAGAAATGACTACCTACGATCATATCGAATTAGGACATGCCTTGAACGCATTTCAGGGCAAGGCCATGATTAGCGGATATGCTTCACCGCTGTACAACCGACTCTACAAAGAGTGGAATGTTGAGAAGAAAAAGATCGCCAATCATTCGTCGCAACAAAAGACCAAAGAGAAAAAGATCGAAGTGATCTGGAAAAATTACTGAGTTGCAGGCTAATTAAGATCAGAATCGAGAAAGACAGACTTGACTTCAAGTTCCTTTTAGTTTAAGATTAAGATTAAGATGTCGCAGTTGTGGAGCGACGGGATTGTTTCCCAAATCCACTGAAGTTAGAAGAAGTTAGAAGAAGAAAAGGTGAACAATGTCGTACAACGACCGTATCGAGGCTGCGCTCGCAGCCATCAATCAACACAACGAAGCCGTAGGTGGTGAAGGCAAGTCAGGGTATCTAAACCCTGACGAATTCATCCAATGCGTAAAGGCTTCAGGCGGGACAAGTGAGGAACGCCTCTCTGCTCTGTCCCACGAAGACTTGCTGGCATGTATGCCAGCAACCTCTCCCAACGGGATCAAACCTCGTGTCTTGGCGAAAGAAGTCGCCGACATCTTCCGCAGCAAATCTGCTGCCAAAACCGATGATAAGCGTCCTGTTTCCGGCAAAAAGGCCGAAAAAATGACGCCTCGTGAATTGGTGGAAGCATTCGATCCCGAAGACCACAGCAATCCGGTTGGGGTTCGTCTTACCACAATTTCCAAGGGCGAAAAGTTCATCGTTTATTCTGATGGACGGATCGTGGACGTGGATTCCACTTTCAAACTGCTCACAGAAATCAAAGGCGGCTACTCTGGACGTGATGATGTGGACGTGAATGGGGCCATTAAGAAGGTGTACCAAATCGGCGAACTGCCGGAAAACTACGCTGACGAGAATCCTCTGTATAGAGGTCGTCCGTTGCGTCCTGATGGAACGTGCGACCAGACTGGTCGAAGCTGGGAAGGTGTTGATCTTTCCGTTCGTCAACTCATCCGTGTTGCAATGGATGAAGGCGAACTGCGGGTCACACTGGAAATTGCCCATGATACTCTTGACGCCGTGATGGAAACTGGCGATCAGAAGAAACTACGATCTCGCTATCGCAAGTCAGCAATCAAATTTGATGAGCTTGCAAAGACCGGCGATCTTCCGACGTTGAAGATTCCTCTCGACGGAGGCAGCGAAGGCACCAGCCCTTTTTCCGGGGGTAAGCAAGTAGTTTGGGGTCAAAGCCCCGTTCTGCCCAATGCTTACATCACCAATCGCCATCTGCGTGGCCGATAACTTCCGGGCTGGTGGCACTTTCAGTAACAACATCGCTCCCAAGAAGTAAGCAATGTAACGTATATCCCGCCCATCTGTATGGTGGGCGGGATATTTTTCTCTCAGCACATCTCAAACAAGGTACACTATAATGGCGAAGAAGAAAGCAGTAGCAACCGTCGCAAAGCCTAAGACGTATGTTGCGATCATTTTGGACAAGTCCGGCTCAATGGCTGCGACTAAGGCAGGAGCAATCAGCGGGTTCAACGAACAAATTCAACAATTGAAAGAAGACTCCAAGACGCAGGAAATTTACTGCTCGTTGGTAACTTTCAACGGCGAAGTGTTCGAGCATCTGTGGAATGTTCCAGCAGAAAAACTGTCAGAGGCAAACGCCAACGACTTTCAGCCCAATGGCAACACAGCCATGCGGGACGCAGTAGGTTACACTGTTCAGAAATTGTTGAACACAACCGATCATGAAGACCCCAATACGGCCTACTTGATTGTGACGATCTCTGATGGTCAAACTAACCAAGACCGTCATTACAATTGGGATGCTCTAAAGGAATTGACCCAGGGTTGTGAAGCCACCAAGAAGTGGACTTTCACCTACATGGGTTGCACGAAAGAGTACATGCAACAACTTGCAGAAAATGTTGGAACACAAGTTTCCAATATGGCAGCGTGGTCCAACCATTCCGTCGCTGCTGCTGGTCTTGGTTTTTCCAATATGCGAGGTCGTCAAAAGAAATACTTTGCTGAACGAGCTATGGGACAAAGCGCTGCGTCCAATTACGCTTCGGATAGTCTGAGCGTTGCTGACTTCACTGAAGATGTCGTAGAATCGGCACCGGCTCCTGTGTTGGTGGATGTGGCGGCTTTACCAAAGGTGGACTTTGCCACCATCTTGAGTCTCCAACCTAAGTATGAGGTTCAAGATTCTCCAGCCTGGAATGGTGGGACATTGTTCGCCAATTCCATGAAAGTAGCCTGGAGCGGTGATGAGGGATCAGATTTAACCGCCAATGGCGGCGTAGCTTCGATGGCTGTCGCCAACAATGTTCGGCGTGGCGTCAAGAAGAACTAATTCCCACTTCTCCCCATTTCCTCCCATTAAGCGGACCCGATTTATTTCGGGTCCGCTTTTTTGTTGCGCCAACCCTAAATAACAACATGAGTTTAATAGGCTTCAAAGAATGGCTATCTAAGACTGCACCAGAAGGTGGAGGCGAAATATGGGACAACCGTTCCAATGCCGATCTCGATTTCGGGAGAACAGGAGCTAAATCCAGAAATGTCTCTCAAAACAAGTCAGGTCAAGTGGAGATAGACCCTGAAAAGCTATTCTTTGGAATATCCAAAAAGCGAAACCCTAAACTAGATACAGATAAGAATTCCAATACCGGAGGAAGTAATGAAAACAATTACATTTAGAGTAAATCTTGAAACAGTGAACCGTCAAGGTTTTTTGCAACCAAACCGTACAACACTGGCTGGAAACGAAACTGTTTCCGAAGCTGACAACATGCGTATTACTCGCACTATTTATATCCCTGGTCTGTTACAGACCAATGTTCAAGGTCTTGGCCCAAAGGGATATTTGCACCACGGCGACACATTTGTTGCTACTGATTCGCAAGCTATGTATTTGAAGAAAACTTATGTGTTGGGTCAAGCCGACGACGTTCTTCAAATCGTTTCCGAAGACTAATTTCAAATAGCTTTGTCATTCAATAGGGTGGGAAATGAGTTCGTTTCAACGATTGTGGGAAAATATCCAAGCTGATAAAGAGAAGACGCCCCAGGATGACAGGGCAATGTCTGCTATACGCACCGGCATGGGTGTTCGTGATGAATTTTGGGATGACTTTCTATTGGTCATCAACAATTCAGAAGGTCTTTCGCAACTGCTGGATATTCCGACCACAAAGATTTCTGGTTGGCATGACAAAGTAAAGCATGTTTTGGATAAGGTCAGGCAAGCCGATGCTTCTCCTGACCCTAGAGACAACGGCAAGTTGCTCAAGACAGGGCAATCAGACGAACCAGACCCACATACTCTTGTCATGAATCCGGTACAATGATGAAATCACTTAAAGATTGGCGAATTAAAGAGAACACTCAAAATGCTGAGTGGGATCACATCAAGTCAATGAAGTTCCCCACAAGCCCTGATATGAAAGCGTTTATTGCGCCCAGGGTAGGGAAACTTCAAGAGGCTATTGTACTTCGATTAAGTGAAGGAAATCCAAAGATCAAATCTTTCAGAGACGTACCACCTGAAGTAAGAGATCAGTTTGCCCAAGCAATCGTGTCCTCAACGCTGGAAGCATTCTTTGGTGGCATGGACCCACAAGCGGCTCAATCAAGCCACGGTCAACAACCCATGACTCCACAACCCATGACTCCACAACAGCCGCAGCCTCCACAGATGTTGCCACAAGATGAACCACAAACTCCAGCCGCATCGAGGGGATAATGAAAAGTTTCAATGATTTTGTTTGCCTAAAAGAAGACGGGATGCCACCTACTCAAAACCAGATGAATCCTGCGGCCAATCAAATGCCACCAACAGGTCTAAGTCCAGAAGAACAAAATCCCGGACAGGGAGCCGAACGTGATCCACCACCCGAAGCGGCAGCAGAGATGGAAGGCATAACCAACGATATTCAACGTCAAGTTAATCGTCTTTTCCAAGTGTTAGATCGACACAATCTGAATAAGACAAAGACAACTACTCTATTAACTGCGCTCATTCAGCAAGTGGCTAGTGGTGGAAAACTAACTGCTACAGGTGCGACTCAAACAACTCGCAATGCGATGACCACAAATGGAAGCGGAATGTCCCCACCAATGCAGCCAATGGCGAATGGTTAAACAAGGAGCCATGAATGAACGAGAGAAAAAATATCGTAAGGCAAAATACCACAAGAAAAACGCAAAACGATAAATTGAAAGAAGCGTTGGCAAAAAAGCCGACCGCATCTCATTTGAATACAGTGGGCATTTCTCCAATTCAAATGGACCAACTCAGTAGAATGCCGCCAGAAAAAGAAAAATTACTTAAAGATCGTCTGGTCAGAAATTCCAAGAATCGAAAAAGGTTTAACAATCGTCCCCTGACAGTTGTTCTTTCCGATCAGATAGCTGGCACTAGCTACATGGAGTCATTGGGTTCAAATGATGGTCGGTCCAATGAATGGCCTGCTCCTGCTTGGTTTCGCACAACACAACCAGTAGATGTTTCTGTAATTATTCCGCTATACAAAAGTGATAGTGTCATACAGGATTTAATTCGTACATGGCCAATTGAAACAGGAAAATACACTGTCGAAATAATCTTTGTTGACGATCAATGTCCAAAAAAATCAAAAGAAGTAGCATTGAACACCTGGACACTTCGCAAAAGTGAACTTAAAGGTCCAGTTGGTAAGATCATCTACAATTCAAGCAACAAAGGTTACGGACAAGCCTGTAATGCAGGTGCCGCTGTTGCTTCTGGCAAATACTTGATATTTTTGAATGCCGACACAAAGGTTACTTCGGGTTGGGTTGATCCTATGATCGAGTTGTTCAATGATCCCAAAGTTGGATTGGTTGGCAACATGCACCTAAAAGAAGGTGGCGATCATAATGGAACAATCGACAGTGCCGGGTCCGAGTGGAAATGGAACGATATGTCTTTTATTCACATCGGAAGACACTGTTATCGAAAACAGGGCATTGCCGGACCCTACAAACCAGAAAATGCTCCTAGAGACTTGTTAGAAGTCAACGAACGAGAAATGGTAACTGGTTGCTGTTTTGCAATGACAAAATCATTGTTTGAATATATTGGCGGATTCAATCCAAATTATAGAATTGGTTATTGGGAAGATTCTGAAATCTGCCTAAACGTCAAAGAACTTGGCTACAAGGTCATGTTCCAGCCTAAATCTGTAATCTATCATAAATTAGGACACACAGCATCAGGTGGGCATAGATATTTTGGTCACAACAAACTTTACTTCATGAACAAATGGGTCAAATCTCATCGACTCGATGATCTTTTGTTAACAGAAGCACGCTCAAAGAATGACAATCCTGTGAATCGCATTTTAGTTCGTCGTAGCAATGCTCATGGAGACGCATTGGTTGCAGCAGGCGTATGTGCTGGTCTTCGGAAGAAGTATCCAAAGGCCCACATTATGTTTTGCACTCTCTTTCCTGAAGTCATATGCCAAAATCCAAACATTGATGAATTCATTGATGTTCGTCAAATACACAAAACTCCATTTGATGTATTTTACAATTTAGATTTTTGCTACGAATGGCGTCCAAGGATCAACATCCTTACGGCTTATGCTGAAGCTGTGGGCATCAAGAAAGAAGACTGCAAAGTCTGCATGGTGCCAGAGCCTTTCGAGTCACTTCCAAAAAATTACATTGTAGTTCACGCTGGTCGTACTGATTGGGTTGGCCGGGATTGGCCACACGAAAACTTCGTTGAATTAACGAAGAGGCTTATATCGGCTGGCGAAACTGTAGTGGCTGTTGGCAAATACTCTGAAGGTGAAATCCCTTGCAATCTGGACCTGAGATCAAAGACCAACATCGCACAAATGGCATTTGTCATGAGCAAAGCAAAGGCGTTTGTCGGCATTGATTCTTTGCCCATGCACGTCGCTCAGGCGTTCGACGTACCAGGAGTTTCTTTCTTTGGCTGCGTGTGGCCCGAATCAAGAATCTACAGCGATAAGATGCGTGGCATCAACGCAAAAGATTTATCCTGTTTAGGTTGCCACCATCGTAAACCAGCGCCATCTACTGTGACTAAGAGTTGCGAAACAGGCACTCTGGATTGCATCAGTGGTGTATCTGTTGATGATATGTGGTTCAAAGTGCAAGACTTACTTGAGGAAGTGAACAATGGACGTATTAGCCTCTTGGGATGATGGATCAACGGCTGATTTGAAGATGGCTGAACTTATGGCACGCTACAACGTACCAACCATTTTCTATTGGCCATCCATGCTAGGCAAAGCCAAGAATATGGCAATGACGAGTTCTTGGCTCACAGAAAAGGACTGCAAAGAGATAGCCAGTCGATTTGAAATCGGATCACATTCTGCGAGTCATCAAGCAATGAGCAAAATGACCATTCCCCAATTGGGGATGGAAATTACAGATTCTCGTAAACACTGGCAAGACTTGACCGGGCAAGAAATTAAATCCTTTGCGTATCCTAAAAGCAGCATGAATAGTTTAACAAAAGCTCTTATTCGAGGAGCGGGCTACGAATCTGCTCGCACCAGCATACCGGGACACTTACAACCCGGTGACGATCCTTTTGCAATTCAATGCACAGTTCAAATCGGGATCGACCGCATTGAATACGTTGATAGATGCTGGGAATACTTTGCTGACGATATGTTATCCAAAGCAGAACCCAATAGTGTTTTCTACATCTTCGGAAACTCTTGGGATGTAGAAGCATACAACGATTGGGATGCTTTAGAGTCGCTTCTTATGAAGATAAAGTCCGCTTAAACCAAGAAAACCAAGGTTCTTTTTCTGGAAGTGGGTCCATTTCATCTAAGAAGTCATTGATATAATCTTCCAAAACGAATTGCGGAATCCAACCTAACTTTTCAGTTGTAAACTGAATGTCTGCTAGTGTTGTGTCGGCTTCACCAGGACGCTGAGGTATGTATGCAGTCTTCATAAAATAGAATAAATTGTACTATATATCTTAGCTGCTTCTGACAACAAGGAGGAATCATGAAACGACAGCTTACCGCATTTGAAGTACAAGATGTTCTTCACAAACTAGAATTATATCTTGGCGATCTAAAGGTTCGCTGGGACCAGGAAAACTCTGGAACTCGCTCTTGGTTCACGGTGCCAAGAAGCTACATCTTAAAAGCCACGACATTTATTGTCGGCATTCTTGACGAATTGATTACATTTGTCGAACCGATTATTCCAGAAGGCAGCGATAAGAAAGCTGCTGTTATGGCAGTAATAGGAAAACTATTTGACTACATTGTAGTTCAAGCGTTCCCTTTCTGGCTGAGGCCATTTGCAGGGACAATCAAGACAATTATTGTGGGCATTGTCATCGGTCACTTGATTGATTTCATCGTCACAAAATACAACTCTGGTTATTGGTCAATGAAGCAGGAGGCTACAAATGGCACAACGGATCAAGTTGCGTAATCCCGTATGCAATCTTTTGCCATACGAACGGGAAGATTTCTTGACTATTCAAGAGGTCGCACAAAAAATAGGGTGGGAAATTACAGCATTCAATCTTCCAGAAGCCTGGGAATTCTCCAAGGGCGAAGGAGTGATCGTTGCTGTACTCGATACGGGAGCAGATTTAGACCATGATGACCTCGTGGAAAATCTTCTTCCTGGCAGGAACTTTGTTGATTCAAATTCACCGCCAGAAGATGATAACGGTCATGGATCACACGTCGCTGGCATCATCTGTGCTGCTAATAATGATTTTGGAGTTGTAGGTGTTGCTCCAAAGGCCAAGATCATTCCGGTTAAGGTGTTAGACAATAAAGGTGCGGGGAACCTACCAAACGTCGCCAATGGAATTCGTTGGGCCGCAGATCAAGGTGTTGACTTTATTACGTTGTCGCTTGGCGCACCGGCTCAAATGCCAATGATTCAAGATGCCATTCGTTATGCGGCATCCAAAGGAGCAGTAACTTGGTGTGCTGCTGGTAATGCTGGCAAAACACGACAGATATTCTATCCGGCTGCTTATCCCGAAGTAATCGGCATTGGTGCCATTGATGAAAACTTCGACCGTGCTTCTTTTAGCTGCACAGGTCCAGACTTGGATTTTGTGGCCCCAGGAGTAAAAATTTTGAGTACGGTTCCAGACAACTGGTATGCCGTTCTATCAGGCACGAGTATGGCAAATCCATTTGCCGTAGGCGTGGCGTCATTGCTGTTGTCTTACAAGCGGACCAAGAATCTGAATATTCAGTTGAGAAATAATACTGACTATATCAATTTAATGAAATCTTACACAATATCAACGAAAAATCCCGAATACGCCGGTCAAAGATTCTTTGAGGGATTCGGGATTATCGACCCACGCAAGATGGAATATTGGGTTAAGTCACATTAGATTCATTTTGAAGTTGTTCCCGTAGTTCTTGAATCTTTAATTTCAAAACTCCCGCAACTTCATAGTTCTCAACCTTGACGGCCTTGGCCATCTTGTCCTCAAGGTTTTTAATTTGATCTCGAATATTAAGCGCCGCTTCTTCTACGAGGCGGCGTTTTTCTTGTTCTTCAGGAAATCGTTTAGGCACTTTTCCGATGTGCTTGGTAGCTCCGTTTTGGCATTTCTGTAAAATGTGTTCAATAGAAGCGTGATAATGCTCATAGCATTTTACACAACCAAATTTACCAGTCTTGGCTATGTCCTCTGGAGTTGTACCACAACCAGGACATTTAGTCGATGATCTTGCAGCTTCACGCTTTTTTGAAGCGACAGTTCCGAGCATTAGCAGGGACAACAAACCGAGCAAACCACCCAAACCAGAGAGCTTCTCTGGTTCTAGCTTTATCTCTGATTCAATTGGACCGCCTGTATATTTGGCTGCACATTTTTCACACATATGCAAGTCTGTGTAGCTTCCATCTTTTAATTCTGTGATATGAAGAACCTTCTTCTCATCACAGGGCTGTTTGGAATATGGACAATCCATAAGTCATTCCTTTTTTCTTTCGATTAACTTTTCGACATTGTGAACAGATCGGATTTGATTAAGTGTGAACTCACTTTCTTTCTTATCCAATTTGCTGAATTCCTTCAATGTCTTATCGGCGAAATCTTCGTAAGCGATGGCGTATTTCTTTCTTAGGTCCAATAGTTGATTATTGTATTTCTCGACATCGGTTTTAAGAGCAGGCTTATTTTCTTTTTCGCCTTCACCTTTTGGTTCATAAGCAGGGTCATCGAACTTTTTAAGTTCACGTTCCCATGCCTTTTGCAAATTGGTCATCAACTTAGTCTGTTTTTCGGCCAACTCAAGTATAAAAACATTCTGCTCTTGAGTCGAAAAATCACTGAGCTTTTTTTCTTTTTTTGAATCTTTGGCTACCAATTTGAGGTCTTTATATCCACCACTAAAAGTGGCTGATTCTACTTTTTTGAAATAGTCAAAAGTATTTTTATAGTCTTCCAGAAAAGGAGCAGACTCTTGAACCAAGATGACTATTTGTGCTTTAGCAGGTTGGCAAACGCCAACGGACACAATCAAGGCGAACAAAAGAAGCAATAGGTTTTTCATTTCATCTCCAATATGTGGAACGTCACATATTCATAGGAGCAACAAGTATGAAATTATGCTGGAATGCCATCACCTTTTATTCTCAAAACAAAACCGTCATTTTCAATTGCTGGCGTATTGACAGGAACTATTCTCTTGATCCACACAGGAATACTATCAAGGGGACGAATATCGCCTACAGAAGCCGTTGAATCAAAAACGATATTGTTGGGGTTTGTGGTATCGACATCAATAACGTCGGCCACACGATTGATGGGACCACCATTAACGGACTTGGCAACACTAATGGTTGTCAGTTGACTAGACACTAGATTATTCCCGCCAGCTTTGAGAACCAAAACTTCGTGATGCCTTTTGGATGCCGCTCCTACAAAATCAATTTCAAACGTCGCACTTGAACCCGACAACAACCCAGAAACCGTAACATCTTCGAGATTGGCAATAGATCGAATCGCAGTTTGAAGGTTTCCTGACCAAATGCTTAAATTTGCATCGTAATTTACGATTATATCGTGGTTGCTGGTGTCTGTATACGTCAATGTAAAAGAACCACTTGTAATGGACGTGGCGTTCGCAACAGTTAAATTCTGTCGTTCATTGGATAAATCGAATCCCAATTGCACCGTTACTTCGCCAGGAACAGTGTAGGCAACATAAATCAATGCGTTGTATAAAGAATCAACATTGCTTTCATTGTTGACATAAAAACACCGATAGTCAATGACGCCCGATTTAGTTTCGGCATTCGACACATCATCAAACAATCTCTTGTTGAGGATTGGCTGCACAGAGGGTTCGCCGCCCAGAGAGTTGTTGGGATCGGAATTTATGCTGCCACCTGAAAAAGTAAAAGTAATGTCGGAAATTGACAAGCTCATTATTTGTTCCCTTCAGTAATATTTTTCGCAAGGATATATCGGACATTCCGAGGGGTATATCCTGTAAATTCGGCTATTTCTCGCACACCCCAGCCCAATTGAGAAAGATTCATCACTTTCTGATGATTTACCTTTTGTCTATTTGGCGACACATCATTTGAGTGTAGAATACGATATATTTCCGCCTCCGACTTCCCAAATTGCTGGGCGATTTCCGAGATGCGTATTTTTGGGCTGTTAAGGTAAACATTTATGATGTCCCCGTCCCCGCCCTGATCGGTTATGAATTGTTTGAATCCGTACATGCTTTATTAACGCTTGTGGGATATTTTTTCCCAAAGGGCATTGACCCACTTGATGAGCAACTGTAACATTTAGGACTGGAGACTGATATGAGTTACAACCGCTATATCGACTGGAAGCCGGTCCCGGCAAACTCGAAGATTCTACAGATATATTCCAAAGGATTGGAATATGCCTTGGTTTCTGCCGATTACGAGCAGTGTCATCCATTCGTGTGGTGTAAAGACTTTCTCCATGATGTCATGTATGGAACTTTGCACAATAAATGGTTTGAAATATACAAGTTCAAATACAACCCGACACTTGATTCGGCTCCTTGTCTTGACCGGATTCGGTTGTTGCTCACAAATTCAAAAGACAAGAAATTTGCAGAAAAAATTCCGGCTGTTATTGATTTCATAAATCAAATTGAAGAACGCCTCAAAATCAAAAAGTCATTTGCTCGAAAATGCGGTTGTCCACCCGAAGCATACCAAAAAGCTGGTGTGTTTATGTTTGAAGGCAGCAAGAGATGGATTCAATCACCGCCAATGCTTTCGCTCTACACTTTGTTGTTGCGTGTAGGGTTCTGTCACACAGTAGGTGACTCCTTTTTGAAAACAATCGAAGGAGTCAAGTCTGGCGAGATCAAACCTTACCAGAAGAAGGACGGATACTGGCTTAAAAGCTCAGATATTGCCCTTCAAAAGATTTTGCGGGTCGGCGACCGACGAATCTTCTACAGAGATATTCAGTTGAACTACCCTAGCAATATGCAGATCGACTCGATCCACAACAAGCTGGGTATTATCGGGTTTGCCACGGACATAATGTACAATGCCATTGGCCAACCCGTTCTCGTTCCGTACTGGCACTATCAAAAGTGAGGATTAGTTATGGGCTTTACATTTGGAAGCGACCCTGAGTTCATGTTGACGCATCATGATGAACTCAAGAGCGCAATCGACATTCTTCCCAAAAAAGAAAATGCCGTAATCAAACACGGGCATGGATATTACTTCGATAATGTCTTAGCTGAGATTGCAGTAAAACCAGCCAAGAATAAAGACGAAGCTCTATACAACATGCGATCTGCGCTGCATGGACTTGCTCAGGTCATTCAACCTGCCAAGTTCGTCACAAGGGCATCTGGCAATTACCCTAAAAAAGAATTGAATTGCCCTGATGCCAAGATTGCTGGATGTAATCCAGAATGGAACGTGTACAGTCTTCAACAGGTATTCCCACCCGACGAGGATGTGGACCTTCTGGATGGCTACTACCAGTTCAAGACGCCATTCCGTTCAGCGGGCGGTCACATCCATATTGGAAGTGATAGCCTTCAAGACCCTATGGAAGCATTCAGCGTCATTCGCATGATGGACTTGTTCCTGGGCATTCCTTCTATCTTTATGGATACAGATGAGACATCCAAAGACAGAAGAACAATCTATGGTCATGCAGGGTCGCATCGTATTCCAGATTATGGTTTGGAATATCGTGCATTGGGTAATTTCTGGCTGTCATCGCCAGAGCATGTTGCTTTGATGTACGATCTCACTGAATTCGTTTTAGGCTTTGTAAACAAAAAAACCCACGAACGATTCTGGACTGTGAACGAGGATTTGTTGGACGAAGACGATCCCAGCGTTGCGTATTCTTGTTTTGGCTACGATGTCAATATGCTCCGCAAAGCAATTGACACATGCAGCAGAAAAGAAGCTGATAAGTTCATGATATTCGTGAGCAACTATCTGCCGACTCGTTTGTCACAAGCGATTGAACGGCTTTCTGGTAAAGCCCTTCCTGATCCTTATGTCGCATGGAATATTGAATAATGTATGAAGTATTCGTTCGTGAATCACACGGAGAGTGTCTAGGTTTAATCGTGTTGCTACCGGGTCGTGGACAGCCTGCAAAGGACATCCTGACCCGGTATCATCGCTATTCGACATTAGATCAATTCACATTGGTGGCTGTAGAGCCAGTCGATGAATGGTATCCTGCGCCAAATGGCGCAGAAGATCAAATGGAAGCGGTATGGGGGCTGAGGCTATCTGTGCCTCAGATGGATGGGTTCATTGCTGAACTTGAAGAAGAATTTGAAGTGGATAGGTCCAATGTGACCTTGAGTGGTTTTTCAGCCGGGGCTGTAATGGCAATTCAAATTGCGGCCCACACAGATAGACCATTCAACTCTGTGATTGCTCACAATGGAGCAATTCTGGCACCTGAAGAATTGCCAGAGTCAATTCATCCAACTAAATATCTTGTTCTTCACAACGAAAATGACGATTGCTTTTCATGGGAAGAACGATATTTGCCTATGAAGAATGCACTAATGGAACGAGGTTACGACTTAGAAGTGTTCGAGAACGAAGTCGGTGGTCACTATATCGCTCCAGAAGACGTTGAAGAAGTTGGCCTCTGGTTGAGAGAGCAATATGATTTACCTATGCCGGAAAAATCAACGGACTCTTTTTCTGAAGAGTCTCCCGAATAACTCGGCATGATTGCCTCAAGTCGAACTCTCGACACTTGTGACACATCCACGACAACTTGTATTCTTGGAAGGCCCTCATTTCCAATAATAAACGCTTTTTGTGAATGAAGAATTCTTCTTTGCAACATTTGCATATCGTTTGAGTGTATCCGTCTTTGGCTTGTTTGCCAATTTTATGTTTGGAATTATGCGATTCATAATATCGCAGTAATTCATCAGGCATATTTGGCACTATGAAATTAGAGCCAACCAGCCAGCCATATTTAGAACCATCTTTGTGCATTGACGGCGGCACAACAGATTGATGTTTGTGCGCACGGAATTCCATTCCGTTAAAGACCTTGCGAGTCAAAGAGGGATCGGGATTCAAAAAAATATGATGTGTTGACTTGGAGCTACGAAACTTAGGATGAGGCGTATATTCTGTCATCTGATGCAAAAGATCATTCGCCTCTTCTGTATCTCCTTCAACGTCTACTACACTCCCAAGCAATATACCCATTTCGTAGGCGTTTTCAATTTCAAAGTATGGACGCCATTTTTCAGCGGTCCAGTTGCCATTCCAATTTAGTCCAACAGGGGCTTTCTTTGCTTTGAAAATCGCAATGGGCTGGAACCCGGCTTGAACGTAGAGTTCAAACCATTCTGCTTTTGTTGGCATGTGCGTCCTGCTTACGAGTGAGATGGATCACGAAGATACGCTTTTGTAGCTTCAATAATATTGTCAGTGGTGAGACTTTCAATAACAATGCCCTGACGATGCGCCCACTCTACCACCTTGAGAATATTCTTCTCATTTGATTTGTTGAGCCAGAAGTTTCGCAGTTTCATTTTGCACACTCTACTATTGTTAAGAGGTAAAATCAATGTCAAAAACAGCCCTAGTTACTGGTGCCAGCGGGTTCGTTGGCCATCATCTTTGCAATATACTTTACAACCAAGGTTGGAAAGTTGTCGCCATAGGAACCAAAGGTGAACATAAACCTTTGTGTCATAAATTCCTCCAGTTTAACTTAGATGGTATCGCATGGGATTTAGTCCCAAAGATAGACGTTTGTTTTCATCAGGCGGCAAATAATGATACGACGGATATGGACATGGAAAATATGCTCCGGTCGAACCTGACTGCTCCGTCGAATCTATTCTATAGTTTGGCACGAGAAAAAGGTTGCAAACAATTTGTGTATGCGTCCAGTTGTTCTGTATATGGCAACGAGGCTGTGCCATACAAAGAGAAAGAAACACGATTAGACCCTTTGAACCCATACGCTCATTCCAAAATGTTGTTTGAGCAATTCGCTGAGAGCTTTGCCCTTGAATACAGCGTCAATCTTATTGGTCTTAGATATTCCAATGTTTATGGACCGGGAGAAAGTCACAAGGGGAAGCGATCAAGTATGATAAGCCAATTATTGCAAAAAATGCAACTAGGGGAAAGGCCAAAAATATTCAAATTAGGAGAACATTTAAGAGATTGGGTGTACATCGAAGATGTTATAAGTGCCAACATATTGGCAAGCGAATACAAATACTCAAACGTATTCAATGTTGGTTCAGGAGAAGCCATGAGTTTCAACAACGTAGTTGCTACGTTGAATGCCGAATTGGGATCAAATCTGGAACCAGAGTATATCGACTGTCCATTCTTAGATACCTATCAATCACACACATTGCTTGATCTAACGCACTCTAAGGCAAATTTAGGATATAACCCCGAATACGGACCAAAGGCGGGAATCAAACGATTTGTGGAAGAAATTAGAATCGCTCCTTGACTTCTCTTGGTCTGCCAATTGTAGAGTCTTTGTCTATCTTTTCAGAATAGCATCACATACAAAATCAATCAAATTACAAACTTTGTATTTGCGACAGAATTCCACGACGACTAATCATAATTCAACCTAACTACAAAAAATTGTTAAATAGCGTTTTGATCCATTGAATTAAAAAAAAAAGTGTCATTTCTGACACTTTTTGACCCGTTTATATTGATGTTACAAATCGCCTATTCTGCTTTGGACAGGGAATCCTGCTTGTCCCGGCTCAGGACGAACAGCCTGAGTTAAGTTTTCAGTGTCAACTGGAGTGAACAAGTTTTCGCCATTGCCAGTGCTTTGATATTCAGTCCAACCATCGTTGTACTTCGTATCAGGTGAACTGCCAGTCATGCTCTTAACACTGTTCCACCATTTTTCGTCATCAGTAGCTTCTTTTTGCATTTTCTTCTTGGATGACTTCTTGGAGTTCTTCTTTGAGAACATTGGGCCAGCATCGCCCATGCCACCACCGACATCGCCGCCCTTGCCACCGAGCTTGATCTTAGACTTCAGGTCTTCACCTTCATCGTCCCCTTCATCATCGCCCATATCTTCGTCGCTGTCGCCTTCTTCGTCCTCGACGCCCATATCCATATCTTGGTCATCTTCTTCAGCGTCTTCTTCATCGTCGCTGTCGTCGTTATCAGACCACATTTTCTTCTTGGACTTCATCATCTTTTTCTTGGACTTCTTTTTAGAGAAGAGAACTGAGTTCAAGTCTTTCTTGCCCTCGTCGTCTCCTTCGTCGTCGCCCTCAGCGTCAATGTCATCGCCTTCTTCATCATCCATGTCTTCGTCGCCCATATCGGCACCACACTTGGACTTAGACTTCTTCTTGGACTTAGCACCACACATATTGCTGAACTTAGGCTTTTCGTCACCGTCATCAGCATCTACATCAACGTCCACATCTGGATCGTCTTTGTCGGACGAAGGCTCGACCATTTCGCCGTCGCCTGTTTCGTCATCATCATCGCCAAACATTTTCTTTTTGGCTTTCTTCTTTGCCATTTTCTTGGATTCTTCAAGGTCCATGCCGAAACCGGATGGAGCTTGAATTCCGAGGTTTGATGGGTTGGAAATACCAAGATTGAAACTCGGCAATACAGACTCATTCAGCGTCTTCCACTGTTTGTACGTTAGCATAATTATTCCTCTTTCGATCTAAACGGGTTAAATCTATATATGTCAGGCTCCAAATCTTTTCCAAAGGAACGGGAAATGAAAAAAATACTTCTCGCCTTGGCTTTCTTCGGTGCATTAGCGTATTTGTATTGGGTTTTGACAACACCGAGAATAACGCCGGTTTATCTATCCCCCACAGATCAAATATCTAAGCAAGAAAAGCCACAGCCAATTCATGAGATTTACGATATTATCAAAGTAATCAACGATAGAAGCTCAAAGATCAAGAGCCTTTATATTGACGAAATGCCTATTCGTCTTCAACAAGGCAACATGACCGCCAAGGTATATGGTGAGTTAGCAATGGAAAAAGAAAAGAACTTCCGATTAAAGGTGACACACCGATTGACCGGAAAAGAGATGGATATTGGGTCAAATAAGAGTCATTTTTGGTTCTGGTCCAAACGCATGACCCCACCCTCTCTGCACTTTGCAAAGCATGAAGACCTTGACAAAACGATGCTGCGAACCGCCCTAAATCCATCCTGGATGATGGAATCCCTCAATATAAGTCCGGTCAACACAGAAAACATTGAAATCGCCAAATTCAAAGACTTTTGGGCAACCATTCAACCCAGAACAAGTAGTACCGGCGAAAAAGTCACAGTTGTTACGTTGATCCATCCTACTCAAAAAGTAATTGTTGGAAGATATTTGTATAATCAAGACGGAAAATTGATCGCCAGCACTGAGTATCAGGACTTTTCCAGTGCCATTCCTCGAAAGATATTTATCATCTGGTATGAGGAAGGAATAACTTTGGATTGGGATTTATCTGGAGTACAAACAAATGTGGGCATCAATCCACAATTCTGGGTGATGCCCGACATGAAAAACAAAATAGACATGGGAAAATAGTTACTTGTTGAGTGCCTTTCTGATGGCATCTCGTCTAATCGCCTGTGTCTTGCGACGTTCGGCACTCAATCCAGCAGCATTAGTCTGCTGTGGAGGCGCTGCGGCTTGCGCACGAAGCTGAGTTGGTGTAGGACCAGCAGCTATGCCGCCTGATGTTGAACGAACAGATGTGCTAGGACGAAGAACTGGTCCGTTTCTACTTCCGCCTCTATTTTTAGTGCATCCACATGCCATAGTTGACCTCACATGAAATAACGTGTATTGGTTTTATAGATCGAGTTTTTTCTTTGATTTGTCTTTTGAATACGACTAATCAACCTTTGTTGCTGCTCGGTCAATGGTGGATTTGTTGCAAGATTAGTGCTTCCGCAACCACAACCTTTCGGTTTCTCTTCTGGTTTGTCGCTTGGTACTTGCAATTCATCCATACTCTATTTATGAATGAGCAACCAAAAAGGATTTCCAATATGTTTACAGAAGACGATGTTTTGAAGTTGATTGAAAAAGCAATCGAAGCTGCATTCAAAAAGTTTAAGGCGGGATGCTATCAGGACGCCGAAATAATACTCAATCAAACCATTAAAGTCTTTCCTACAGAAATTCACGCATTGCAATTGATGGGTCTTGTAAAACACAATCTTGGCAAATTCACAGAAGCCATCGACATCTTCAACAAAACAATAGAAATTGCTCCCAACGATCCAGAAAACTATAACAACATAGGTTTGTGTTATTCAAACAATGGAAAATACGATGCTGCAATTGAAATGCTAAAAAAGGCCATCGAACTAAATCCAACTTGCGCCTACATGCACAGCAACCTGGGGCTTCAACACAGAAACATCAATAATCTCGATTCCGCTATCGAATGTTTCCAAAAATCACTTTCTATCGAAGAGAGTGATTTAACCTGGGGCATGTTAGGTGGATGCTACGGGGAAAAACGTCATTTAGACGACGCTGAAAGGTGTTTCAAAAAGTCGATTGAAATCAACCCAAACTTTGCTGGTGGCCATGTAGACTTGGCAAACGTATATCACTTAAAAGGCGAGTGGGATAAGGCTTGGGAAGAATACGAATGGCGATATGAAGTATTTGAACAACTTAAAGTATGGAAAAATCTCTATGACCCAAGCAAGACATGGAATGGCGAACCACTTGATGGCAAGACTATAATCGTTCATGGAGAACAAGGTCACGGTGATACCATTCAGTTCTTCAGATACATCCATCATTTGAAAGCTCGTGTCATATTACACTGTTCAAATGATTTGGCTTCTATTTTTGCTGGTCATGTAGATGAGATTTACACAAATGAACCTAGTGAAACTAAAACAGAACAATTGCCAGTTCACGACTACCACTGTTCTATTTTGAGTTTGCCTTATCTTCTAAAACTGAAAGCGATACCGCCTTTCTCATTGAAGATTGACAAAAGTATAAATCTTGATGGTTACTCTAATCTAATGAAGATCGGCATTGTTTGGGCGGGAAATCCACAACATCCAAACGACGCCAATCGCTCCTGCCATCTGAAACATTTTCGTGAGATTCATGATATTCCTGGCGTTAAATTGTTTAGCTTAGTCAAGGACATACGACCTCGCATCTACCGCTTTAACGCCAATCCAATTGATCTCACCGAAGAAACTGAGGACATGAAAATTGTGGATATGGCACCAATGATGGAAACATTCAGAGACACAGCAGAAGTCATCAATTCTCTCGATTTAGTGATTACTGTAGACACATCTGTTCTGCATCTCGCCGGATCAATGGGAAAACCGACCTGGGCCTTATTGCCGTGGACTTGTGACTGGAGATGGGGTTCAGGAGAAGAAACAATATGGTATCCGAGCGTTCGGATATTTCGCCAACCGTCCAAAGGCGATTGGCAGTCAGTATTTTCAAACATCAAAAAAGAGATTTACAATGAACAACGATTATGTTGAGAAGAATTTAGTTTACCAAGATCAGGTGCAACAAATTGCAAAGCTGGTATTTCACGCCTTCTATTATGATGAAGAAGAAAAATTCAATGCTTCATCACCTGAAGTTTACGAAAAAGAAGTCATCAGTGATTTGTTACCGATGTCAGATAAGATTTTTCAATTCTTTGGAACTGCGGACGAAGCGAAGAAAGCAATTCGCTTCCTACATACAGTAAATCCAATTAAGGCCAAGGAAATATTTGATGAACTGTAAAATCTTCTACAGGATTAGCAGCAATAGCCTGTCTAAGCCAAAACTGCCTGGGGCCAACAAGCTCCGTTGCTTGGACAACTTCATTAGCGTATTTGGTCCTGAAATAAACGTCCTGGCAGACAATTGCGATCCAGATATATTGGGCGAACTTGAACGCCGTCATTTACGCACTTTGGACACGGATTATGGAAACGCCCAATCGTTTTTGCATACATTGTCTGAGGTTAAATATTGTTCAGACGATACAGTGGTCTATTTTGTAGAAGATGATTACCTTCATTTGCCGACATCTCGCACACTTCTTGAAGAAGGCATTGATTCTGGAGCCGATTACGTCAGTCTGTATGACCACCCGGACAAATATGGTCCGTTATATGATGGAGGCGAAACATCCAAGGTATTTCGCACAGCGTCATCTCATTGGAGAACTTCCATATCCACTTGCATGACATTTGCAGCAACAGCGAGCGTGCTAAAGACGGACATGGAAACATGGCAGAAATGGTGCCAAGGTGCAAACCCCGACGATCATGGTGCCTTTTGTGATTTGAATGCCCAAGGTCGAAAATTGGCAGTATCCATTCCGGGGGCTGAGTGTCACACAGATTTGAACTATTCGACAATCATTGGAGAGAATTGGATCGAGCCGTGGGCAATCCAGATGATGCTAAAAAATATAGAGCAAAGCATATACAAGTCATATGATGCCGATGCTATTGATGCAATGGAAGAAATACTTCATCACCAAAGAGAGCAACATAACGACTTGTCTAAATTGGTATTGATTTCAGAAATTGAAAGTCACAGCAAAAAGAAAAAAGCGAGTAAACTGTGATGTTTACTCGCTTTCAGAAGTGATTTCAACAAGCTCAGTAATTACGACTGAGTGGTTGTCGATGCAGAAGACTTGCTCTTGGCCGGAGCCTTGACAGAAGTGACCTTCTTAGAAGCGGCAGACTTCTTTGCAGCTTTCTTCAGCGTTGCGGTTGCAGGAGTCGCAGTCTTGCTGCTGTCGCTGACATCAACATCAGTGAAGCCCAGAGATTTGGCTAGATTGCGTGCAGCGCCGCTGACTGCGGACTTTGTAGGGAACTGTGTGCTACCATCACTACGACGAGCCAACTTGGTTGGCTTGAGTCCAGCGATGCTGACGGTTCCTTCATAATAATCACCAGCATCGCTCTTGCGGCTGGCTACTCGGACAGAGAGAGTGTTGCTCATTCGGGTTCGTACCTTTCTTTCATGAAATAAGTCTGTATAGATTCCCAGACGTTAGGGAATTCTATATTCAACATAGTAGTCAGTCAATATCTTTCGCTTATTTTTTTGCTTTCAAATCATCAAAGACAAAGTTTCTCATCTTGTCCAAGCTGCACATCTTTGGCTCGACGACCCCTGTGTTGGCAAGAGTCGGGATCAACATGCGACGATCAGCCGGTCGAAATCGCTTGCGATAAAATCCATCGACCGCATCTTTATATTTCAAAAACAAAGAGGACATGCTCACGCCTGGAGTTGTTTCTGACAAGTTGAAAGTCGTCAAAATACTCACGATGGTTTTCATGACTTCATCTATGTGTATTTTCTTTTTGCTTTTGCCGATCCTGGAGAAGTTCAAGAACCAGAGCATGGTATCAGGATCGTATAAAAACAACGGGTTCACCAAACCGGCGTGGCAATGAGCGTCGATATAATCCTCAATTTGAGAAATCCAGAGTTTTTGACCATTGTTGGCTTGGATATAGTTCTGAAAATAGAAGTACCCAATTATGCTCCGAAAGCTCAAAATCAAGACATCTCGGTTTCCCTTGTTGTTTAAGCCATGCCGAAGACAAAAGGAACAGTAAAAATTTCCTGGACCGGAGAGCCTATCTATAAGCGATGATTGGACACTAGCGGTTTCGCAGTTCTTTTCGCAAAAGAAGCATTTACGAAAAACTTTGTCCGATAGCTCTCCTGAAAGGGTGGCTGGGATCGGTTTGAGCCGAACTTGGCTTATAGAAAGTTTTTCAGACATCGTTTATTCACCGAAATTTGTAAAAGCTCGCATACATAATAAGAAGCGAGTGAACTCTACTCAATCACCAGAACGAGGAAAAAAATATGAAGACATTTATTCAATGGGCAGGCGAAGTCAAGAAAGAACTGCCTCTGTACATGCAAGACGAAAATACAAAGCGTGCTGGTATTGCACATTGGGCTTACCCGGACGCATACGTCCGTCAGCAGTATCCAGATGCTTATTTCATGCCTCACGCCGCTGATGCTCTACAGAAAATGGGAAAACATCAGCCAAGTCGCAAGGCTCCTGCTGATAGCTCTTGGTAAGTAACAAACCCGCTGCTACTCTGGTCTGAAAAGACAATTGAGCATTAAGGGCGGGTAGACATTTACCTTTAGTTAAAAAACCCCTGCCTTTATTGGCGGGGGTTTTTGTTTTAGCCCTTAACTTTGTTGATGCGGTCGTTGTGATCCTTGGCAGTAATCGACTCTTCTTCAACTGGAAGCATTTCGGGACATCTTTCCCAATAACCCCATTGATCTTCATTTTGTGGGTTTTGGAAGACCATGCCCTTCTTCCAATACTTATTCAATATTTCATCGACCCGCTCCTTGGACAACTTTGATTCCTTGGAAAGTTGAGCGGTTGATCGCCATTGCCATTTGATGCTGCGAGCCAAAGCGATAAAAAATCCTTGTTCCTCGTCGCCCTCTTTGGTGCCTTGGGGATACACTGAAGTCCATTTGGGCGGTGTCTTTGTTTTATTCTTCATGATTGACTCCGAAAAAAATGGCGAGATTGCCATACTATAATAATGAGGTATTTGGAGAAAATCCAACCCTTTGAATTATATACTCTGCTTAAAAGGAAATGCCAAATGAGAAATTCACCAAGATTGAATCGTTTTGAGAAGCGAACAATGCACGCCGAGAAGCTGAAGAACGACATGAGCGGCACAGGCGTCTACGTGTATGAGAACAATACTGAGGGTGATTTGAAGCTGCCGAAGCCGACAGATTCAGGGGTCCGTCAGATTTCTCCAAAAAACAAACCTGGATGTCGATTCCAGGGAGACAGTTACTATCTACAATGGGTTGGTTCGCCAATGAATCTACTCAAGCTGGTTGAAGAAGTGGTTCCAAAGATGACTCATGTGGAACTAATGGAACACCGAGCCAAACAAGAACAATTACTGGAGGAAGAAGCTATGGCAAATGAGCGACAACTATTGCTAGACCAACCTGATTGCATCACTCATCACGGCAAGATCGAGAGAGTGGTCACAGAACCGGGCCAGCAACCGATCAACGACAATACGGACCTTTCTCAGAAGAAACCTGCCGAGGTTCTTTTGACGGAAGACCCATTGGATGGCATTGAGATTATCCTGGGCTAAACCCACACGTCAATACAAACAACGACTACAGCACCCGAATATCGGGTGCTGTTTTTATTTACAGCCGATTTTACAAGTCCCTGTCTCCGTGGTATGATCCGAATCACAGCGTGTTTTGCCAAAATATTCACGCATGAAAAATTTGACGACAGGTCGAACCAAACGATCTCGAATCTCTCTAGGCATTTGATCGGTCGTCACTCAAATCTGTGGAGCAACCATGTACACTCTGTTTTTGCAGCGGGTTTTGTCGAAAAGAAGCGGCGACGATAAAATTCAGGCGCAAATCGAATACATCCTTCAGCGTGGAATGGCCGGAACCCGTGGAAAAACCTGGAAGGCCGAGCCGCATCGCCTCCCGCCCATCCAACAAGAAAGCGGCAATTGGCTATTCAAATATTGCATTACCTTTGAGAAGGTGCGTGGCGACCGGGGACAACAAGCTGAATACAGTCAGTGGGAAGAAATCAAAGCAATGCTCCAACAGACCGGAGCAATCACTCGCTTTCAGCCTTTTCCTTGGACTGTTCAAGTTGCTCCCAATGTCGCTCTTGTTGCGACTGCTGCTCCTACGGTTCAGACAGCGGAACCCGTTGAATTAGACCCAAACGCTATTGCCACGACTCCCTTGCCGCAACCTGAAGGGTTTGAGGGTGTATTGGACGGTATGCTCACACAGATTTTGGGCGGCGTCCGCACGGTTGGACAATTTGGTCCCGCCAAAAAATGGGACCAACTGATTGTTCCACCCGAACTATTGGGCAGAGACAGCGATGCCCATCTTGCAGAACATCCAGCGTGGAAGAACCTCTATGGAGTCAACCCTCAGACTCGCATCATCCTGAGCAACATCAAGCGAGCGCACGAAACGAACGGCGAAAGTCGTAATCATGGCGTATTGTTCGGTCATGCCGGTTGTGGGAAAACAACTACGATGTTTGCATTGGAAAGTATGTTTGGTGCTGACGCCGTATTGAAGCTAGATGCAACCAGCACAACCAAAGCTGGTCTGGAGAAGATGTTCTTCAACGACCTGAACGAAATCCCGCCGTTGGTGTTCATGGAAGAGGCTGAAAAGGCCGATCCTGAAGCCCTGAAAATTTGGCTTGGCGCTCTCGACGACCGTGGAGAAATTCGTAAGGTCAACTTTCGAGTCAACCAACTTCGGTCGGTCAAGGTATTGTTCCTCTGCTCTGTCAACAACAAAGCCGCATTCGACAAGATGATGGGAAGTGACGGAACGGAAGCTGGCGCTCTATCCAGCCGGTGTGTGACTCAGGTGTATTACCCCCGTCCAAGCAAAACTGTATTGCTCCAAATTCTTGATAAAGAAGTTCGAGAAAAGGGTGGTCGCCAAGAATGGATTACTCCCGCAATTCAACTTGCCACTGAAATGGGCATCACTGATCCTCGTATTGTTCGCAGCTACCTTGCTGGTGGGGACCGATTGCTCGATGGAACCTACCAGCGTGACTGGCAGGCGATTCATCAGGCTCAAAATACCTTCAACAAAGCGTAAGCAACTTAGTTATGGGTCGTGAAATCAAACGTGTAGACACTGGTTTTGAGTGGCCATTGGAAAAAGTGTGGAAAGGCTACCAAAACCCATATTGCAAACATGCACATAACTGTGCTGCTTGTGATGGATCGGGCTACAGTACAATGGCAAATCTATACAAAGATCAATGGTATGGGTATCACGAATTCAATCCTGTTGCCTATGGCAGCGAATTGCTCACACCTGAAACTCCGGCATTAAAATCATTCGTGGAATTTCAAGTGGATCGCTCCATTCGAGATGCTGCCAATGGCACAGCTTTGGAATTCCATGCTGATTTTCGCTCGACACGAACTGGTACAATGTGCCATAAGACTAAAAATGGTCTATACACTCGTGAAGAGGCCATTGAACGTGACTGCAATCGACTATTGGAAATGTGGAACGAGCAATGGAGCCATCATCTGATTGCAGTTGATATTGCTGCATTGGTTGAGGGAAATCGGCTTTATGATTTGACTCGACAACGATTGAAAAATATTCCATTGGAGGAATATATCCGCACCCGTGCATATTACTTGTGGGTAGATGCTGGTCGTCCTGAAGGCGATGCGTCACAATTTTGGGAAATAGCCGCCAAAGAACACAGTGGTCCTTGGCTCCCGTTCTGGAACGGGCATACCCCCACGCCAGAAGAAGTCAATGGCTGGAGCATCGCTGGCTTTGGTCACGATTCCATCAATTGTCACATTTGCATTGAAGCTCGATGTAAACGTGAAGGATATTCCACGGAATGTGAAGTGTGCAAGGGAAAGGGTTCTATCTGGCAACCGGCAGAAGCCGAACAATGGGCTGAAGATTGGGTAGAAGAAAAACCGCCAGCAGGCGAAGGATACCAAATTTGGGAGACAGTATCTGAAGGTTCTCCAATCTCGCCCGTATTTTCCGACCCACGCATCCTGGCTGAATGGATGGCAAATTCCCCAACATGGGGTGCCGCCGAACCAATGTCTGCTGATCGGTGGTTGGAATGGATTGTCGGCCCAGGCTGGTCCCCGTCCGGCATGATGATAAATGGCGTCTACAAAGATGGCGTTGCCGCAATGACTGAGTAATTTTCTCTTCCCCATGACGTAAATAACGTCATGGGGAAGTTTTCATTTCATCACTGGCTTAATCTTCAAGAAAACCAACACGTCGTTGAGATTCAGGTAGCACGCTTCCTTGAAGATATTCTTGAAAAAGCAACCGCTCACAAAAAGCAGGACATGCAGGCTGGTCAGCCAAATCAGACGTATACGAACTACGTCAGACAAGTTTGGCCACAGGACGCCATTCAAAATGGCGAATTTGTGTTGCCAAGCATCTTCCCTGCCGACATTGCAGGTCAGCGAGTACAATTCAAACTCAAGCTGGGACATAATGCCGCCGACACCGTTCACAATAACGGCAAGTTCGAGGGCTTTGTCATCAATATGTATCCATTCAACTATGCCAAAAGCATAGAAGATGTTGATCGTCATTTGATGACTCTCAAATCAGCAATGCACCATGAAGCGGAACATATCTATAACGTGGGTGCTGAATATGAATCCAATGATTGGGATGGCGACGACAAGCATCGCATGGCGATGCAATACATGAGCAATCCCGGAGAAATTCGAGCGCACGCTCGACAGATGGCCTATATGTACGCCAAGCACTTCCCTGGTGAGCCATTTGATCTAAAGAAGGCACAGTCAATTCTGAACGGTCCTGGGTTCACCACTACCCATAAGAACTACTTCAATGGCTTTGCCAAGCCTGACGTTTGGCAAAAAAACGTCAATAGGTTTGGATATAATCATGCAAATCCGCACGATCAAATCATGCCATTGGTGCCACAATTTTTGGCCCAATATCAGTCTCAGCCATGAATGCGGCATTGCTCCTTACGCCTGGGTCGTAAGAAAAACGACATGAGGGTTGCAACTTGGCGAGTCTTTCCTAAAATAGCTCGATCAATTCGTTCCCTTTGAGGATTTTCTAATGAACCCCAAGGCTGTTGAGCTTGTCGATGAGTACGGCGACCAAGCGTATCACGTCGCCGTTGAGTTTACCGTGCTGGCTACCCACATCGGGGACACGGTTGGTGCTGAATTGTTTGGAGAGTGTGCCAGAGATTTAATAGAGGCGGGCTTCCACAAGCACCGGAAAGAAAATGAAAGAAGATTTAGCTGGTGGAATTCGCTTCAGCGAAAGGATGAAACTCTACGAGGCGGGCTTCCACAAGCACCGGAAAGAAAATGAAAGAAGATTTAGCCGAAAGGATCTTCTATGGTGAAGAACCACGATTACATGAAGAACCAAGATTACAAACCGAAGAGGCGGCTTCGTAGTAAAGAAAAGACCCCGGTTTTAGCCGGGGTCTTTTTGTTTAGCGAATGTTTTCTTCCAACAACTTCTTCACCCTGTTGAGATGGACGTTCGTGTCGATACGAAGCTGGCCCGATCTAACTCGTGGGTTGTTTATTCCAGTGGATGTTTTGATATTGATAATTGCACCGCCTCTAATATCCTTGATTACAACTTCGGATTTAGAGTATTCCATCCCACCTTCAATGGATTCAATCATAGTTGATTTGAAAACAAAAATACCATTTGGTTTCTTTTCAATTGTTTCTTTTGCAATCCAAACGAAGACTCCTTTGCTGGAATCTCTGCGAACTTTGAACTTGCCGTTGCCAAGGTCTTCAACAAGAGTTACGCCGGACGCTTCTCGAACGGCATCTCTGTGAGAATCGACCCAATCAATTGTCTTTTGTGCAGTCGATCTAACTTCGATTTCTTTTTCGACCGTTGCTGCTGCATCTGCTGCATTGGCGATGTGTGGCATAAAGATGCTCGTACCAAGCAATGCCAATAGAACTAACAAGTGTTTCATATCCCCTCCGTGTGAAATGTGACTTGAAGTGACTTCTGATGTTATATAGCCTCAATATTTTGATATTGCACACTCCTTTATGTCGTCCAACCTTTTATCGGAGGAAACAAAATGAAAGGCATTATTTTAGCAGGCGGGATGGGGACAAGACTTCATCCTTTGACAAAAGTAACCAACAAATGCTTATTGCCAGTGCATGATAGACCCATGATTTATTGGCCAATTCAAACACTTGTGGGCAGTGGCATCAAAGATATTCTTTTAGTATGTGGCGGGAACGCCGCAGGTGAATTTTTGAGAATCCTTGGCAACGGTGAAGAATTTGGCCTGAAACATCTTCACTACACATACCAGAAAGAAGCAAATGGAATTGCCGACGCTTTATCTTTGGCAGAAGAATGGGCAGACAATGAACCAGTAGCCGTAATTCTGGCTGACAACATTTATGAAAATCCGGTTCCTGAAGTTGTTACCGCCTTTGAAAAGAATCCTGATGGCGCACACATCTTCTTGACGCCAGTAGACCATCCAGAGTGTTACGGCGTAGTTGAAACAGACGCAGCAGGAAAAGTAATAGGGATCGAAGAAAAACCTAAAGAACCGAAATCCAACTTGATCGCAACAGGGTTGTATATGTACGACGGAGGAGTTTGGGACTACATCCGAACGCTCAAGCCATCCAAGAGAAACGAACTTGAGATCACCGATCTCAATAATCGTTATTTGGGCATTGGGAAGCTCCACGCTCACACAATCAATGGTTGGTGGGCAGACTGCGGAGAAAGTCTCGAAGGATATACGCAGACGTGCTATGCAGCCAGCAGACTTGGAAAGAAGGCTGAGTAAAATGAAAGTTGTAGTTTGTCCTTTGGTTAGTCGAGATGTCCCGAAAGCAATTAGGGCAGTCAACTCGATTCGCAACATGATGGCAACAACCGAAGTTCAGTTTTCGGTTGTTGCCATCATCAATTCGTTAAACGCTGAATTCATTCAGGAATTCAAAACTTGGTGCGACCAAGAATCTGTTGAATACAAAATAACGCCGTCCAAAGGAACTCCCGCAGCAGGTAAAAATCAATGCCTGAAGTTTTTCCGGGAATCTCAATATGATGGAATGTGCATGGTTGATGGTGACGATCTGTATTATCCAAGTGCCGGACTCCAAATCGAGAGACACTTAAAGCATCACCCTGGCACTGATTTATTGATCGTCAAGCCATCCGATCAAATCAATAACTACAGCAACAATTCAGTCCAAATAAAAGAAAAAGTACACGCCTGTTGTTGGGGCGACAATATATTCCCATTGCCATACACTTATGGACCCGCAAAACATGAAATGTTCTCCAACAGAGCGGCTGCTCACAACTTAGGCGGGCATGTTTTTTACAGTCGCAAATTTGTCGAACTCCTTGAATACGATGAAGACCAACTATTGGGAGAAGACCTCTTGTTGGAGTTCAAAGCATTGAAGCTGCATCAGGAAGGGAAGTTGTGCTTCTGGCTGAGTTTTGCCAGCGACGTTCAGTTTCTTGATCGAACAGGCGAATCAAATATTCAAGCGATAAAAAACGAAACAGACGGAGAGATGTATTACAACCGGCTGGTTGAAAAAGTAACGTCGATCCTTGATACAAATCGAAGTTCGTTCAATGAGCTTCCTGTGGAATTTCCCAAAATCATATTCGGTCATGCCGAAAAAATTGCGTGGATTGCCCAACAAGTCGTAGTCTAAATTTACAAACGGCAAATTTCGTGGTAGAATACTTCCGTCACAACGCCCCTAAATGAAGCAAGCCCCGATGCAAGGTGCATCGAGGCCAAGGTATTCTCCAGAAAGGACCGAAAATGAATTGGCTCAACAACATTTGCTGGCTTTCCGATTCGTACAAAATCAGTCACTACAAGCAGTATCCGCCTGGGACAAAACGAATTTACTCGTATTTCGAGTCACGATCCGGGTCGGTTCATCCTGCCACGACCTTTTTTGGCCTCCAATATTGGCTGAAGCAATATCTGGTTGGGCAAGTCGTAACCGCCGAAAAAATCGACAAAGCAGAACGGCTGTTTAACAAACACTTCGGCGGCAAGGTTTTTAATCGTGAGGGTTGGGAATACATCCTCAACGTCCACAATGGTCGCCTACCTGTCGAGATTAAAGCGGCCCCCGAAGGTACAGTGGTTGGAGAATCCAACGTGTTGATGACGGTCGAAAATACCGACGACAACGCATTTTGGTTGACCAACTATCTGGAAACTTTACTGGTCCAGGTTTGGTATCCATCGACAGTCGCCACGCAAAGCCGAGCGATGAAGAAAGTCATCCTCGAATATCTTGCAAAGACAGGCGATACGGACCTGATCCACTTCAAGTTACACGACTTCGGTTTCCGTGGGGTCACTTGCCCAGAACAAGCCGCAATCGGTGGTGCATCGCACCTTGTAAACTTCATGGGAACCGATACGATTCTAGGGCTTGTCTTATTGGACGAATTCTATCATGAACCATGTGCTGGCTTCTCGATTCCGGCTGCTGAACACAGCACAATCACGTCATGGGGACGTGAACACGAAGTCGATGCTTGTCGCAACATGCTAGTTCAGTATCCAACCGGCCTCGTAGCAACAGTGAGCGATAGCTACGACATTTTCAACTGCTGTGCCAATATTTGGGGCGGCGTCCTCAAAGACGAAGTGTTGGCTCGTGACGGTGTTTTGGTTGTTCGCCCGGACTCTGGCGACCCTCCGACCGTTGTGGTGAAAGTGCTGGATATTCTTGGCGAGAAATTCGGCATCACGATGAACAACAAGGGATATAAAGTCCTGCATCCCAAGGTTCGAGTTATTCAAGGAGACGGCATCGACTTCAAGATGCTCGACCTGATCCTCTCAGCAATGGAAAAAGCTGGTTGGTCGGCTGACAACATTGCCTTCGGTTCAGGTGGTGGACTGCTTCAAAAACTCAATCGAGACACCCAACGATTTGCCTTCAAGTGTTCTTCGGCAGTTGTTGGCGATGAAGTCAGAGACGTTTACAAGCAGCCCATCACGGACGGCTGCAAGAAGTCCAAAGCTGGACGATTGAAGTTGGTCTGGTCAGACCGTCTCGGCCTCCTGGCGGGCGCACACGGCAAGGTTTTACAAACTGTGCCTGAGTCTGATCCACGTCCCGATCAGTTGCAGTTTGTCTTCAGGAACGGCGAACTTCTGGTTGACCAGACATTCGAGCAAGTTCGAGAAGCGACTAAACATACGATTCTGTAAAATCAGAATAGATCAAGTACCACAATTTTATTCAGGAATGATATGACGAACTTCCAAGAATTCGTTGATCGTAAAAAAACGGTAAAAGTTGGCGTCGTTGGTTTTTCAGCCCAGAAGTTTGACATCTCTAAGGCAAAAGCCTATATCGTGGCGGCTTTTGACAAGATTGAAAAGGACTTCTCGCCGAAGAACATTCATTGCATTTCCGGATTGACCGACCTTGGCATTCCAGCACTGGCGTACCGGGAAGCGCTCTGGAATACGACTTATTCAATGTCGATGAGACGATCTTGGTAGGGGAAGAGTGGGGCGATGAGAGCGATACATTCCTCTCCATGCTCGATGTCATGGTGAAGGTGGGCGGCGGTAAACAATCGGTAGCAGAGGCTGAAAAGGCCGAAGCGAACGGGTTGTCGGTGATGAAATTTGATTTGAAGGCCGAATAGCAAGGTTCGTTGAAGGTACACCTTCGACGCTTCAGACGCTTCAGATTGTAGTCAAATTGCGATATTAGTCAATTAGTTGGTTGTAAACCCTAATTGTGACCTTTTCGGGCTTCGCACCAATCAGCAAAAGAGGTCTTATTTGGGAATCTCTTCTTAATTGCCCGCAAATGACCGGGCCAAGCCTCTGCGAATTTGGGATGCAATTTCATACCCTCCACCTTGTCCAAATCAGCCCATTCCGACGCATCGTGTTCTTTTGAAAGCTGTACGTCGAAAGGCTTTGCGACAGCCATCAGGTAGGTGTGAAAGTGATGTGCGCCATCTCTGGCGTGGAAGTGTCCGAACCGTTGTCCCTCTACGGTGCCGCATTCTTCTTTGGATTCTCGCCGAGCCACATCAAGTGGAGCTTCCCCTTCTTTGGCTTTTCCACCGGGAATGCCCCAATGACCGGCGTAATCACTTGATCCATCTCTTTTCAACAAGAGAATCTTTTCACCATCGGTGAAAACGATGCCGCCGCCCAATCTACCCCAATATTTTTTGCCGTCTTTTCCGATCCGATGAAATTGTTCTGCCATGTCGGCCACAGTGGGATATATCTCCTGATGAGTTATTCCCCATTGTTTGCAAATATCGCAAAATGGAATATCCGTTGTTTGTTCGTTTGTGATCGCTCCACAATGTTGACAAATATCGTGATTCATTATCCCTTCGGCCCTCTCTTCAAAGGCACCGGCTTCATTTTAGAGACATGACGATCTGGTTGTCCCTTCAAATGGTGCATCATATTGTGCAACTCTTTTGTGACATCTGCCGCTGAGTCTCCGTTGCACTTCTGAGCGTGTTGGACGGATACGGTTCGACGATCTTTGTTGTAGAAGCCTTTGCTTATAACAAAGCAATTGTGGTCTGTATTCCAAGTCACAACCCCCGTCCATTCTCCGTCATCCCAATTACGATACGAGACGAGCAGACGGAGGGGCTTTTCCGTGAAGACGTGTTTGGTGTGATAGCCGTGATTCTTCAGTGCAGCACTAACATAACCCAAGCATATTTTGGCGAAGCCCTCCAAGGATTCCTTGGATGTAGTTCGATAATTTACTTCAATTGCGTATCTGGATGTCTCCACGGCTTCGACTAGATTCTCTTCCAGATATTCATGATGGGTTTTCATGCCGCCCCGTAGGGTTGTGGCAAAATACTCTTGACAAATACGCAAGAAGTCCTCTCGCTCTACCTTGAGTTCGGTATGCGTATCATTTTTTTGCTCATTTCGCCAATTGTGAAAGTCTTTCATTGTTCCCATCCTTTTTCGCCAATTTCGCAATCAAAGTTTGTCCAAATGACTTCCTGTCGCAATTTCTTTTCTCCGTTTTGGAGAGTCGAATTGGCAAACTCAGAGGTTCTTCTGAACTCTCTCCAGTCGTGGAGTAAACTCGGATACAGGTCATTTATATATCCAGACAAGATCACCTTGCCTTGTAAAGTCAGAAGCAATTTCAACAATAAAATGTGTTGATCGTCTGAGAATTCATGAGAGTAATTTTCACCGCCAGTTCTCGAACTCATCAAATAAGGCGGGTCAATATAATGCAAGGCATTAGGGGTGTCATATCTTTGTATTGCATCTAAGGCATCAATGTGTTCAATCTGAACATTCTTGATTCGGTTGCAAACATCTTCAAGTCCATCAATGGCTCCCAACCATTGACTGACTGGTAATGCCCTTTTTTGTCTAGCATCTTTTTTTGTATAACTCCATCGTCCTGGAGTAGCCTTGGTTGCCAAGCCGCTTCTAACCTGTCTGGCTTTTACAAAGAATCTACGAGCTTTTTCCAATGGATCAATGGCTTCTTCCATACAAGCGATTCTGAATTCTTCTCGACTATACGGAGTAAGGTCCAATAGACCGACCAATTCTTTTTGATTCAATCTAAGAACTTCAAAGAAGTTCACCACATCATTGTGAATGTCATTGTAAACTTCTACATCACTTGGAGCTTTATTCAAAAGCACTGCTGCCGATCCGCCGAACGATTCCACATACACTTTATGTGGAGTTGAATCCACTAATGGAACAAGCCAATTGAGATGACAGGTTTTTCCGCCATACCAAGAAAAAGCACTGATTTCATTTTTGCGTCTTCTCATGTATATAATAAACAACTTTTTTTAGAATGGTTGAAAAATAAAGGCGTATATAGGATCAAAGAGCGAATAAATCACCAAATGAAATAAAGAGTCACCCCATCATGGGTCCAAGCAAATCGCCCCATTTAGAAATTAGCTTTTCTTCCCAATCCTTCTTTTCTTGAAGACCTTCGGCAAGAATAGCCTGACCATCTAATTGAACGCCGCCACCAGGACCGGGAGGGTTAGCAATACGACTGCGAATGCGACCCAAAACGATCTTAGCGAATGCTAAAGACCCTTCCTGCATTGCCTGTGTCACCATTCGGAAATCTGGGCGGCGTTGTAAATACCGCACAGCGACAGGATAACTGCGATAAGGGATTGGATATAGCTTAATGTGGTTGTACCCACCTAGAAACTCCCATCCACCTTGCTGACTTGAGATTCTGTTGTACATATCTTCATATTGTTTGTATAAAACCCAATCGGACATATTGCCCCAAACTGGCTGTTGAGGGTTAATGCCACCGGCAATTGAGCCATAGGCTCCACCACCCATATAATCCAGAGGAATTACGCCACCCAAATCGGAAGCTGAAAAAGCATAATTGGCTGTTTCTTTATAGGAAATTTGTCTAATAAAGCCCACATCAGGTGGCATTTGATAAACGCTCTGTCCTGGTACTGTATAAAAAGTATGGTATTGAAAATATTCCATTGGGGCATAATCTTCAAAGATTTGCAGGGCGAAATCAATGCAGTTTTCGATCTGTTGATCGTCCAATTCGAGCGGCAAAACTGGTGCGCCGAGCATAGTCAGGACATATTCTTTAATTTGTCCACGCACTTTTTCTCTATTTCTGCGTGGGCCGATCTTATCTAAAGGATCGGTAGGGCCTAAATCTCCGCAGCCCTGTCCACAAGAAAGCTGTGAGAATTGGTCCTTAGTCGGTCGTGGGACAAAAAGCATATTGTTCATCATGGTGATATATAGGAAGAGTACAAATGAAACTCGTAAAGGCAGGATTATGGCTGTAATCACAAAATCGTTCCGTGACTTCTTCACTAAGAGTTTTACTGAAGAAAAGGCATACAGAGACTTTGGCACACGACATTTCAAACTTTTATATGAAATGGCCCAGCGATTTCACAAACTAAACGCAATGCCAGCAAACATTGATGACGACGACCTAGAATTTCTGGGACAGTTCCCTCACGACTATTGGATCAAAGCCAAACAAGCTCGCTATCAAATGTTTTTTGATGCTGTGAAGGGTCTTCACAAGAAAAGACATGAAGAACACGGACAGCCAAAACTCAAACAAGCCATTATCACTGCCATCGAAACTGGCGAGTATGGACATCTTCAGGGAGTCATTCCTGATCGGAACATCAACCAATTGAAGAGGGTAGGAACTACCCTAAGTGCCAAAGAACGTGCCGATGAAGCCGAAAAGCTCTCGCACGATCATGTGAAAGACAAAACGCCTCACATTGATGAACCACAAGGAGAAATTCCATTCACACTCAAGGGATCAAGCGACAAGACAGCCACAAGAAAACCTGTGACGTTTATGGCAAAGCCATTTCTTAATCGACTCTATCACAAATTGGAAACAACTCCTGGCAATCCTTTTCACCCGGAGTCTGGGCTAAATGGGACGGGCAAGTATGGCCTTGATATGGCTGAACCTATGGATTCAAGAACCATTAAATCGCACGACGAAGATGGTGACGAAACTGAAGTCACTTACCCGAATTCTACAGCAGGCATGAAGTTTCCTACGGACTCTCAAATCCGTGACAGAATGATTGATTATTTTAATCTTAATGCCCACCGGATGTTCGGTAACTTGCCAGAAGACGCTGAATGGAAGCCCGTTCCTGGAATGCAGGACACTTGGTCTGTAGGGTATGTCAGACAAGAGCTTCAAAAAAGAATTGAAGCTCAACTGCGAGTCAGCGGCAAAAAATACGAAAAAGAAAGTGAAATGAGAAAAGAAGCCGCCGACTTAGTAAAACAGCACATCGTGAAAATGGCTGAATCTGGTCAATTAAAAGGACCGCCGATTCCTGGTCAATTTCCAGATGGCATTCCAATTAAAATTGAGGGCGGCAAACTTGTGAATCCTCCATTGTATCTTCCGTATCAAATTAAAGATATTAAGATGCGAGATGAAAATGGTGGCGTCAAAGTAGTACAAAAAGCCGTTCCTGTGGTAAAGCCTGCTCACTTCTTCCGTGAACTCGGAAGTGATGAATCAGATTATGAACACGAATTAGGTGATGATGGTCAGCCAACCGACAAAAGAAAGTATGATCCAACTACCGGAGAGCCGGTTTATCGGGTTCCTCAAGAAAAATTGAGGGGACACGAAAGACAATTCGTTCATGTTGGAGATGAAGAGTTTCAAAAGAAAAAACATCGAGCCGCTGGCGCTATTGATTTCAATAGCGAAACAGAACAGGTTATGCACATAACAAAAGGCGATCCTGGTTGGCAAGAAGCCTGGGAAAAGGCTTTTGGAGATCAACAAAAAGTTGAGATTGATCGTCGTGGTAATGCTACACCTTCAAATAGCGAATCTGGATTCTACGAAGACATCATCGCTGGCATAAATCAATGTTTTAAGAGTAGTCATTGTGGTGGAGCTACGCATCATGAACTTGAAATGTTGAAAAACAACATTGAAGACTTCCATCAAATAGTTGTAATTAAAATGCTCAATAGCATGGGCGACCCAAATTTGTACACAAGCTCAGGACGCAAAGCCTTTGCTTACAACAAGGTTTCTTCAATTATGCAGAAAGACCTTGGAAGTGGTGGTGGAACTCGTCGAAAAAGAAACTTGACACAAACTAGCAGAAACACAAGTTTCAGTGCTGGTGGCGAAAAAAATATTGAAGACGATTTAATGGGCCAACTCGCTGGTGGTACGGGTAAAATCCGTGGCAGCAAAAAGCGTGGGAAGGGAGATCGCCAATTCGACACATCGGGAATGAACACTCCTTACAATTTGACAAACATGAGAGAAGCCTTGATGCAAATGCAAAAGGATGCTCAAGAGGCCGATTCCACAAGCGATGAAGCAAAGAAATTAAGTCAAAGACAAAGGGGAACAGAAATCATCAATATGCTTCGGGATGGCATAAAAAAACAAATTGATTTCAAAATGTATTTAACAGATACATTGATTGGATTGTACCAACAAGGAGGAATGGGTAAAGGCGAAGCAGAACAAGCAGCCCAAGCTCAAATGAAAAGTTGGCAGGACGAAGATGGACATAACTCATCTGAGACGTTGATGGCAGCATTTCAAAACCACCCACTTGTTCAAAGTGCAATTGGCGCAGCCGGTGAGGATAAAAAACAAGACGGTCAAGTACAACCAACCGACAAAGAGGACAACGCCAACGAACAAGAGGCCATGCGATTCTTGCAATCGACATTTGATAAAATGCAGAGTGCAGGTTTTGATGAAGACGACATCAAAGATAAACTATTGGCAAAACCTGGAGAAAAATACAGTATATTTGTCAAGCAATTGGTCGCACAACAATTTGGCGGCATAAACGATAAAACTACTAAGTTGTTGGATCGTGTACAAGGTGAAATCAACAGACGCTTTAAGCTACCATCACCAGCGGCAGCACAAGCGGCCAGAGTTGTCACGACTCCACAAAGCAATGAACTAGCTAAGAAAAAACTAGGACAAACGCCAGAAGCAGAAGCGAAGCCAGTTCCAACTGTTGCTCCGACTACAAGAATTCCAACACAACAAGTTCCTATTCCTACTGAAAGTGTAAGTGAATTGTTCGCTAAGAAAAATTGGCTTGGGCTTGCTCACCATCCAGATTATTTGGGAACACACTCTCCAGTATTAGATGCACAAAAATTGAAGTTGCTAAATCACTTCAAAACAAACAAGGATAAGTACCAGCAGAATGAGATTGAATCTGCTATTGCGAACCTTGAAAGATCAATAAGGAGAGGTTAATGGCAAGTTGGATGGACTACATGAGTAATCCCCGTGGGCATTACTTGAAAAAGACAATGTTTGAAGTGTTACAAGAAAGATATGCACAGAATGAGCAGATTATCGAAAGAATGGGAGTGACCCTCCTTACAGAAAGTGATCTCACTGCGTTCATGAAAATGGTCGCTGACATTTATGAAATGGCTTACCTGAAAGCCGTCAGTGACCACAAAGAACAACTTCAAAAGGCGGGGTTGGTTGCAAGGGTTGTCTCGCCAGGAAGATCATAGATCAAAAGAAGGCTGGTGATCTGAAGGTGTTGCCGATAAGACCCAGCCTCCTCCTTTTTGTTGTTTTCCCTGAACTCTCCACCATCTTTTGTATCCTTGTTTTGGAAACAAAATAGAGCCAGCATTGATTGCGTCGGTGTCTGTCCAGATTTCAATAAACAAATCTTGTTGGTTGAGAATCACTCCTTCAAAAGAAATGGGCTTTCCGTATTGAACGGTAGTATAAGAATCGCCATAAAGTGAATCTTTTCTGTTTCTCAATACGGCTGGCAAGCAATGAATGAAAGTTTTTTCGATTCCACTATCTGTGGATGCTCGAAGTTCTTCTCGCTGAAGATCAGGTTGAACAACTGGTTTTCTTTCAACCACTTGTGGCTGAGATTCTGATTTGACTTCAGAAACCTTAATGTCGGCCTTGGCTTTATCTAAAGCAGACAAAAAAGTCTCTCGGACATCAAAATCGGATGCCAAAGGGGTAACTTGATTAGTATCTTTGGCTGTTTCGCCATCCCACTGCATATTGTGGACCTTGAAGCCTTCCCATATTTCTTGGGTCTTCATTACTGGATTTGGTCCAGCGAGACGATAGACGCTTCCATCTTTATTTTTCAATGTCATTGAATATTCAGCCCCTTTATGTTTATATAGATTGAAGACAAAAACAAAATAAAAGGATGAATTATGTCGCTAGTGGTTCCAAATATTTCCAATGTTCTCATGCTTCAATACATTGTGAACATGATTGGGCAAGACGGTGCCGCCGCTCCTGCGGGTGGTCAACGTCTGCTTCGTCTTTTTACAAACAATCTAACACCCGGTAAGTCAACCGTAATTGCAGATGTTACTGAAGCAACGGCACCTGGTTATGTGCCATACACAATGGTAGGAAGCAGTTGGACAACAACATCAAATTTGGGAGTGAATTCCGCAGTTTACAGTGAACAAACTTTCGCATTTACGACAGGTGTGACCATTTACGGCTACTACGTTACTACAATTGAAGGTACACCTAGATTATTGTGGGTGGAAAGATTTTCCACGGCTCCGTACACTTTGCCAGCAGGCGGTGGCGAGATCGCAATATCCCCACGTTTTACATTAAATTGATTTATATTGACACTTTGACTACTGAATGGCGAGAGAGCAATCTCTCGCCATTTTTAATTGTGGATAATTATTTTTCATCCACATCTTCCCTGTTTGAATTTGCTAAAGATAACTTTAGCTTCGTTTCCGCATTGGCAACGAAAAACAACAGGAATTCTATCATTGCTATATGGGCAAAGTAATTCGCATCCATTTTCAATCATGAAAAGAGCAACTTCTTCATTGGTTCTTTTTTTCATTGTTCCTCCACCATACATACAGCATGACTCTTAAAAATTTGAACGGGACACCGTATCAACTTCGTGGAAGCGTGCAAATGTACGATCCAAATGATCGCACGCATGATTTATTTAACCTGTGGGATCAAGAGGCGATCCAACGGGGCGGATCGCCTCTTTACTATTACGAAGTGGTTATTACCCCAAACATGATTGATCCGGTGTATTTGGAAGCTCGTGGAAAACTGTTTTCAAACAATCCTGTTCAATTATGGTGCAATTACGAGCCGATTCCGTCACAAAACCTAATCAATCAGTTTGGCATTGATGCTCCAGATGAAATGAAATTCGAGCTTAACTACCGATCTGTATTACAGAGCATTGGACATCCACCTAAAATTGGATCAAGGTTGTTTACGCCACACCTTAGAGAGAATTGGGTTATTGTTCAAAGAAACCTGGGCGAATTCAAATTATGGGGCGCACTCCGTATTGAATTGATTTGCCAACGATTCCAGGAAGACGTGGTTACAGGCGAAGGCAAAGTAACACAAAAACAACCAGATTTGAAAATCAAAATCGTTTAATCGAGGATACCACAATGAAATCGTTTTATCAGTTCTATCAGAAAATGTTAAAAGAAGCTGCTCCGGGTCAACCTGCTCCGGGTCAACCTGCTCCGGGTCAACCTGCTCCGGGTCAACCTGCTCCGGGTCAACCTGCTCCGGGTCAACC